AACCGCATAAGGCAAACATTGTCCCGTCCTCAAGCCACAATGCAATTTCGCCGTAGGTAAACGGGCCAGCGCTTGTCGGTAGCTTGCAAACAATTAGTTTCGATAGCGACGTGAGCGTTTTGAAAGAGCTAGGCTTATCCGTGAAAAGCGTATCGCCCTGCATTTCAGTCATGTCATCAGTCGGCGTATAACCGAAACCTGAGCCAATCGTGAATTGCGTGATTTTAATTTTTGCGCCCTGTGCCTCCGCCTGCAAAGCGGCGTTCAAGCCCGCGCGAGTAATCAGAAAATCAGCATTAGCCGCCATTCTGTGATCCTTACAAAAAAGCCGCGTCGAAACGCGGCCTTAATTTTTACGCAACAGCGTTTTCCGTCTGCTTAATATCATCAAGGAACTCTTGCATATAAGCGGGATCATACGCAAACAATTCCTTGTAGTAGTCTTCAGCATCAGCCCAGGAACCGTCCTGTGTGTTAGCCTCGACCTGCTTCTTTACGGCCTTAGCCATAAGCGGGTCGATTTTCACCTGATGCGCATTGATGATTGTTGCAACAGGCGTCACAACGGTATTACGGTTGGACATTGCCACAAGCTTTACATTCTTAGAATTAGCAGAAAGAACAAAGCCGTGATCCACGTCGCCGAACTCATTCACGAACGTAACGAATTCAAACTTTTGCGGTTGCACCGAAGCGGTAACAGCGGCGGTGACAGACGAAACGGGGTGAGAATTAGCGGTAGCTAGATTCACCAACTCGGACAGGTCTTCGTTACCGTGACGTGCAAGGTACGTAGTAGCCTTGCCTTTCTTCACTTCCCAAAGCGAGCGGTCTTCATTGCTCATAAGAATGTTTGAAGAAAGCACACGGTAATTTGCCTTGATTTCGCTTTCGGTTGAGATTCGCACTTCACGATTCGCACGAACATAACCGACGGCGAGATACTTGCCAACTTCAGGCAAGTCAAGGCGACGGAAAGAGGATTCAACAATTGAGCCGAAGCCGTTTAGCTGTTTAGCGACGGCAAGCTTGATCTTTTCAGGCGTCACTTGTCCAACGCATGAAATAATCACGCGGCTCAAATTCGGTGTAATTGTACGGGCGGCTACAATGGAAACGGAGTCAGTAGAGACGCCCTTGAGATTCAGATTAAACATTTATTTTATTCGCCCTTGTAGTCGTATGCAAATGTGACTTCAGGCTTAACATAGTCATTGCCTGAGCCGTCGTAACTAATATCTGCAACTTCCTGCGGCCATACGCCATACAGATTTTCTTCGAAAACCGTATTGCCTGGATCATCGTAGGCGGTAAGCACGCAAGGCACCTTGTAAACAGTCGAACTCACACCCGTGTTGTTCGTCCAAGATAGAGCAAGCGTGCACCATTGCTTGAACAACTGATACGTGGTATAATCAACGTTTTCAACAAAAGTTACGGTAAATTGATTCGAGTAAGAACGGCGGCCACGGAAACGTAGCTTAATGCCGTGCGCTTCAACATCGACAGGCTCAAACGTAACGCCAGGTAACGCTACAGATTGACAGCGAACGCGAAGCATTGAGGTCGATCCGCTAACCCCTGTTGGCAGACGTTCGAAAATTAAATCATAATTCCACGTCTGCGCAGGGTCGATGATCGAGCCTTGAAAATCATTCAGACTAGATCTTGCCATTTAAAACCTTCAATGCGGTTTAGTGTTGATCCTCAACAACAATATTTACGGAAATTGACACGTCACCTTGATCAATACCCGTGCCAAGATACGTAGCTGTTACGCACAGATCAACGTCAAGATAATTGTATTGGAAACCGCCGCGATAAAAGTCAACTGTAACGGCTCCACTACCCTCCGTGTACTTGTCAACAGCAACACGCTTAACGCGCTGTAGCTTTTCAAAATTCGTACCGCCAACTGCATCAGCAAACTTAGCCATTACGCCGTCAAGCTTGGAGATAATGCTTTTTGTTGCACGGGCAACAGTCGTAAAGGAATGCGCATGGCCTGATGCGGGCGTTTTAATTCCCTGATAGGCATAGGAATTAATCACACGAGGAATTGCTACAATGTAATACTCGCGTAGTGTTTGAATAAATTCAATGCTGTTAAAATCGTCAGCATTGCGTGTAATAACATCCATTATTTTGCCTTTATCCTTACGGTGCGTCGCTAATTATGAGACTTACGGAAATAACCCCTTCACATTGCTCATAAGGAAATTTTGTGTAATTTTTTGCGAGAAACAGCATTGTTAATCCTTAGAGCTGTGCTTCAACTTCGTCAAACGACGCGCCTTGACGCGTAATAACGACTTGGAGCTGAATTTCGTGAATCGGAATTGTCGGCGTAATCATAACAACTACGCGGCAAATACCTGCATCACGCTCGGTGTCGGTTGTCTTAATGCGAACGTCGTAAGCGGAAATTGCACGTTCCTGTTGCAATTGCTTCAGATAGTCAGAGCAACAAGATTTAATTGCGCGTTCGGTTGCTTCGTCGTTCGGTTCCTGAAGCTGATAAATCAGATAATTATACAGCGAAACCTTAATAACGTTTACAATACGACGCACGCACAGCCAAGACAATGCAGACTGCTTCGCTTGAAGCGTTAGCTGTTCCCACAATGCAATACCTGCACCCGTAAATGTACGCGTGTAGTTCACCTGCGCCTTATACATATTAGATGCTTGAGCATCATCATACGTGTAGCGGGTATTCAACACGGAAATCAAACCGCGATTCAGACCTGCGGGCGAGTACGACGGATTCGCAACGCTATCTGTGTAAGCGCACAAAGATGCGGCCCAACCTGAGAACGGAATATACAGGTTACGGCCATTAATATTGTCCGCCTCATAAACGTCAGGGCAGAACAAAGCGGCGTAACTTGTGTTCGCATTCAGCGTCAAATTACGATAATCAATTGCGGCTTGCCAAGTCTGATTTGCAGACGGTACGTCAAGCAACGCAACGGTATCCCCGCGATTTTCAGCCAATTCAATCATTGCCTGTTGAACGGTCGGATTAGAATAACCGCCGTTAATGAGCATATTGATCGAGTACAACTGGCGATTCGAGAAGTTATTCCAAGCTTGAGCAATATCAAACGAAGTCGGAGCCGTGCCTGAATCGCCGCCGCCCATACGAGTGGCGTCAATGTTCGGCATTACAGGATATTCGTCCTCGGCGAACGCAAGCATATTTGATACGACTTGCACGTACTTGGAATAAGGATTAATGCGCTCCGTCAATTCAGAGGCATAACCTGAATCATCGGTTGCGTCACCAAGCGTGCATTGGAAGGATTCAACAGGCGTAGACGTGTTGTAATCCATATCGTAGATATTTACGGTAAACGGTGCGGTTGCGCCGCCCTGCAAATCTGAATAGCTCAAAACAGGGCTGACAGATTCGTCAGGAATCAAATCGCCCGTATCCGTAAACGACGTGCTAGACGCGCCCAATTCTTCAATCAGGCCGAAACCGTCAGCCATACGGCCATACACACGATAGCCGATTGCAAGCGGGTCAGCTTCCCAACTAAGGGTTACAGCATTCTGATCCGAGCCTGCGGCAATTACGACATCAACGGTGTTACTTGCTAGACTTTCAACATTGCCCTCGCCAATCTTAGATACCATGTAAGAGTAACTAGCGGCGGGCAAATTGCCGTCACGCGAGCTTGTTTTTACCTGAATTTCACCGTTTTCAAAAGCGGAAATATTCGCACTTTCGATACCGATTGCATAGCGGTCGCCATACGAGCCAGGCCCCTTGTTCGGATAGAACACAGCCATCGGCTTAATCGAGTCACCGAAAGTACTCCAATCAATATTATCGGGGTCGGCAATACCGCTCACCGTCTTTAACTTGACTTGTTCACCGTCAAGATAAAGCAACACAGCGGACGTTTTATAGTCCTCACCGAGAGCACGCACAGCCCACAAATCATTGCCGTTCTTGAAGAAGTCAATCGCGCAATAATGCGTGTAGCTCACCTTCGGGTCGGGATTGCCGTACTCAACTAGAAAAGCGTCGCCGTTCGTAAAATGCTTCGGGGTAGCAGAGCCTTGCTTCGAAACAACGACAATTGCGGCCACAGACGAACTAGCGCTTGTAATAATCTGAGACAGATCAATCTCTTCAACGCGAACGTCTGACGCTCTTTGAACTAAAATCGACATCAGTTTTCCTTTTGCACTACAATCAACGTGTTAGGATTACGCGCCAAGTAATTTTGTGCAACGCTAAAATCACGCGGGAGCGTCACGGTAGCTTTCGGCTGAAGCATAATTTGCGTCTTTACGCGTGTGCGCAAATTGATAATATCTACCGACCGTGCGACTGTAGTACGATTTTTAACGACTACTTTCATTTTTTAATATTCCAGTAATAATCTTTTATTTCGGGCTTAACCATCGTATTATCACCAATATACGTTGCAGTTTTAATCTTGGTGAGTACGGGTCGAGTCACTTGCGCGGGTTCACTCATATAACCTAAGACAGTAAATGTACTTTCCACGGCATACACGGGCATTGCATCCATTTCGGAGGGTTGCGTCGGATGATTTACCGACTCGCTTAATTCAATGTGACACGCTAATTTTGTATTGCCGTAATTTACATTGAATTTCAAATAGCCCAAACGCCGTGCAAAAAGCCAACGGCGCATGAAAAATAACACCGAGTCTGTACCAGCGTCACGATTCGTGTAGTAAGTCGCCTGCATCTCAAAGCGCGTATAAAGGAGACGCACGCTAGAACGTACATTGTAAGACTCTTGATTAACCCAGATACCCTTGCGTGCCAAAACCCCGTTGTTGTACATATCATCAATTGACTGCACACCTACAAGGTTGTGAAACAAATACGGGAATTTAACCTGCTTTTTTCGGATTTTTTCAAATTCGAGAGTCTTATTTTCAGCGTCGCTGTATTGCACGTAGCAATTAAAGCATTGGCTTAATCGCTGTGAAACCCCGTCAAAAATAAAATTTTCAATAGGTACTAGGGTTTGCTGATCCATATAGCAAAAAGGGGAGCATATAGCTCCCCTTGCAGAGTCGATTTAATTAACGACGGCGTGCGGACGGCAGGCGACGGGCACGAAGCTTACGTGCGCGGGAGAGAACACCTGCGACGCTAGAATCAACTTCGTCAGCGTCCTTCTTTTCGTCGGACTTGTCATCGTCGCTATCGTCATCGGCCATCAGCGGATCATCAACGTCAACGATTTCGTCAGCGGTAAGGTCGAGGTCGTCAACTACAACGTCATCGAGTTCTGCACGAATGGCGCGACGGCGCTTTGCGCTTGCCGCAACAGTCGCTTCAGCCTTTTGGTTGGAAGCGGAAATAATGCGGATAGCTTCAACGGCGTCGGTAGACTTAGCGGCGGCAGACAGGAAAGACTGAGCCTTGCGAGCATAGAAAGCACGCAGAGATTGAGTCTTAGCGGCGCGAGCCTTGCGGCCAGCGCTCACAGCCTGAGCCATCAGCGTAAGTGTAGAGTTAGGTTTACGCATTTTGTTTAATCCCCTTTTAATTAGATGCGAATGCCCTTAGCAACGGAGCGAGCATTTGCAACGCACATAGCGATTGTTTCCTGAAGCACCCAACCACGGCCTGCAACACGTTCGGTTGTGATGTCAGTCGGCGTGGAGGTAATGCCGCCACGGTCGCAATAAGCACCGTGATTGATTTCGTCGGAAATCACATAGAATTCACCTGCGCCGAGCACCTTGTGTTCGGGGAAGCGATAGGCGTCAGACGTAATAGTCATGCCATACAGCGTAGCGAGCTGGCCAGTCAGGAGGAGTTCGTGACGGGCAACAGGATCAACAGCCGTATAGAATTCGCTGTTACCGATAATATCGGAATACAGGTCGGTAGCCATCAGGCAGTGAGCGGGCTTCAGGCCCCAACGCATAACCTTCTGAGCAACCTGAGAAAGCGTAAACGGTGTGAGCTGTCCAGTCAGCACGCTCATTTCGTTTTCAACGTTGGAGAGGTGCTGTACCTGATTATACCACATACGGTCTTCGCTAACCATAAGGGCTTCTACAGCTTCGTTGTACTTTTCAGCGAGTACGTCGCCTGCGCTCTGATTGAGTTCATTCTGCGTCACGAACGGACGAGCAATGATCTGCAATTCAGGCGGTGTGTACCAGTTATCAATCATAATCTGAGTACGCACCTTGGTCGGGCCAGTAGCCATAACACCGACTACATTCTTTTGGCGGACAGGGAAACGCGGAATAGAGCCTTGTTCCACAGTCTGCTTGGCGAGGTACTTACGCATGAAACCGCTACGGTTTGCAGTCACGTAAAGCGAATCGGCAATACGTTCGCCGAGCACCTTCTGAGTCTGACGGCTTTCGTCGTTAAACATAGCGACGAGTTCTTGACGGCTGGCTTCAATGCGCTTTGCACGAGCTTCAGTAGTTATTACGTCGCCATCGGCGGCGAGTTCACCGCGAGAAGCGGCCTGAAGGAATTTGAGCTGACGTTCAAGAAGATCCTTCTTCGAGGAAGCGTTCAGTTCGCCGTTAGCGCCAACCATGCGGCTGGCTTCGCCAGGCATCTTATATTCAGAAGCGGCAACAGCGGGGCGGCGGGTTGCGCTAATCTTGATTTTCTTTGTGGTCATTTTAAATCATTCTCCAAAATTAAGCGGCGCTAAACTTGACACCAAGGAACGGATACATAGAGGTCGGGGTAGCGACAACGTAAGCCTTAATAGCTGTACCCTTACCTGTTTGATCGGTTAGCATACCGTTGGCCGCAAGCTTAATTTCGGTAGCCGCCGCCCAATTCTTAGAGGTATCAAAGCAATTCGTGTAAATCGTACCGCGAGAGCAAAGGCCGATCTGTCCAACGATAACACCAGAAGCGCCGCCAGGCTGAACGTCGCCCATACGGGACTTGGCTTCAACAACGCTCATAGCGTACTTGTAAGTAACGCGGACTTCAAGACCTTCAGTCAGGTTTTCGTTGGAAATCGTAGCACCGTCAACGGTGGTTTCACCCTCAATAACAGCACCCGTAGCAACGTTAACGATACCCACAACGTCACCAGAAAGCGGTTCACGCTGAAGAATCAGAGAGCCTGCGGTAGCGACTGTGAGTTCTTCAACACCAACAAAATAGTTTTCAAGGAAAAGCGTAGCGCTCACACGCTGTACGGCAAAACCTGCAAAAACTTCACCTGCGGTGCCAGCGGATTCCTTCAGACCTTCGGGCGTAGCAACCAGGGCTTGGCCTTCAGCGGTGATGTGCGCGGCGGGGGAAAGCACGGCCTCTTCAGAATCGAAGAGAGCGCAATTCGGCATATAAAGCATTTATTTTATCCTTAAACTTTTAAATGTAGCTTGCGAAAGGCAAACTTGTTTCAGTATCAATTACGCGACGTGTAACGGAAGCCTTAAGCGGGCGGCGCAATGCGGCCTCAACGGAATCGGAAACATCTACATTTTCAGTTTCGTCTTCGCCTGCAACAGGATCGCCGTACAGATTAGGGTCGCTCAAAATCTCTTCGTCTTCTTCGGCTTCAACAGTCATGTCAAACTGAGAAGCGAGGCCAAGTCGTGAGTCTTCGGGCAGGTCGGCAATATCGGAAGCGGCCTTAACAAGCGACTTCGCATATTCACTGCCATGTTCGGCAAATGCAGATGCAACAATGCGGGAAGCATTACGAATGCCGAGAGCCTTAAGATTTTCAGTCAGACTTGCACGCAACGTGTTCTTATAATCGGCAAACAGATTGCGATTAATCCCTTCAGCGGCCAGAGCAAAGCATTGATCCATGTTATCAGCACGGACTTTGGCTTCAGCCGCGAGCTGTGCTGTTTTGTTCGCAACTTCCTTAGCAACGGTAGCCGCAACCTGAGCACTAGCCTTCATTTTGACAGAGGCGAGGGTAAAGCCCTGAGCACGCAGACCTGCACGCAAGCCCTTGCATTGAATTTCGCTCAAAGTCGCTTCGTCAAATTCGTCATCAAGATACACGTCAGAAACACCGCAAGCTTCAGCGGCTTCGTCTGTCATTTCAGCAATGACACGTGTACCGTGCATTACAATCTTAGTTGATCCGCAAACGGCGAAAGCAACGTCGTCAATATCGTCGTCAATAGCGTCAAGATCGACAATAGCGAATTCTGCATTAACCTCAAGACCTTTATCGGCCTCCTGATTATTTTGCAGTTCAACAGCCTCGTCCTCGGCTTTTACCTTCTTGGCCGCCACTTTTTCAACAGCGGTACCCGTTTTGTCACCTGCGCGTTGAACGTCGGTTGTGTCGTTTTCCTTGTCCTCGGTCTTATCGAGGGCTTCTTCAGTCTCGATTTTCTTTTCAGGCTTAATATCGGACGGCATAACGTCCGTTTCATTTTCAGCCTGCACCAAGTCAAGCGGATCAGCTTCAGTCACTTCAGGATTTTCTTCCTTTTGTTCGTCGGTATCCGCAAGCAAGTCGTCATCGACGGGATCAACAGGAAAATCCACCTCGTCAGGATCAACTAGCAAATCTTCTTCGTCAAGGTCATCAAAACTGACAGGTTCCGCGCTTACTTTCTTTCTGCGGAGTGCAGAAAAAATACGGTGAGTATCACCCGACTTAATTTCGTCAGGGTCAATTAGCAGATCTGCCGGGTGTTGATGATTGAGAAGTTCTGTGTCGTTTTCTTCGAGATACAGCGCATCCAGATTATCGGAGCGCAGAGTCGAAGCCGCTTTTACAGCTTTTCTCATATCAAAAAAATTCCCTCTAAAATAACAGTAGTTAATTCAACTACTAAAATAAAATTACAATTTGCTTATTTTTGCAAAATCGTATCCGACAGGGCAGGTGCCCATGCAGGGTCGGCTACAACGGACGTTTCAATTGGATCTAATCCGTGTGCATTTAAAAATGCAATTTCGATATTTCCCTCGCCGTCAACAACAGGATAAAAATTAACGTCACCTGTTGAATTAGCGGGAATATGCGAGCATCCGTGAAATTCGTCGTTAATAGCACCGCAAATACTGCAAGTAAAACTCGATGCAAGCGCACCCATTGACACAGTATTTATTTCGCCGTCTGCAAATTTACGAGCAATTTCCTGATTTTTTGTTTTGTCGATTCCGAGTACACCCGTCACCGCCCAGATATTTCCCTGTACGCCCTGAATCTTTGTCAAAGACGTATCGAAAATAATGCCGATAGCATCTTTGGGGTTCTCATTGGAGTGTTCCAGACAAACGGGGCATCCGCACCAGCCCTTATAAACCATGTGCGGGCTAGGTGTTGGGGTGAATTTAATCAACTCACTCAACGGAAACGCAATGCCGTTTCGATTCGGTAAATCGGACGGGCAAATCAGCGTTGTAAAAATCAGGTAATCGTCAATGTTTGGACTAATGCTGTAATTCTGTGCGGCGAACGGTAAAAAAGACAAGTCAATCTGTGATACAATAGACGGATCTTGTTGCTTTAATTTGGTCGCTTGAATTTGCATAATTAACGTGTTACAATGTATAGAATACCTGGCGCACTAAATTTCGCTTTCAACGCGGAAAATGCGGGAATCGGAAACGCTTCAATCGTGTCGGTTTTAACCGTCAGCGTATTGCACCAATGCACAAGCCCTTTTTCATTTGCTTGTTTATCCGTAGCAAAATCGGCAGACTCACATGTAAACGAGACTTCAACGTCGGAGCCTGTAGCCTGAAGGCAACCGCCCTGATCATATTTCAAGCACATAATGCTTGACGCCGACACGTAAAATTCTCCCGCTTCCTGTGCAATCACAGATACGCTACCAACAGCACTATTGCGCTGTTGTTTCCCGATACCCTGCGTTGCGTTCGAATTGCGGTAATATGCGCCGTAGTTACCTCTAAAATTAGTATTCATTAAAAATACCTCAAACCCGTCCTAGTTGACTAAGACGGGTTTTTATTTATTTCAACTTATTAATCAAATTGAGGATTTGATTTTTATTTTCAATGACTATGCGTGACGCCTCTAGCTGTTTCAACGCCTGCATCAAATCCTGCGGATTATCGAAGTAGCGCTCCATTGCGTTTTTGCTATCCTCCCATCCTGTAGTTAAATTCATAACTTCAGGAGCAAGGCCGTACACTTTTTCGCTCGGAATCGTCGCATACACATAGCCGTTAATAAACATAGGCATGATGCGCATAATTCCTGCGGCATTCGTCTTACGCGTTACCCACTGCGTCGGATCGGTTAATTCAAAACGCTTGGTTAGTGCGTTAACCGCCTTTTTCGTCACACGGCCATTAGCAAAATAGCGACTGTCACGCATTACACGGCTAATCGTTTGCCACACGTTGGAGTAGTCAAACGGCTTTTGGAATTTGTAGCCATTCAGCAACAGCGGCTTAAAGAATTGCTTGAGTTCGCGTGCATCATTGATGCGCACACGATGATGCGCAACAGGGAAACGCCAACCGTTATCCTGCAAAATACCAGATGCGAAAATATGCGAATTGAAATCGTAGAAACGCAACCCGATTTTGTTATTGACAAGCGTCACCGCAAGCCCAATTGTCAAATCGGCCTTGATGCGATCCTGATCCTTTTGCTTTTGCGTATCGTCAACAAAGCGGGAATCCGAACGGCGCAACGCCTTAGCCTCTTCAGGGATAATTGCCTTCGGTACGATTACGCCGTTTAGTTGTGTTTCACGCATCAACGCACGCATTACGACCTTAGACGTAACGGCGGAATTGGCAAAAAGGAATACCTGATCGAGGCGCATTTTCACGTAGTAATCACAGTTTACGGGAATAACCGAAACGTGATTCGTGTTAATTTGTCGGATCGAACATTCGCCGTATTCTGTCCAAACGCGCCGCCCCTTCAAATCCGAGCGGATAACTTTATCGTCGGATTCGTCGTTTACTTGTCGGCCTAAATATTCGTCCAAGCGAACTAGGCGCAACAGGTCGGAAACAGGGAAGGTCATATTGGTAGTGTACGGGGCGCACGCCAGCCATTTAGCGTCCTCGGGCACGTTTGCAATGTCAATCGCAACCGTTTTCAATCGCCCGTTTTCGTCAATTTCGTCGGCGTGCTTAGCACGATACAGCTTGTAATCCTCTGCACGCAAATCATGCAAAGCCTTGAGCACTTCCGCATATTCAGACAATTCACCTGCAATATTCGTACCGTCGGCGTCTTTGATGCGGAAACGGTAGGCCGAACGAATATTCTGCAACGTCACGGAAATCGGAGGCACCGTATCAACAGGCAATCCGTCTTTATCAGCCTTGACACCTAGACTCGTATAGCGCGAGTCCTTGTCATTTTCGAATCGGGCAATGCGCACCGTCTTAGACATCAGGCGGGCAATTTTTAACGAATCCGTTGTACCGTCAACAAAAATCCAATCGAAGTAAACGTTTGAGCGTTTTTCTTCGGTGCGGGTTTGCGGGCGCAAAATACGTGCGTCGCCTTGCTCGATTGCCCCAGGCGTCCAAGGATATTCTACACGAATAATGCGTGAGGCGACCTGCAAGTTCAAACCCGTGTTAATCGACGTTTCAACACCAACCATCCACTTGATTGAATCGTCGGTGTTAAAGCGGTGTAACATCTCGGCCTTTTCTTCAGCCTTATACAGCAAACCGCAACCACCTAAACCGTGATTAGCCGCAACCTCATAAATCGTCGATGCCGACATCAAGTTTTCGACAAAGACGATAACCTTGCCAGGAATATTCGAGTCCAAGTGACGCTTGATTAATTCGCAACACTTTTTCGCTTTTGCCGATTCACCGATTTCGCCCTTAATGCCTGTTTCAGCTTCAGGCGCAACAAGGAAGCGTTCAACACGTTGCAAGTACGGCTGAATTTGTGCGCACAAGGAATCCTCAAGGTCGGCGATTTCGTCAATGTTAGCGTCCGCCTGCTTTTTCATATCATTCAGGCGATCCATTGCACGTTTCCATTGATCCGACTTTTGAATTTCGTCAACGGCTTCGGCAATCAGTCCTTCATAAATCGTGCGCTCGTTTTGCGACAAATCCACAGCGTAATATTCAGTAATCGGGTCGGGCAAAAGCGCCGCCCATTCTTCACGCTTGGCCGATGCCAAAACGAGATTTTCCTGAATTGCGTACTTAATTGCACCTTCAGCGCCAGGCTTCATAACGTTGGTTATGCGCCCGTTATCGTCTTTCTGATAGAAACGCTCTTTGTATTCCGTAGTCGTACCGAAAATCGACGGGTCAAGCAAGGCAACCTGCATTGCCATATCGTCAACGGTATTGTATGCAAGCGTACCCGATTCCATGCGCACAACGGAAATTTCGGAAATCAAGGTACGGACTGCACGCGAACGCTGGCTGTTATTTTTCAGCAGGTGCGATTCGTCGCACATACAATAGCCGAAACGGAATTGACGCAAAAATTCAACAACGGGGTAGCGTGTAATTGCACGCGAGCCGTAATTGATTTGATACGCGCTGTAGGAGCATGTATCGTAAGAGCAAACAACAATCGTGTTGCGCGGTGCAACCTCAAACAGCTTTTGCAAGCGTTGATAGCCGTTGCGCTTGATAACGTGAGTCTCAATCGGTATTACGTTAACGCGGCCTTCGGTAATGTAATTAATATCGGTTACGTACTGACTAACCAGGCTGTTTGGGCACAGAATCAAATACGGAGCGTTACGCCCGCTCACGTAATTCGACAAGATGTCATAAATCGTGCAGTAGGTTTTGCCGCCGCCGACACCGATAGGCCACAGCGCAAAGTTCGGCGTGTGACGCATACGATTCAACACGCGCCATTGATGCGGCATTAAGTACGAGCCTTGACGCACCATAGGCAAAGCAGGCGCAGTCCAATGCGGTGCTACGTTTTGATTCAAGGCGGGGCTTGTCAGCATCAACGCTTCGTCCTCGGCCTTACTCGCATTTTCACCGCCGTAATAAACCATTGTCAAATACGTTCCTAAATCGAAAACCGTAGTCGCCAATGAGCGGTTTAGACGTGTGTAGCTTTGCTGAAACAGCAACGTAAATTTATAAATTGTATCGTAGACTTGAGCAAACGCCGAGTTCGAGCAAATATCCCACAGCGTCAACAGGTTGCGGTTAATCCCTGAAGCCTGCAAACCCTGCTCCATATTCAAGCGCAAATAGCGCACGTCAACGCTCAACGTTAAATCCATAACGAGGCGATAAATATTATCGCAAAATTCCTGCGCGTTAACGTGCGTGCGCTTTAAATAATTCAAAGCGTGGGATGCGGTAAATTTACGGCATTGCGTCAAATCCAACACCGCAAGATTGCCAGCTTGCGTGCTGTACGTGAATTTTCCGTTTGCCCAATCTACGAGCACCATCATGTTAGACGGAGCCTTGCCAGGTTGCAAGCGGTAATCGTCTGAGCCTTCAACGGTGCAAGCCTTGTTGTAACCTTCTTCGTAAGCAACAGCATTGTTGCATTCAGACGGCAACCACAGCGGACACCCTAAATACTGTCCGAGCGTGCTTGCGTCACCGTTCAACAGCAAGCCGTATTCATTGCACTTACTGTATTTGACGTGCGACGGATCGAGGGCATTTGCAATGCGACTGATTGAAATCGAGACTTCAGGCGATTTTTTGAAATCGTTTGAGGCCCACGAAACAAACATAGGGTACAGGTCAATCGGGCGCACCAATTCAAACATAGGCTGTTGACACAACGCGCAAGCTTCGTCAGCCTGCACGTGCAGGTGCACCTCAATAAAACCGTCCTTACCATTGAATTCCACGGATTCGAGACAGGCAAAAATTTGCTTTGTCTTTAAATCCTGGCCTTCGCTCAAAGCTTCACCCGAAAGCTTCAATGCTAGATTATCCAACGCCTTGATTTTTACAGCAAGCGAGGATTCAGCATTAATCAAGCGCATAAATGCCTCATTGCCCATATCCTTGCTTAAGGATTCGGGCGTTGCATTTTCGTCAAATTCACCGTCAGGATATTGCTTAACCCAATCGGGGGTTACGTCCGCTTCGACTTCTGTATAATGCCAATCAGCGGAGTTCGTCGCAAAAATGCGCTCAATCAAAAGACGCCATTCGCCCTCCTCTGCACCTTCACGGGTTTCTTTTTGCGTAGCACGAAGGTTGCGGATGTCGATGCGAAACAGTACGTCGTAATGATCATCAAAACGGCGCAACGTGGCCTGAGCATAAAACGGCTTCGGCGCTTTTGAATTAATTTTGTACTTAGTCAAAAGCGGCAACGCTGTACTGAAAAATCGGTACAGGATGCAGGTCATAGCATTAACCTTGCGGTCAAGCTTGCCACGATACAAAGCCATAAACGGAAGGCAATTGATGCGATCCCGTTCGTCTTTGCTCATTGACTGCTTCAGATTAAAGCAGTCATTCGTTACGCCGATAGATTTCATTATGGACTGATCCGTTTAACTAACTTGTACAGTTCGACGATAAAGGATTGCACGTCGGATTCAGACGGTAGGCCGTTGAACTCAAGTACAGGCCAATCCTTTATCACTAAGGATACGTCAAAATTATACACGGATTCAATCCCGTTGTCTAGGGGACGATCAACATAAGACCGTATGGTATAGCCTGAGCCGTTAAACACGCGGTATTCGCCCACGGCCTCCCACGTCTTAGTCAGCTCAAGCCATTCGTTCGGCTCGTACTGACGCCTGGCCGTCACCGTCAGAACAATCTCGGAGTTTGCGCTGTTTACAACGCAGTTCAAATCCTGCGCCCCGCGTAGCCAATCCTTGGCCGCACGGTAGGTAGTAAGTATCTGATTGTAAATGCGGTCGTTGACAGTCTCGGCTGGATCGACGAAAGGATCGTTGTTATTGCTGTAGCAACTGTATAGAAACGAGTCTATAGCAGAAAGCCAATGCTCCTTATGCGTCTGAGTGAATTTGCTTGTCACGTCAACGGCGGTTTTCCACGCTTCAGCAAAGTTCGGCTTAAAGCAAGCGGGCAAGTCGTAGCTAACAGGCTGATGCTCCCAATCTTTCGGCAGAAAATCAGTTACCCGCATTGTACACCTCTAGCTCCTGAATCGACGGATTATCCTCTTCGATGCCGTCAACACGCAACGCGTCCTGATTGCCTAATTTTTCAGGCGGCGTAAAATTATCGCCGTCGTTCATAAGCAAATTGTCGGTTTCAGTTAATGCAGGATTGTAGTCGTTAATTAAAACGCGCTCCGATTCAGTCAAAGCACAAAGCTTCGCACGCTTGTACGCTTGCCCCAAAACTTCAGAGCAAAAATCGGGACAGTCAAAATCCGATACCCCGATGCTTTGTTTTAGCCATTCGACTTGTTGCTGAGTCGGATGCGGATTTATCGACAAAAAATCCTCAATAAATTGCTCAAACATAGCGGTTATGCCTTTTTAACGTTGATTAAAATAAAATTAAAAAACCCGCCATTTTAGGCGGGTTTATTTTTACAACAGGCATTCCAGTTGTCGCTTGCTGATCGGATATTTATATCGAGGATTGCTTTCCTTGCACCATGCACGAATTTGTAATGCGATAGAATTATAAAACGAGCTATCACCGACGTAAGAGAGCACGCGTTCAATCGCGCCACGATAATTTTTGTAGTATAGTTCACGCAACTTTTTCACGTCGTGATACGTTTCAAGGCCGAAACGCTTGCGGAGCATAATTAATTCATTGCGCATTTTATAGCGTTGCAACACGGAGGAAACACGCTCATATTTGCGAATAACGCTCGGAAACGTTTCCCGCTGTCCGAACGGTGCGTATTCACCGATAGGCGGAGTTTCGTTTTCGACGGAAACCACTTCCCCGTAGGCATAGCGTACAGTTTTACGCCAGACAAAGCTTTTATTCGTGTCGGGGTCAAAAACACCGATTCCGTGTACTCGTACTCTGAATTGATGCTTGTCCACTGCCTTTGCGACTCGCGCTTAACTTCGTAATACATAATAAATCCTCACTTGCATTTGAACGAATGACGGTGCGAATCTTGCCATTCGTAAAAACGGATGCCCGTTACGTCCTCCGGCTCGATCGAAAGTTCACCGCCGTAATTGTGGCGATTCGCACGTACAAACTGCAATGCTTCTTTGTAGGTGCGAAATTCGTCTAGCAATTCCATTGCGTAGCCGTCGAAAATATAAACAAGATACATATCCCCTCCTCTTTGCATAATTATAGCAAGGGAGGGAAATAAATGCAAAAAAGCCCGCACACGTAAGTGAACGGGCTTTTTATTAATTCACGTGCAGATTTGTTGCGGCTAAACGAAACTCTGAATCAGAGATAACGTCAAGCAAGTCGCACATAACATAAGTACCTGAAACAAGCTTGTTGTAATAACGACCGTACAGCGTATATTTTTCACGCTTGCTCGCTACGACGGACTCAAGGATACGTGTGCATTCGTCGAATTGACGCTTGTAAACCGGATTGCGTGCAACGTAATTTGCACAGCGGAAATATCCGTTAAGCAGTGACAATTCCTCAAACGACACGCCGTTCTTTGACTGAATCGCAATAATCAGCGAGGATAAACGCACACGTTTACGATGTTCGCGGTCGATCTGTTTCATGGTACTCTCCGTGTCAATTAATCGTCAACGGTTATCGTGTAAACGATTCCCGCGACGGGCAATTCATGCCCGTGCATAGGACGGGCACGCATAAACATTTCCTGGTCTTCCTTGAGTACGTCTTTGCTTTCAAGCAATTCTTTGACGCGCTCAAAAATATAAGCGGAAAATGCTGGGTCAAGCTTACCTGCTTGGCCGAAGAAAGTCAAGGCGTTACTAAGCTTGACAATATCGAGCATGAAGGATTGCTTAAAATGCGTGTAGCTGATCGTGCAAAAACACGATTGCCTTGATTCTTTTCAAAGACTGCGGGAACGACAATCTGCTTTATTCTACCTCAATGGTGAGTTTGAATTTGTTGGAAAAGGAGGTAGGCTCGAAGCCTACAGAAAATTTTGTGTCAATCGGATAGTTGCGATCCAACGCAACCGAAAGATTGGCCTGGAGCTTGTCAAGGAAAATTGACGGCTGATTTTCAAACAGCTCAAGTTCGTGTGCGCTCAATTCAACAGCGCCTACGGCCAGCTTGTCTGAATCCTCATAGGAAAACAGCATACCCTCTTCAGGGTTATCGGGATTGAGATAGGTAAATTCAGCGTTAGCTACAATCTTTTTTGGCAGGCTCATTTTTATAAAATTCCGTGTTGTTTACTAGGTATTTACGAAAAAAGGGCGATTGCCGAAACAATCACCCTTACGTCAACTATGCTGTTGCAGTTTTTGCAGGTCGGCTTGCATGAAATCCCGCTCTTCAAACTTCAACAAAAATTTGTACAAGTCTAGCACGTTCATGTACAAGTAATAAGATTTATCCTTGTAACCGAAAAACCGTGCTACGCCGTCAATGTACTCGAACGCAATCCACAGAAAGCCGTCGTTAGTTTTGAACGGCGTAATTGCATCTGTGGCGGTTGATATAAAACCGTGGATTTGGCCTTCAACGTCGGTTAATCTGAATTCTTTTTTGTGTGACTTAATCAAATGATCTTTAACACACTTGTACTCAAAAATAAGCATAGGTAGTAGCCTTCACCGAGGCGTAAAGAACGACACATGGATTCCCTTCAGGCAACACCCATATTGGTGTGACGAAGCAAATTTTTAATATCCCCGTCAGGGCTACTACCTAAACGGAAAAGCGCAATGCAAACCCGACTATAGTCTGACCAAACACTTTCTATAGAGAACAACCTGCATTGCGCTTTTTAAAGCGGCCTCTTGCGAAGCCGCTTTAAAAATACGGATCTTGAAAATCTGCGCTAGTAGCAACAGACGTTATGACGTATCAAGATCCGCAAATCCCTTTATATGGCAAAGATTAAAAACAAGTCCGAGCTTGGTACGCAGTAACTCGTTTTTAATAGCCAAACAGGGGTAAACGAGGTAAGTGAGACCGTACGCCGTCTCTACGCGCCGCGTTTCCCTCTTGAGAGTCGGTTAAGTGCGGTCTAGTTACTGAGGATGCCTAACCATTTGCTGAAGGTGCGTATTCGGTACACAGGGCGCTTCAGCCCGCTTGTCTGTGCTTTGCTACCGTTTGCCTACTGGCTGTGGTACTTCGGCATTCCCTTGCGGGTGTTCCCACAACTATGTTTAACAGGGCACCTGCTAAACCTTGAACCAATCCTCATTTGGTTAATTCGTATTGTACCACAAATTTTTAATTTGTCAAGTACAAAATTTTTGGCAGGGGCAGTAGGAATCGAACCTGCATACTCGGAGTCAAAGTCCGATGCTTTGCCATTAAGCTATGCCCCAATAATAACTAGGCAGAATCCACTTCGTAGGTGTCACTATAACCGTTTGATGGACTCATGGATTCTCGGAAGGGTTGCGATCCCTTTACGTCAAACCGATTGCCTAGTTACTATAATCGAAACCCGTGTCACACGTGAATGCGCTACGCGTGTATTCCATGCACTTAGCATTCGTGCGCGACACTTGAATCTGCGGATGATTTACTTGTCCATCAATGTAATAGCCAACCCACTGACTACGACCTGCATTTCCGCATTCGACTAAGCGGCGCAGAAAACCGAGAAACGCCTCCATGCAAACACGGGGCATTGTGATTTTCAACGTCACCGTAACTGGCTGAAACGTGTCAGTCGCTTCGAGGTCGTCAACAGGCTTAGCTTTTTTCAAGTCTAAAATATCCATTAGCTACTCCTTTGTCTTTGTAAAGGGCAATCGGAAAATTGCCCTTTAAAAAGAAGACGCTAAAACGTATAGATAAGGCTTCTCAAAAGAGAAAAGATAGTCGCTCTAGCGTCTTTAAAAAAGACTAGTAGCAATTAAAAGGAGTACGCTACTACTAGTCTGTGGACAAGCCAAAGAAAATATGTCTTAGGCTTTCCCACCCATCAAAATTTGCAAACCGCCCTTCGTGAGCAATTGCAACGTGCTCAAACGGCGAGCAATGCCCGCTGTTGTACAACCTACGATACAGCGCCATATCCTCTTTCAAGGTTGGCTCTGTTCTATCGTGTTTTAAGTATGATACACGAGCACAGCGTGCAACGCAACTAGGAGCTACCCTAGTATAAAAATCGTCTTTTTCAAAAGGTGAATCCCAATACGGCGTATGGTACTCGGATTCATTTACAAAACTCGCTTCCCGCGCCTGTTGCATAGCCAATGCAAGATTGCGTATTTCGGGCTTGGCATCAGGAGCTAGGCGAAGTTTAAAAAAGTTTTCCCAGGCAGTCGAAGTAAGAATTACACGAATTCTTAGCCACGGCTCAAGTGCGCGATTCAATACCTGTTTGTGAATATGGAAACGGGAATCCCAATCGCGTACTTTTGATGCAACGTATTGTCCGAGTTCAATCCATTCTTTTTTGAACAGCTCTTTTTGATCGTCAGGAATTTCAGCACCCGCAACCATGCCAGGCTGATTTAATCCGACTGAATCAAAAAAGACGGGATCGTTCTCTACCTCTGCACACGTGACGGCAATCGGTGTAGCGCGACTTGACGAGGCGTTCCTGCTAAACATCCTATGCGTGAGGAGTTCTGAATGTATGTAACGAGGAAAAACTAACTCGTAAGTCGTAATCCGTTTGCCATTACACGTTGTGTCGGCAATAACGGTTGCGGTACTTTGACCACAAACCGTTGTTGTGAGATTTGTTGTGTAGTACATACTCACCCGATAAAGGTATAGCGTGACTGCAGGTCAGCAAACTGCTCCTCTGTGAGCCATTCGTCAATAATCTTGCCGTTGTGCTCAAACTCGTTATACCACTCCAACGGACTACCCTTCGCAAAAACCTTGTGATAGGAGTGCGGATTGCCGTAGTCATCAGCGCCGCCGTTTTCGTCGCAATACGGTTTAACACTATTCGTTCGCAGATAGTCGATCAAAGCCTCACGGCTAGACGCAAGAGCAACAAGATGCTGATTTTCATAGCATCCGCGCATATCGTTAAGGAGCAGTCCATAAACGCAGTACTGCGTGATTGTTCGTGTTTCCATAAACCCCATCCTCATATAAGAGCTATCAGCCAAACGAAACCTAGGATAGCATCGAGGTTTTTGCAGATAAACCTCGCGCCGAGTACCTACTCGCATTTTTCCGCTGTACATTTTACGATCATGCACAGCGGTATCCGCTTTCTATATTTACTACCGCAATCCAAGCTATAAAACGGATAATTCGCTTGGTACGAAGAGAAATGGTGCCGCAAGCCCGACTCGGACGGGCGACCTATTGTTTACAAAACAATTGCTCTACCAACTGAGCTATTGCGGCATTATTCCTATTATAGGTTATGGCATTCGTTAGGTCAAGCTTGAATAGACATTTTGTCTTTGCTTTCTATAGAGGAGGTGATACACGAAAGCCACGCGCCAGGGAGTAAGGTGTGAGAAAGAATGGCGCAGAAGGGGAGCCGTCACGAATGCCATAACCTATAACTTTAAAAAGCGTACCGAACTAGGCGTTTAAAAGTGGTGAGGAGGGGTGCCTTCGCCCGATACGCTTTTTAAAATTCAATCGGCTTTGCTATGCAATTATCTCCGCTGAGTACCGAAACGGCTACCCGATTAAACCTTAAGCTGATTTTTGTACAGAATCAGCGTAACTGCTTCCTTTCCCCATCAAGGAGTTTTTAGTTCGGACGCACGCCTAGGACTCGAACCTAGCTCCTGCTAATAGTGCAGGCGGTGCCAGCCGCGCACGTATTTTTCACTTTCACGTATAACTAGTATTTACGAAAAAGCGCCGCTAGACTTTACGACGACGTTAAATCCTCTGCGGGATTCAAGTCGTTAAACTTGAACGAATCGAAAAACTGATATAATTCCTGATCGTCTTTGATATAACGGTCAAAGTAACCATCATCAATATCATGGAAAACGAGTCGGTATTTATGCGTTGCGGCTCGATCGTTTGTAGCCTGTTCGAACACAAACCAGCGCGTGCCATCATCCGACAAATACCCACACCAATTTTCACCAACGCTAACCGCACCGTGAATTACGTTGGATTTTTGTAGATCACGGATTCGCCAATCGTGATGATAGCGTTTGTACAAATGATCGACGTTCAAGTGTAGCATTATTATCCTTTCGCTGTAAGATTTTTATCAGGGTAAAGCTTACCCTCTTTTGCTTCTTTGATTGTAGGAAACCAACTCGGCAATTGAACGTTAGCCTCACGTTTCCAAGCAATCTTAGAATACGCCCAATTCGTTATACTACCAGCTTCAATATCAACGTCCTTAGCCCACTTGACAATGGCTTCTTTGTCACGTCGCGGCAAATCAGTATCACCCTTTAATGGAATTAAATCTCTCACATTTTCAGGGCAGTCACGCGTAAGCAAATAACGGCAAAGCGTCCGTTTACCCGTAGCCTGTTTAAGCACATGAAAGTGTGGCGGGTTATAATCGTTCGAAAAAATCATTAAGGTAACACCGTATCCTTCAGCATAGGAACAAATCGTGGACATTGCCCCGATTTCGATTTTTTCAGCGGTAGTTAAATGCCGCGTATCAAAGATGCACATAGCTTATCTCCATTAAGATAAATGACAGCCCGTTGTAATGGCAACGTTATCTCACTCAAGCTAACCACGAATGAGCGCTCCCTGTCAAAAGCTTTTCGAGTATTGGTTAGGTACTCTCATTATAAACGAGTGCTGTTGCACACGCAATGTATTTACGAAATTTTTGGTAGGACTGGCGGGACTCGAACCCGCAACATGCCATTATCTATAGCACGCTTTGACAGATTATAAGTCTGCTACTTTACCATTAAGCTACAGTCCTAAGCAAACACGCAGTTTTCAAAAATATTAGGTGCGAAAAAAGAAGGCACAAGCCTTCCTGAAAAGTGCTACTCACGTTAAACCTACAAACTTGTGAGTAGCGTAGCTGAAGTTTTGCAATTAGCAACAGTAGGAAAATTCAGGCGGCATTATTTTATCATCATAACACCGCCCTAGACGGGTACCTCCAAGGTCAACCCGTACCCGTCACACCCCAAGTCTACGCGCTCAAGGAACTCGGTAAGAAAAGCGCGTGCAAGGGTCAATGAAAAGCGCGGACGCAAGCATTAAAGGAGTAGCAAAATATGCAAGCACCGCGCATAGCCTAAAATTAGTCAAAGAAGTAGTAGAATTCGTAGGGCGAATCGTCAGCTACCCGTGTGATTAGTTCGTCACGAATAAAATTAGCATTCGGATGATCCGAGCCTTCGCACGCCTGCTCCAACAGTAGGCAAATAGCAGGCGTGATTTTGAAATAGCAACACGATAGCCGTTTATCCCGAAGTTCGGGATGCCTTGACCTGTAGTAGTCAACAATGGTGTCGTGCAGGAAGTCTGAATAATCTGTGTGGTAAAAATCGACAGATTCAAACGGTGCGGGCAAACGCATAAATTCCGTGTGATCCTGCAACACGTAATCAGGATTGTCATCCTGTTTCGGATACACCTCAATATAGCCGTCGTATCCCATTTTTTCTACTCCTTAAAATTTAGCTTTGACTGCAAGGCGTGACGCTGATCCGCAAAGAATTGACTATCCTCTGCGTGAATCGTGGTAACACGCTCATTTTCTGCGCGTTCAACAAAAGCAACGTAAAAACGGAGCAATGTTGACAAACGCGGTCGCATACCTGAGCGATAGCAAATCACTTTCGCCTTGTCTGTAAAATTGGTAAGTACCTCCATGCGATACAGGCCATAGTACAGACGTACAGGAAAAGCGTAGGTCGATCCACGATACGACACAATTACACGTGAGTAATCCTCGCTGATTTTACACATGCAATTCTTTTGAAGGTGAAGCAACTCACACAGAAAATTATCGTATTCCTCGTTATATGGCATATCAAGCGCTTCTTTCACGCTATGCCAATTTTTGAGTGCAACCGCAATCTCACGCAACATAATTTTCGTACTCCGTTTTTTCTTCCTGAATCGTCTTATACACGTCAAGATAGTGTTCGACTAATTCATAAAACTTTGCCTGTATAGACAGCTTCGGACACTTGTCGGAAAGTAAAATCTGCAACCCGTGGCGCGGATTATTACCGACAAGCACCATCGATAAAAAGTTAAAAGAGCCGAACGATCCGTTATCTACATAAAAGCTGTAGTAGGTATCATCGAGCACGATTGTACAAAATGATGCACCGTAGCAAAAATCGAAACGGATGCGGTCTTTGCTAGTCAGAATTTTCTGATAAAAGTCATCAGCTTCTTTGCTGTGACGAATTGAACGCAACAAGCACAGCGGGTGCGAAAGAATTAGCGATAGCATTTTTGGTACTCTCATTTAGTCGGATTACAGGTAACGCTCTTTAAATTGCTCGAACGTCATCGCCTTGTCTCCAGCTTTTGCAACTTTCGAGCTTGCTTTACCCGTTGCTGAGTATAGCAAAACGTCGGTATGCTTGCCAAAAGAAACAACGCTTCCGCCTAATTGCTCAATCAATTCTTCCTGTTGCTTGTCACGATAACCCGTGAAAGAAACGGCCAAGCCATTCAAGCGATTTTGCTTTACCTTGTTTTCCAACTTGCAAATTGGCTTCGCTAAATATTTACGGTTTTTATTGTAGAACGTTTCAAAGTCCTTAAGCCCGTGTGCAATCAGCGGTGCTAACGACTCACCAATGCCAGGGCTGATGATTGCTGATGCAATATCCGATTCTTTCCACTTCGACAAAGCGAGCAAATCGAATTCCTGTTGTTGCAAGGATTCGAGACGCTTGATGCCGACACCAGGATCGAAAATCGACAAAGCAACCATAAGACGTGCAATCGGCCACGGCGTTTCAACAAGCTTGCGCAAACCGTTGTAAATCGTCTGCCCTTTCTTTCCGCCGAAGTGTGAGAGCAAGCCCTGTTGAATTTTCGGTGAATGACAAGCCTTCAGTAAAATATCTATGGACTTGATGCCGCAATCGTACAATTCATTAAGTGTGCCTTCACGAATTGCGTCAATCTCAAGCGTCGCAAACAGCTTGACAAACATTTGCACGGTTTGCTCTTTACCGCAATTCGTCGCAACAAAATTTACGCCGACCTGTTTGTACTCGCACGTCGGATAAACGATTTGCCCTGCGGATTCAACGTCAACAATTTTCGGAATCACGTCGCCCGAACGACACACGCGCACGATTGAGCCGATACCCAATTTTCGATCGAGCATCCATTGTGCATTGTGAGCCGTGCAATATTGAATTGTTGCACCCGCTAACTGCACGGGCTTGATTTGAATTTTCGGCGTGATTCGGCCAGCGCTTGAGATCTGATAAATCACGTCTACGACTTCCGACTGCACCAACTCTACATTTTCTTTGTAGGCGATAATATCCCGCTTCGGCTTGTCTGCATTTTCGTAAGAATACAGCCAATCGGGGTTTGCAATCACAACGCCGTCAGCCTCGTAGGAACGCTGTTTGACTTGCTCAAGATAATAGGCGTGTTTGCGCGGTCTATCCTCTTTGAAAAATACGGTCTCGAATCCTTGCTTAAACGCAAATTGCAAGCCCTTCAACAGCGGCATACCGTACACACCGAGAACGACTAGACTCACGTCGGCCAACGCATCGTGAAACGCCTTGCGATTCAAAATGCCTGCAACCATGTTACGGGCATTGTCAAATTCAGACTGCCATTTTTCAGCAAAAAAGGTTTTCGACACAATCGCTTCACAGCGGAGTGTCAGTCGCTTTTTGTACGCAATGCTTTGCGGGATCGAAAGCTTCGGCAAAAAATAGGAAATATCCTTGCCGACAGTACCATTGCCGCGCGTGTACAGCGACTTCGGTTTGCCGTTTTCGTATTCAAGCATAACCGAGTTACCGTCAAGCTTTGCCATGTACACCCACGTGTGCCTAGGGTACTTGTCAAACCACGAGTCAATATCCTCGTAGCACTTGTTCAAAGACGGCATAAAAAACGGCAAAGTTACGTCACGTTTGCCGAGTGCTACACCCGTCTTTTGTAGTTCAATCCAATCGGGAGCAACCGCCTTGATTTTGTCCTCAAGCGCATCGAATTTTTGATCGCTCATAATCGGCGTACCGTCGTAGTAAGCTTTTTTAGCTTGCAGGTACAGCTCTTTTGCTTCCTTCAGCTTCATTTGCTACTCCTTGATTGGCTCGGCGTAGTAACCGATAATTTTGTCTGGATTGATTTTGAACGATTCGCCCTTCGGTTGCAACCCGCTTTTTGTCATCTTGGCGACAACGTGTTTGTAGTTTTTGCCGTAACCGTTGCGCTCGATTCTGATAATGTAGGAATACCCTGGCCGCAAGCCTTCAGGACGGCCCTCGATAAATGTACGCTTCATTTTGCTACTCCTTATGAACGTACAATATATTAGCACATATTGGAAAAGGCCACTCCCCTTTAACAGAGCACCTCGCCTGAGTTAGTGTCCCTGCAACTCAATACGCCCCCACGTATATAAAAGCGAAGTGCTCTGTTAAAGAAGAATGGCCGAGTTTTTAAAGGTGACGGCGCAGACTTTTCATTAGTTGTTCGCGCTGTGCCTTTGTGTTAATGCCTAGGTACGAATACACGGAATTGAGATAGGTTTTGTATGCTCGATCAGCAACCGCCGTGTTATCCTCTACACCTAGGTATTTACTAAAATCTTTGTCGAAATCACCGCGTGCCAAGCTAATAAATCGAGCGGCGCGTTTCGGTATTCTTACTTCGAGTTCGCGTAAAGACCGACTCTCGTCAGCGTAGTGACTGCCGTAGGGTTGCGGCGCTTCAACATTTTTCAATGCATCAACACCAACGTGTACGTGCTCGAAAAGTCCGTGACGCAACGGATTCAAGCGGGAATACTTCGGGCTTGTGTACTTGTTGATTATATCCATGCCTGCATTATGAATCGCAGACTTGCACACGTTAATCGCGTACAACTCGGACTCAAAAAACGGATAGCGCTTGTGGAAGGCGTGCAGTGCCGCAATCATCAAGTCAGACTCAAGGTCGTGACGCGGTAGTGCGTAGGACTTCATTAAAAACGCCATCTTTTTTGAGATAAACTTGCCGATATAGGGCCGCAACTCTTCACAGAGATAGTTTTCGTTTTTTGTCAACTCGCACAGCGTCAACGGTCGGCATTTACTAGGAATCTCAAGCGAGGCCGCAATATTCTTCAACAGCGGAACGTCTACATAGTTAATGCCATAGTCAGACGCGCGAATCTTAGTGCTCTTAGTATAGGCGTAAATGTATAGCTTGCAGTTACGGCATACATACCCGTTTTTGGCGTAGTCGCTCACAATGCGTCCCACCTCACGGCGCAATTCGATTTTTGTTATAACGCCGAAGAGGTGATAGAACACAGCGGCCACGTTGCGCTCACTACCTAGAATCTGCGCAAGACTTAACGTCTTTCCCATTGTTACCACCCCGACATTTTGATTGAGTCAGTAACCTTGTCGAAAATATCCTTTTTAACGGACTTGACCTTCGCCTTCCATTCTTTCGGAGCCTGATCAATGGTAGGCGGCTCATACGCATCAAACGACGTAATGCGCTTGACGTAATGGCGGTCGGGATTGTTAATCTTATTTTCGGCCTTCATTTTGGCCTTGCGCTTCTGCCATTCGGTAAAGGAAATAACAGAATCGGGGTTAATCATGGCGATAAAGCCGCGTCCAAGTGTTGCCATGTCGCTAGACCCAGCCAATACCACATAGCCGCGCTGATAACCCAAAACGTATGCGGACAAATAGTCCGAGGCGTACTCACCCTTACCGTTGTGCACCAAGTAAACCTTCGCGCCAAACTGATAGGTTTTCTTTGAATACTTGGCAGAGTTTGTCAGCAAGTGAATCGCAATGCGCTTTTGCTTATTGCTCCATGTATTCATAGTAGAGGCAAGCAAGGCAAACTGTTGTACAGTATTTGCAATGACAGAAACGTCAGGGAAGAAGCATTGCGGGGCAATAGCGTATGCCTTGACGCCTTCCTGCGAACAAGGGTATTTGTGGGAGGGATGCTTGTTCGTCTTAAAATAAAGGCAATCTAGGCACTTGGCCTGAAAACTAAGGGGGTTAGCTTTTTTCATTGGGACACACCTTTGAGAAAATAAGCTGAACGGCCTTGCGATACACGTCTGCCCGATTTGTCACGCCTAATACGGGCTTTAACGCATCGGCCATCCAAGCTTCCTGTTGGCTCACCTTAAACGTTATGATTGTACGTTTATTGCTATCTGAGCTAACAAGGTTACGGCTATTGTAAACCACACCTGCTAAATAGGCAAGTTTACTTCCCTCTTCAGGGTTAGCGCTTATACCAAAAGTATTATATGGGGGGCTACTTAAGGCCAAGCGGTGTAGTTTTGAATGGCAAGACGCACACAGACTCACAACTGGCCCATGCAGGCCGCCGTAAGCACGGGGCACTACATGATGATCCTCGCATGAGGCTTGGCCAGGGGGATCAGCCGTGTTTAAACGCGCCTTGCACACCCAACAATACTCATGGAACCCCGTCTGAAAATCAAACGAGGCCATTGAGTTCGTACCAATTAGCATACACGTCTGCGATTTCAGCCATAGCCTGAGACTCACCTGTAAAGGTCAGGATTTGCTCATTGCCATAGAGAATATCAGAAACGCTTGCCACAAACGTCCGATAATTCGAGCGTAAGGGCGGCATTATATCGACAAGCGACATAAAGGTTAACGGGTACGCATGATAGACGGAACCGTCGGCAATGCGCAACTCGGTTTGCCTTGACAACAGATCCGAGCTTTCTAAGGGCAGAATTAACGACGTACCCTGTAGTGCATCGGAATAGCAATAAGTCAATGTACCGCATCGCGCATGATAAACGGCTTGCGTTTTCAACTCGGACGGGGCGTGTGACTCGTTAAGAATCACGCGCAAGCGGCTGAAGTCCAAGTCAAAAGGGCACGTCGAAAAGACTGAATTCAGATAGTCAAGCGTTTCTGTGGTAGGAAAAACGCACACCTGATTTACTAACATGCAAATCCCCATTCTTTGACGTGAATTGTTGCCAAGCCTTGACGGTTAACTGTCGAAAAGGCTTGACGGAAAAGGCGTGCATCGTGATCTGTCATCAGCCAAAACCAAAACACCGAAGCGCCTGATTCGGGCCGTACCATGCCCCGCTCACAAATATTGTAAAGCTTGAGGCCACGGTCACGCGCAATCGCCTTTATCAAATTGTCACGGTAAGCCGTAACGTCGGTGTGGCCGTTTTTGCTAGCCAGCGTGCGATTAATCCCTAGCACAAGCTGTTTGTGCAATACAGGATAGCCGCTAATGTCTGATGCATCGAACAATTCGGACAAACGAGCGGTGTTTAGTGTCGTACCGATTAGGATAACAGGCGCACGGCATAGCACCCATTCTTTATTTAACGCCTCGGATAAATCTTTGCCTTCTTCACCCGCACGCTTCAACGTGCGTTCGAGATTCGCTAAATCGTCGGCCTCCCAATCCTTCAAGCCCGCTTTGACGTTTTCCATGCGCTTTTTCAATTCAACGTCAAAATCCTGCGCATCCTTGATTGCACGGTCAATCTGTGTAACTTTAATCGGCTTGTCCTGTTTCAGGTAGTCGATAATCGACCACAGCTCATTGTCAAGGCACTTAGCGCTGTACTGTAGGGCACGCGGCTTGCGCGTTTCCTTAAGCTTGTCGGCAATGGCTGAAACAAGGCGGATTGCCTTGTCTTTTTTGTACGTGTTAACCGAACGGATAGCCTTTTTAGCCTTCAGCAATAATTCGGTATACGCTTTAAGGTTGGCCGCCGATTGTTCTAGTTTTGACAGTTTATCATCCATTTCCCTACCCCTTTAAAAAATAAGGGGGCTAGACTTAGCCCCCTTACGGAAAATGGCGAATTAGATCAGCTCGAAAGCGCCCGTATCGGCCTTCTTAGCTTCCTTCTTCGGAGCCGCAGTCTTCTTAGCGGCGGCCTTCGGAGCGGCGGCCTTGGCGACGGGCTTCTTAGCGGCGGCACGCGGGGCCTTCTTAGCCGTAGCAGTAGCGGCGGCGGGCTTACGGCCACGCTTCGGTGCAGTAGCGGCCTTGGTAGCAGGCTTCTTAGCGGCGGCCTTCGGAGCGGCCTTGCCCGTGGCCTTTTCGAGACGTGCGGTCAGCTTTTCGACCTGCTTTTCAAGGCGAGCATTCGCCTTTTCCATCTTAGTAACCTGAGAAACGAGGGTCTTGAGTTCAGTAGCGACTGTCATTTTTCTTTCTTCCTTTCGGGTTTAAAATGTTATTTGACAATCAACTTCTGATTGTCTTTTCTATCGCGTAATATAGCATCCTCTTTTACAAGTGTCAAGAGGGACTGCATCTCTTTTTTCACAGAATTCTTAGGACGCTTCAAATTCGCCTGCAACTCTGCCATACGCTTTTTCTGTGCGGCCAATTTTTGTTTGATTTCAGCCTGATCGAGCTTCGACAATTGACGCACTTTCAGTTCGAGAATGGCTTTTGCCTGTGTTTCGTCAACATCCATGTTGCGTACCATATACGCAACGGCGTCTGAAGAACGCAACGCCTTGAAAATCACGTCAAGTTTAGTTGATGCGTAAAGCAACAGGTTGGAGTAGTCAATCGCCTTTTGCTCACGGGCAATGCGGTAATTGATAACCCGCTTTTCCAGCTCAATGCGGAGCTTGAGCCATTGCACGATAAACTGTCCAACGGATAGCTTCAAAAACTGCGTTTGGTACGTCGTTATGCCATCCTCGGTTTTAGCTACACGGTGAGTGCAGTTAAACTTGTAGTTCGACTTGGCACGGGCAAGCTTGCGGACTTTCTCCACGAAGTCATGGAATTGCACCATGTTGTACGCCTTTTTGCATTCGATAACGAACGTTGTGCTACCCTTTGAATTGTAGCAACGTTGCGTTTCAGGCATAGCACGTACCTTCTGCACAAACTTTTCGGGATTCAGTCCGTTCGGCCATTCGCCAACCGTAATTTGCTTCTTGGCTTCGTCTACCTCAAGCGGGGCTTCAAACTCAACGGACGCTTGTCCCGTTTTCATTAGCTGTAGCCATTGAGCCTTATTCGCTTCGCTGTTGACAAGCCGTCCGCCGTAGTATTGCTTCGGCTTGAGCAACCGAGCTAAGTCTGTAACCTTAAGCTTTTCACCTGATAAAAGACGGGTGAGCACGTCAACTACGGATTCGACAGTAAACGTGGGAATCGAACACGTAATGCCGACACCGATACCTTCAGCCCCGTTAAGAATCAGGAAAGGCAATTTAGCGGGCAGTATGACAGGCTCGGTCGTTGTATCGTCGTAGTTCGGCACCATAGACGTAACCGCTAAATAGTCTGGATCCATAACCGACAAGCCTACTTTTGACAACTTAGCATTGGAATATCTCATGGCGGCCGGTGGGTCAAGCAAAGAACCCCAATTGCCTATGCCCTCAATCAGCGGAACGTTGGAGTTTACCATCGTTACCATCGCTCCGTATGTCCCTACGTCTGAATGCGGCGAGTATGAGCCGATACAATTATGCGAAAGTAAACCGTTTGCATAAAAACGGTGTCGCTGTTCTACCTCAATATCATACACATCGTGCAAGCCGTCCAAGGCGTCAACGCTCAACACCGTAACTAGAATCAACTCACCGCGATAAACCGCCTTTACCCTGTCGCCGACTAACAGGTTGCTCGCTTGAATCTCACGGTCATCAGCACCGTAAAACACCTGATCCGTTGTGCAATCCACGGTACTGAGCGTAGTCGTAATGCGCAACAGCTTTTGTTGGGGAATAACGAACGTCTTTGTAACTAGGCGATAGGGCGTGTCGTTTGCAAAGCGACAGGGGGCATCCGTTAAAACGGCGTGCCCAACCTTGATTGATTCAATCGGGGCTTCGACAAGCGTCTGCCCCTCGCGCTTCAACACCTTAGTGCCAGCCGCAAAACAATGGCCTACAATCTTAGCCGACTTGACCGTTTCTTTTGGATTGAAGGCATGAGCCGACCAAGCAACGCGACGAAATACGGGCTTCAAGCCGTCGTACAATTCGGGCACGGCACGGTCTAGGTTAACTTCAGTCGCATAAGCCGTAATGTTGCGCACGCCAAAATCGGCTAGGCTTTCACTCGTAATTGTCATCGTTCTTTCCTTGTTATTCTGGACGGCCAGGGAAATACATATCTAGGATTTCGCTGATGGTATCCGAGTCGAATTGATCGGAGTTCACGTAAGGACGGGCGGTCAAAATGGCGTGCGCGAAAGACGCCTTTGCCTGTCCGCTCGTATACCACGAAGTAGTGAACGTTTTGCACTCCGCTTCGACGTTCGTAGCCTCATAGTTTTTCCAATAAAACGGGCGGTTGCGAATTTTCGAGTAAAATTGATCTTCGTCAAGGCTTTCGCGCAGACTGCCCGAACGTCCCTTAAACGCCATATCAATTGTACCTGAAGCTTTCTTCAATGGCTGGTTAGGCTCACGGCTAAACGGCGAGGTGTTGTACAGATTGTAGTCACCGCCTGCATCTGCATACGTAATTGAATCCTGTGCAAACAGGTTGCCGAGTTTGAGCAACGTTTCCTTCAGTCCGCCTTTTTGCTTGTAATCGAACACAAAGAAAGAGCGCTCCTTTTGTTCGGTAGAGGTGCCCGCTTCCTTATACACGCCGTCAATGGCAATTACACCATAGCCCGCTTGACGCAACTTCAATCCAAGTAGGCTTGTGTTTTTCAGATTGACTCGCTTTTGCACACGAAACGGCTCAAGCGCTTCAGGATTCGTTTCCATAACCTCTTGGAATTGATCCAAGCCCATATCCTGAATCACCTGTGTACTGTAGGCACGGAAAGCGGAAATAGTACCTGTGTCAACAGTTTCGTTCCAATGAAAAATGCGGTTTACACCCGCGGCTTTGACTTCCATTTAGTCCTCCAATAAATCTGCATTCGCTAGACAATACTTAGGCATGGTATCACACAGAGTTTTCAAGTACCTCAACTCTGTCGGAGTATGCTCACCGTATTCTTTAAAATGGGAGTTAACTGATGCTGAAACAGCCTCATAATTTGTCCAAGTAATGCCCTTGCCACGAATTCGTGTCAATATATCCTCTTCAGAAAAGAATTGGTAAGTGTACTTTTCCAAGATGTGAATAAGTTCGACCTTTTCACTTGTGCTAAGGCTATCTAGGTTTTTACGCTTCAACTCGTTACAACGCAGACGGTCGGCATGATCCTCGGGATTTAGCTTTTGTAAGATACGCTTAATAGAAAAACCGCTAAAGTTAGCAATGCGCTTTCCTGTAGGAACTAATCGCCTACCGCCATGCGTAGGATAAAAAGGCGTAGTCTCATACAAGGAAAAGTCATCGCAAGCGTCGGCATACGTAATAATGTCCTGATCATACTCGTGGCCGAGCTTAATCAGAAAATTTTTCAAGCCGCCGTAATTTTCTTTATCAAAAACAAAGTAGGATTCCTCTTTACGCAAAGATCCGCCTTGCTCCTTATAAATTCCCTGCACCTTAATATAGGAATAGCCGCCCATGTTAATTTTGGCACGCATAGCTAGAGAATTAGACTTGTTTATATCACGCGGCAATAGGAATTTACGCTTTTCAGCAGGTGCCTTTTGCTGTGCGGCGAGAATTCCGTTCTCTAAATACAAAGACTCGTCGTAGGCGCGTTCGGCACTGATCGTACCACAGTCACAAAGCGCCATCCAATACAAAATGCGGTTTACACCTGCGGCTTTGACTTCCATCTTTTTATCCTTAACAAAAATGCCTGCATTGTAGCAGGCATCAAGCTTCAATCAGAGGGGTAGAATGCAACCACCCCTCACGAAGCGTTAGACAAGGGAAAAACCCTCGCGCACCTTTGCCTGGCGAGGCGCACGCTTTTTTGCGGGGCGTTCCTCCACTTTATTAGCGGCTGGCTTACGTCCGCGACGGCGCTTTACAGGTGCTTCAACTTCTTCAGCCTTGGCAGTACGCGCACGACGTGTTGCCTTAACAGCGCTTGCCTTTTCCTGAATCGCCTGCAAGCGCGCTTCGAGACGGTCAACACGAGTCTGAAGCTTGGCATTCTCACGGGTAAGCGCGGCCTTTTCGGAAGCGTCAGCGCGAATCTGCGTGGAAAGTTCCTTGAGCATATCAAGGATGGGATTTTCTACCTTAGTGCGTGGCATAATTTTTTACTCCTTTAAAAACGTAGGAAAATCCTACTTAAACTAATTATTAAGTCTTTACCGAAAAAAGTCAAGTGCATTTTCAGTAAAGACTGCAACAATTTATGACTTAAATCAATCGGGCAAATTAAGCATCTTACGACGGAATGCAACGTCATCATTCATGCACGCTACAAATTCTGTGTGATCGCGTTCCGTCAATGCCTTAATCTGAATCAGATTACGCGTATCAGGATTAACCGCAAGCACCTCCATCAAAGATGCATCAATTTCACCCCAACCCTTAATATGGTGAATCGCCGTGTTTTTCGGTGCACCGAGTTTCGCAAGTTTTTGCTTTACCTCGGACAGCGAATCACCCATAACAAGATGCTGTTTGTACTGTGCATAGAGTTCGGGCACAGCCGCAACAAAAATGCGGCCTTGATCGAACAACTGCGGCAGGTACTTATAAAACAAAGTCAACAGCAGAGAATTGATGTGGGCGCCATCAGGATCAGGGTCAGCTAGACAAATAACTTTATTGATTTGAAGCTTTGCAATCGGGTCAGTCGCTTTCGGGTCAAAGCCCAAAGCGCCGAGAATCATAATTACTTCTTCAGATTCCAGCGCTTTATCACCCGTTTTGGCGCAGTTTTGAATTTTCCCGCGCAGAGGGCAAAGAGCCTGATACGGACGACGTTTTTTGCGCAAACCGCCTGATGCAGATTCGCCTTCGACAATCAACAACTCACGGTCTTGTACTTTCGAGCGTGCATCATAGGGCGCATACTTTGCGGGCATACCCTTCTTTTTTGCCTGATTCAAAGCCTGCACAACTTTCTTCGACGCCTTGAATTGAGTACGCAACTGTGACAGCTTGGTTGCTTTTTCACAGAGACGAATCGCTAATGCTTTATTCGACGCAAAGAATTTTTCAACTTGCGGTAACAGCAAGTCCTCAAAATCCTTGCCTGCACGGTCATCAGTCAATCGCGCTTTATCCTGCGAGCTGAATTCGGCCTTGTGCAACTTCATGTTGACAATGCCGACTAATCCTTCTTTCACGTCGTAGGCGCTAATCGTATCCTTTTTGCGTGCAAACTTTTTCAGGGCTTGGACAACGCATGAGCAAACAGTATCGACGTGCTTACCGCCTTGACTGTTAATCAGGCCGTTTGTGTAGCCGTTCAAATTCAGCCCTTCGGCATTCGAGAATGCAACTACAACGTCGGCAAGATCCGACTTGAACTCAAACTTTTTCGTCTCGGCTTCAGCCTTGAGTTTTTCCAAAATCTTATTGACGTATTCAACAGCGCCAAGTTTTGAAAAATACTTCGTCTGTTTGCCTTTTTTATCCTGAATTACGACGGTAAAGCCAGGATTCAGGTAAGTCGTAATTTCCGCCCATTGGTGAGCGAATCGCATATTGATTTCCGACTTGCCCTGAAAGATTGATTTGTCAGGCTTAAAGTGTACGGCGGTGCCACGATTCAGCAACTTGCCGTTCGGACTCTTCGGCGGCTTTGCCAACTTCGTAACAGGCGTTTTCAATATGCCCTTCTCGAATGCAATATTGTACCAATTGCCCTTATAGCAGGTGTACACGTCAAAGAAGTCGGACGTTGCATTCGTGCCCTTACTTCCGACTCCGTGAGAATTTCGGACTAGAACGCCAGGTTCCACAAAATAAGTGTGGTAGTCATCCACGGTCATACCGTACACGGGTACGGGTTGCTCTGTTTCAATAATGCGCACACTAGTAACGGTGTGGTTATACTCCTTGATAAAGGAAACAATATCTTTTTCCTTTACACCATGCGACACAAAGCAACAGGCGCAAGCAAAAATCCACTTCGGGTCGGTAGTCGTTTTTGTACGCATATAATCTGTTTCGTTATAGGCGTTTAAACGACGGCAAGCCAAAACAAATTTATGAATCACACGTGCACGGGAATCCGCGTCATGCATCTTTGCCTCTGCTAATGCAGAACGGCGCTCACGTGTAGCTTCTGAAACGTCATCAAATAAGCGCGGGTCGCGGCCTTCCTCCAAAGACAGCTTAAATTCCTTCAACGTAGTCCAACCACGTAAGCAGGCATAAGCCCCGTAGCCTACGTTCTTCGATACACCGTTGAATTTACGCGGAGTCAATGCAGACACGTCAATGTTCAAACGCTTAAAGCGAGTACGCCATTGTTTAAACATAGCCTGATAACTAGCATTGACGTTATTAACTCGCATGTCATCAGCCGTAGCATAAGCGGAAAGGGAGTTCAAAAAATCCTCGCTCGCCTTATGCGTAACAGAGCGTTTCTTATGGTAGCTATACAAAGACTTACATAGCGTCTTATATTCAGGCCAACTACCAAAATAAGTTGCAAGGTTATCTAAGCGTAAAGAACCATAGATACGATACAGTGAGTAATTTGCTTTAGTTAATGGCAATCCCGCGTGCAAACAGCGCAACCCGCCTGTTAGCGCCTTAGTCTGCACACGAATATGATTCAAATCAGAATCTTTGTTGATCTTAGTAAACCATGCGGACTTTTCACTACGTGCAATAAGGTCATTCAGCATCTTATTACGTGAAAATTCCGAACGCTCCGCATCGTGAGCAATGGCATGTTCCTTCTTAGTAAGCGTTTGAAGATTAGACGGACGATTGTCGTTTCTTTTATGATTAACGTGATGCACGTCTTTTGCGCAAATAGACGGCAATCCATGATAAAAAGCCTGCACACTACGGTGCAAGGTATAGGGGGCTTTTTTATTATTACGACGTAAATCGCTAGAGCCTAAGTAGCCATACGTGTCCTGTTTAAGGTGCATACTAACAAGGGAATCGCCTGGCTGAAGGTCTTTTGCCCATACAGACTTAATACCGTTTTCCGTGCGCACGTAAAACGGATGATCAAGCGTACAACGAATAATCTTACCTTGTACGTTTACCTCGGCAAGCTTCGTTACGTACTTACTAAGCTGTACGTGCGACACCTTAGAATACGCGACGCGGTCTTTCTTAACGTCCCACGTCATAATATCAATGGGCGTCTGTTTTTTGCACCAGCGCTTATACAACTGTTCAAACGTAACAACTTTGCCGTTCAACAGACGAATTTCCGTGTCACCTGTGAAACAGCCTACAGATACCGCATAGGCTTCCGAACGAAACTTGCCCGAGGTGTGCATTTCGGAAAACACCGCCTGCATTGTCGGCATTTTCGACGTAACGTTTTTGCCGTTGACGTTGACGGTAAAAGTTTTTGTACCTTGCGGAATGCCTGAGCCTCCGTCAAGCACCCAATAAGAGCCATCGGGTTGCTCAAACAGCACAGCAATCTTGTTGCGATTCGCTAGGAATTCGTCCAAGGCATTATCCAACAACTCACGACAAATCAGCCAACGTCCGTTTTCGTCTGTGGCCGAAATGTACATTGAGGCATTTTTTCTAATTAAGTCAGGAAACTTCAGAGTCTCAATCGACTCGCTTGTGTACTTCGCCACAGATTAGCTCCTACAGAATATAAACAAAGCGACCTACGGCATCAACTAGAATTGTATCACCATTGATTGCGCTTTCAACTAGCCGCGCAAATTTTGTGATTTGATTAAACGGTACGTTTGAACTATTAAACCGAACGGGCACCGCATCGGGGTTAGTCGTATCCAAGCCGTCGGCCAAGCGTACCATGTTCAATTGATGCAGGGTTGCATACGTGTTTAGCAAATTAAAATTGAAAGACTGACTATCTAGGATAAAATCAATCGTACACTTAGCATTTACGTAGTTTTCTCGCTTGCCCTCTTTGCTTACACGAATCAGCCCGCCGTTACCCTGTTGCTGAATCCTGAGATACTGTGCAACCGATTCTATATCGTCAGGTGAAAAGCCCATACCGACCTTGCACGTTGACAAGCAACCGACAGCAACCGCTTGTGCATTGTCATACAATGTATCCATAAAGGAATAAGCAAAGCACATAGATAAAAGGTACGGCAAAGCAATGCTGGCCGTACCCTCTTCGAGAAACAATGCGTTTGCAACAACCTTCGACTCATGTACAACGTTGATGCATAAATTGTCAGGCATTATTTATCCTTCAATAATTCAAGTAAACGGCGGTGTTTGACAAGCGCCTTTTTCAAAAACCGCAAGGCATGTGCTCTCGGCATAAACCTTACGTCAAAACGCTTGTCTTTCGTAACCTGAACTTTATCGCTCATGCATCGACTGAAGGTTAAGCATAGAAAAGACTGTAGAAAAGAAGTGCGAGGTCTTCAGCTTGTCGTAGGGCACCTTCGTATTCTGATAAATGATTTGCCATTGATTCGCAATATCACGGTGCTCGAACGACCAACCGAAACAGTCGGTACGGCAATTCAGCACTAAGCGATAATCGCCGAATTCCAAAATAGCAGGGTCGAAATCAGGGTCATACGAAGCGTCGGCAATCACAATCACGGGCAAGCGTTCACGATCGAACGAATAGTAAATGCCCAAGCCGCAACGCGTCTTAGATTCAGCGGGGCTAAACGTCACAGAATAACCCCAGCGCTCAAAGAAAAAGCGCAACTTTTGTTCAATCAGCTTAAGGCGCTTAACGTAACGCTCTTCAGCGGGTGCAGTCAACTTCACTTCATTTTTGTTAAAGCGACACTTGCACCCCTTGTCCGACCAAAACGCCTCCAAGCGATCCAACAGCGGCTCCCAGATTGATGCCCATTCGACAATCTCGATTGACTCGTCTTTAAACTTCGTGTTGACGATTTGCGTCAATACAGGAAGGAAATCGTAGTCGAATTTAGTTAGACGAATGTTGCACGCAATCAAAGTTTTCATTGCGTCATCGTCGTAGGGGATCAGCCATTGGCGGTTGCGAACGAGCTTCATTGCTACTCCTTTTTGCTCAAACGTTGCACCTCGGATTTGAATTTGTACTCAAACCCTTTGCCTTTTTCTTTCACGCTTGACAGTATATCCGATTGCTTGGCAAAGTCAAGTTTGCGCACGGCCTGTATGTATTGTGAGGCGTAATCGACGGCGCTTTCTTTAACAATGATTTGATTCGTATGCGCTGGGCATTCTGCATCACTGCATCGGTACACGCGCGAGGCAGACGGGTCAAGGTGCCTGCAATTTTTGCATTTTTGATAGGGAAGGTAAAAATAATAGCGCATAACAAAAACGGGGGTTTTATGTAAAACCCCCGCCCGTCTAACTAAGGATTAGAAGTCAAGGTCGAGGTCATCGTCCTCGTCTTCTTTGCCTTCGTCATCCTCCTCTTCTTCGTCGTCAGATTCGGACTCGTCATCATCCTCAACGTCGTCTTCCTCTTCGACTTCTTCGTCATCGTCGTCGGACTCTTCGTCATCATCCTCTTCGACTTCTTCGTCGTCAAGGTCTTCGTCGTCTTCTTCAGCTTCTTCGTCCTCGGCGTCGGACTCTTCTTCGTCGTCTTCTTCGTCGTCTTCTTCAGCTTCTTCAGCTTCTTCGTCCTCTTCGGCGTCCTCGGCTTCAGCTTCACCCTTTACCATCACGAGGGAAATGCTATCGGGATCGGTAACGGTAACGGTCACACCACCCTCGAGCACGTAAGCGGTAAAGCCGTTCTTTTCGCTAATCGAGGTGATAGCGCCGAGATCGGAATAGTGATTGTAGAAAACGGTGTCATTAATGACAGCGGTCACAACGGACAGCGGCAGGGTCATACCTGCAACCTTGACACAGCCCTTGGCGATAGAAGGCTCACCGACAATACGCTGAGTCGAACGAACGACAAGATGCGTATTGATTGCGGTTGCGACTGCCTTCTTTGCAGGAGCTTCAGCCTTAGCAGGACGGCCACGACGCTTTGCAACAGGAGCTTCAGCCTTGGCAGGACGACCGCGACGGCGCTTCGGTTCTTCAACTTCAACCTTAGCGGGGCGGCCACGGCGACGCTTGACTTCAGGAGCGGCGGCCTTGACGGAGGTACGGGTAGATTTACGCTTAAGCATTTTGTTTTTCCTTTTTTGGGTTAAAGAATTTTGTGTGAGTCACACAAAACAAAATATAACACGCGAATTCAAACGTGTCAAATTAATTAAGACTCTTCGCTTGCACGGCTGTTGCGAGTACGCTTCGGCGGCAGTAGCACCGACTGGAACGCACATGGCAGAATGCAACGGAAAGCCTTACGGAACTTGCGATAATCCAAGTCGGTCTTGTCAAGCACTTCAGACTTGACGCGGCCAGACTTCATGCGGGTAATGCGCTCGATTTGAGTCATGCGCGTACCAATAGAATTATCCTTCGACTTCTTCATAACGCGAATCACGATACGATAAATCTGATTCGCGGGCAAACGCTTGGACTGATTCGTGACGAACGTCACCATTGACAAGCGAGAAAGAACGCCCATCAAGGTAGTCTGATCGTAGGTGCTAATATCAAACTTTTTACGGTCATCCACATCAGGATTGTAGCGTCCCTGATAACGAGTAGCCTTGATTGCGGGAGCAAGCAAGCCGTCCTTGTCCGTCTTTACTACCACTTCCAAAAAGAATGGCTTAAAATCGACGGGAGCCTCCCACGTCGGTACAGGCGGACGCGTAGACGTTGGCTTCTTTACAGCGGTACGCTTTGCAGTCTTAGCAACGGGTTTCGTTGCGGCCTTGGTTCTCTTAATCATTTTTCACCTTTGTCAAAACGCGCAACGCACATTGCGCTCTTAAACTATTTAAGGTTTTTTCAAGCGTGTTTTTTGCGCACGCTTTCGCTTTGTCGGTTTCACCGTGCAAATCAAATTGTGCGAGCTGATATTTCCAACCCGCTTTTTGCACCTCGTACATAGCACGCAGTTTAGCATCTAAAAAAGAAAGATGCAACTGCAAATTATCTGTATTGACCGACTGATACAGATTATTTAAGGATTCTAAATCCTGTGCTAGATACAGCATACGGGCATAGTTGAAAAGCACGGGATCGCCGCCACGGTCAGGATGCAATTTTGCGGCTAAACTACGCCACGTCTTTTTTAGAAACTGCAACGTAGCGGGGTCGTCAATCTCGTTATCCGTGACTTCGGTTTTAGCTACGCCTGAATCCGCAAGCAATTGACGGTATTCGTGAATTTGCTGATTCAATTCGGGAAACATTTCAACGTAGCGAGCGGCCACACGATTGAGCTGTGACACAAAATTCTCAAACGCTTTTATCTTTTTTTCGATCATGGCGTCTAACTATAATACGTGAAAAGACACACTTTCCATTTATCACGTCACGTATTGCATTTTTGTTGTCAGACGTGCGGGCTACTACTTCAAAATCGGACGTGTCATAGTCACAAAGAAACGTGATAGGCACACCCATTAAACCGTAGTAGTCGCTTGGAATTTCCGCATTCGATTTTATGTATAAAATCGGTTGCCCTTGATACATCGCATCATATTTGTCATAGTTGCTAGAATTGTACGCGACACATTCGGGCTTACGTCTGACTGAAAAATCAACAGGCAAATTAGTTAACCAAACACAGTTTGACAAGCGCTCTGTAGATCCATCATCACGAATAAACGGCGACGAGGCATAGGTGTAACCCGTGCGTGCCAATCCGCGTTTAATGTATGGAAATACAGAGGCATAGCGCAACGCGGTCAACGGACAGATAAACAGGTATTGCTTAATCGAGACGCGTGCAAAGAATGGTTGGATCAAAGAAAATGGAGGATTCGTTACAACAGCATCAGCTTGCTCAAAGTAGTGCGAACATTCATTTGAACGAAAATCTCCGTCACCCTTCAATTCATTTACGTGTTTTGCAATGAACGACTCTAAGCGTCGTTCCGACGTACCAACTGACACGTCCAACACCAAACCGCGACGCCTTTTATCAGCAAACAGACCGCCTTGTCCAAGCGGCAATTCCTGACTATTGTAGCTGGTGCAAATCAAGCGACGCAACCCTAGCCGTTTAAAATTCAAAAGAAAGTACCGTGTGAAATTCGAGCGGTGCGGATTATCGCACGGACAATACACAGTCTTTCCCTTGAAGCAATCGGCACAGTGATCGACCTCCTTCTGCACGTCCTCATAGGCCGTATAGAATTCGTCGTCCTTGACTTCCTTAGCTCTGTGTAACGTACTAATTGCCACGGCGTTTTACTATAATGCGAGTGAATATGTCGTGCCCATCAATACTAGCATGAAACAACACGTAATGTGATGTCGTCGGAGTTTTTCTTTTAGCCAAACCTAGCACCTCGAATTGCTCCATGTTCAAGCGTGGCATGAGCGTTATCGGTACACCCATAACACCGTAATAGCTATCAGGTATTTCAGCATACGACGGAACGTCAATCGCATCGTACCTATCATATTTTTTATAGCTAGATACGTCACGCTTGACTAACGGCAAATATGCTTTCGGCTTAACGCGCAAATTTGTGAGCCACACGATATTGACGTTCCTTGACTCGTGATTTTTCCTTGAGTAGAAAGTGGTACTGCGCGAATTATATCCGCATCGCATTAACCCCGATTGTAACAATGGGAAAATCGACATGTACTGTACCGACAGCAACGGTGCAATAATCAGATACTTGCATTTATGCCTAGTCAACGTCTCAACAAATTCACGCATCAAGGAAAACGGCGGATTCGTCACCACGATGTCGGCTACTTTGAAATATTCAAGGCATTCTTCAGAACGAAAGTCACCATTGCCTTTCAGGGATTTAATCCCTGAAAGGCAAACGTCTACATCCGTCACTTCGGTTACGTCAAGCAAATGGCCGCGTGAGCGTGCTTGCGGATTGAACAACGGCCCAGTACCTAGCCGCGTCTTTATCAAAGAATAGTTGGTGCAAATCAGCCGCTTAATTTTCCATTCGTTGAAAACCGAAAGGAAAAAGTAGACAAACTGTGAGTAGCGCGGGTCATCGCAAGGGCAATACACGACCTTGTTTTTAAACTGCGCTTTGTAGTGCACCAACTCCTCTTTGATTAAATCCAATAGCGTATAGTATTCGTCATCCTTCAATCGCGTAGCACGCTTCAATGCAACCGTTGACACTTTAACTACCCGTAGATCCGAAGCCACCTGTACCGCGCTCGGTTTCGCTCAATTGCTCCGAGTGAATCAAATTGACACGCGGGATTTCAACTAGCATACCCTGAGCGATACGGTCGCCCTTTTTCACTTCATAAACCGTATCTGAGTCGTTCGTCAAGCCAACCTGCACTTCACCTCGGTAGTCAGAATCAATCACGCCTACACAATTGCAGAAGCGCACGTTGTGCTTAAAGCCCATACCCGAACGACTGTACATGAGCAAAACAAATCCTTCAGGCACTTCAAACGACAAACCCGTGCGGAAATTTTTCGATTGAAACGCGTGAATTAATCCGTCCTCAATCGCAAAAAAGTCAAAGCAAGCGGAGCCGTTCGTTGCATAAACAGGCTCCATTGCATCGGGCGTAACCGTCTTATACTTCAAATCAATCATTTTACTTCTTCAAAGTGGCCTTGATACGAGCTAGTGTAGACTTGTGCTTTTCTGCATCAAGGTGGCGTTGCAGATACTTCAATTGCTTAACGGTGAATTTGCCGACCGTGCGCATTTCATTTTTCACCTGCACGTCGCTCATTGTCTGCCAACGCTGTGCATTTGCAATAAACGTCGGATCGAAATCATCCTCTTCGGTCGGCTCGATTTCCGTCAGGGGTTGCACGTGCTGATTCTGATCGAACGACACGTCATTGTCACCAGGGTTGGCCGTGTTCGTTACAGTCGCCTTCGTGATACCGCGAGCGGCACCAGCGCTCATAACCTTTTGACGCAATTGACGCAGACGCTGACGCTCTTCAGACGCGCCCTCGCTATTCATTAGCTCCTGTGCGGATGCTTCGTCAATGATCGTAATCAAGCCTTCACGCAAAGCTGAAATAAACGAGCGGCAATTCAGAATATCCTCAAGCGCAACGTATTCAGTTACATCAGTCGGCAAAAACGACTGCGGAATCGTAATCACCTCTTTTTCACCCGTACCGCTCACCGAGTTAACGACAAGCATAACGTCGGCTCGCTCTTGCTTAAGCTGATGCGTATCAGGGTCAATGTTGCGTGCCATAATCGGTGCATTCTTTGTGTTGTTCAACACCCACACGGATTGATGCGGCTTGAATTGGCGAACGTCGTTAATTGAGAGATAATTCATTTTTGATTTTCCTTTTTGATTAGGTCTAGCAATAAAAGTTTGTCTGATTCCAACTGCAAGTCATCGGGGCGATCCTGGCCGACACGCTGACAGTATTCGTCAATCGTCAAGTCACGCCCTGTGTACTTGCACTCGTTTGTTTGTCTGTGCTGAAACAAGCAACGGCCAGGCTTCAGCGGACAAACCGTGATTTTTAAATTCTTTTTGATAACACCGCAATAAGTCATCGCAAAATTTCCGCCCTCACACGTTTCAATGCGATTCGCTCTTCCTTATTATATTTACGTAATATTGAATTAAAAAGTGAGTTGGTATTTACCGAGGCGTCCTCGACGCGCAACTCAAAATTATTTTCGACTTTCACCGCCTCTTTTGACTTGACGGTTACGACGTTCAAGCCGTGGTACAAAGCGGGGTCAATCACCTCGTCACTAACCAACCGATAAAAATATTTGTGATTAGCTAGTTCAGAAAAATCGGTGTCCTTTGTAACCTCTACCGTATGCAACTGATATTCAGGAACCCACCGCTTTCTCAACACGTCAACATCAGCCCCATCGATATTTATCACGTGATAGCCTTTGCGTTCCAGCGACTCGCCGAAATTGAGCTGATACAGCGTACCTGAATAAGAGAAGCCGTTGCCCTCACCGCCCGAATGAATGTGACCGCAAACAATCGGACAGCCCTTCTTATATTCTACACCGTCTTTGCAAATCCTACCATGATCGTCAACAGCACCGCTCAACGTCAAGTGACAGACGTTCAACATACCACGCTTAAAATCAGCGCACGGATACGGCATCATATTGACTCGACTGTTGCCGATTTTTACCACTTCCTGATTTTCGTACACACGGATATTATTTAATCCCATTTTCATTAGCAACTGACAGCTATGACCGACATCCGAGTCTTTCGCAAACTTGTCATGGTTGCCTAATATAATATGGAAAAACCGATCCGAGTGACGTTTGAACAAGGCATAAAGCAACTCATGCGCATTGTAACTCATGCGTGAGCTATCGCAAATATCACCGTACAACAGCACCGTATCAATATCCTCACGCTCAAGCACGCGTTCGACCTCGTTCAAAATCACGGCATCGCTGTTTTGTAAAAACCGAGATAGCCCGCCTGCACCGTTAACCGAGCTTAGGTGCAGGTCACCAATTCCAAGCAATTGCACAAATCACCTCCGCAACAAAAAAGCGTGTACACAATTCCTTGCATACACGCTTTATATTTACGGTATAAAATCCCCACATTTTATTATATCACAGATACACTAAGCCTGTCCAATTTTCCCCATTATTTTACAAGGAATTACCTTCGAGTTACCTCACCAAGTTACCGTCGAAAGCTTCACCGCCGTAGGCGGCTACGCTTTCCATGTTGTTCTACTTGTTACTTCCTTGTTCTTTTTTTTTTTTTTTTTTTTTTTTTTTTTTTTCGTTTTCCTTGTTACCTTGTCAAGCAACCTTCGCCTTACGGCGTTACCGCTTGCATAACATTTTCCCGAAAGCGGTGGGGGAGGGCGGCGCGGTAGCGCCGCAGGGTTTCTAACTTGCTTCCCCTTTGTTTTCCTTTTTTTTTTTTTCGTTTTAACGTGTACCCCCGTATCATTTTCCCTCGGCAGGAGGGGCGCGGTAGCGCCCGCATTGCCGTTCCTAAATGACGGTCGGTACACTACATTTTCCCGAAAGAGGGGGGGTGGGGGAGGCCGCGCGGTAGCGCGGCGGTGTTTTTAAGTTCACCTAAAGCGCTCGCCTAACGCCCTACCGTGGTTCGTTATCCTACAGGATATTTTCCCCGAAAGGGCGGCGGCGACGTGGAAGGTTCTCATACATCAATGAAATTAGATCAGTTTTGCCTCTTAACTGAGCGAAAAAAGGAAGGGAAACTAGCAATTGTAACAAAATAATTCAGGAAAAATGCGATTCCTGCGCGTATAGCGTCGTTTTTCAACACTTTTGCTTCTGGAGGCGGAGAAGTGTAACAAACCGTTAGATCTGTATCTGTGTCATATTTAGTTACGTTTGTAACAGAAAAAATTGATTCCTGCACGTATAGCGCTCATAGGAGCAAAAGTCATTTGTAACGGTTACAAATAGGACGATTTTTTGGCTGTTTTTGGCTAATTTTTTCTGAGAATAAAAATTGATTTATTCTTAACTATTTAAATCTAACACGTTAAAACGGGGTAAAAATGAAAAGTGCTCAAAAACGGCCAAAAAACGCGTTTTTTCGCATTAGGGTTAACCCACCCCTTTTTTACAATTGGGGAAAATTTGTGCCTACTTTTTAGGCACCTTTGTAACAAAACTTTTTTCTGCAATATTTTCGGGAAAATTCAGATTAAAAATAAATCGGTTAAAAAATAATTTTTTGCGGCTGACACCTGTTGTTAGAGTGTCGTTGTGCCTGCTATAATAGATAGAAAAATCCCGTAAATATAATGCGTGTAAAACGCGAGGGAAAAATGTTCAATTCCATTACAAAATTCCAAGGCGATCAGTACAAGCTTGACCTACCCATTGACACAAGCTGGTCGAAAGCGAAAGCACGCTTGATGATTATCATCGAGCACATCAGCACGGCGGACTTGAAAGCGCATAAGCTTTTGAGCGACGGTGATACACGTGCGCCTGTTGTTAACGTGATTAATTACGCGCGTCGTTATGCGGCGAAACTCGGTAAGGCGGTTGATCCCGCTTATATGGTTATCAACTACCGCGCAGAAAAGCACCTGCATCTATCTACCGAACAACGTCTGAAGAAAGAGTCCGAGTTCGGTCAGCGCATGATTGAGGCGATTGATCATTTTAAGCCGACACATGTATTGATTTGCGGGCACCGCGCCTATCGCAATATCGTGCAATGCGGATACCCTGCCTATCATTTAGGTTGGGTGGAATCGCTGAAAATCGGTAAGACGCAATGCAAGGTAACGCAGACGTTTGACTTTTTCCAATTGCTGGAAAACAAGGGCAAGTACGCGAATCACCTGCGCATGGTTGCGTATCATTTAGCCTATCTATTATTAGGGGTGCATCCATTTAGCTTGGCTAATGTGCAGTCCAAGCCGCAGTACGTGAATACACGTGAGCGCTTCGATTCGATGATGCAATTGTTGAAATCGTCGAAAATGGTTGCAATGGATTCGGAAACGAAAGACTTGTCCGTGTTAGCCAATGCAATCTACACGATTCAGTTTGCTTCGGATAAATCCGATACGGGCTACGTATTGCCGTTGAATCATCCGCAGACGCCTTTCAGCGCCGAGGATATTCATTATTTCAAGTCGGAAATTCGCAAATTCCTAGGCGCAAAAGACGGGCCGATCCTTGTCACAATGAACGGCAAGTTTGACTTGCGCGTGTTGCGTCGCGTTTTGAAGTTGCCGATTATCCGACGTAAGGTTTGGGAAATCACAGCAGGCGAACACCTCCTTAACGAGGAAATGGTCGATTGGACTACCTTAATGGGCGGCAATTCTTTCGGCGGCTTGCGTGCTATTCTTTGCACGTACCAAAACGACTTTTATTTCAAAAACGAGTTCACGAAAGAGGATCGCGGTACAACAGGCGAGGTTAAGCCTGATGATCCCGCATTCTTACGCTATTGTGCAATGGATGTGTGTTGCTTAATTCCAATGGTGAAAATGCAGATTAAGCGTGCATCCTACGAGGATTTGTGCGGCAAGTCGTACAAGCCTTATTTCATTCGTCACATGCTGTGTGTGATGTCTGATACCGAACACGTACTGTCTAGCCTAGACGAATGCGGCTCGAAAATTGATATTGAATACATGAAGCTGTTGCAGTCGAAAGACTCGCCGTTCCTAATCGAGGCGAACAAAGTCAAACAGGAAATCTACGATCAGCCTGAGACTGTCAAAGCGAATGCAGAATTGTTAAAGGAAGCGGGCTATAAATCGAAGGGTTTGTTTGGCTCGAACTCTATCAAGGACTCATGGATTTTCAATATCGGACGCCCCGAACACCGACTGAAGCTTTTCCTAGACGTTATGGGGTTGGATTCAGTCGAAACAACGCCGAACGGTGCACCGTCAATCGGCAAGATTTTCGTCAATGCATACAAATACGCCAACTACACCGTTTCACTCTACTCTAAATATCAAGAGCTGAACAAGATTATTACGGCCTACATTAAATCGTGGTATCGTAAAATCCTTGACTCGGTAGACGGCGCTATTGACTACCACTTGCGGCCAGGCTACGGCTTTTGGGGTGTTGCGACTGGCCGTATCAGTTCGTTCAATCCGTCTTTGCAGGTTATTCCGCAACACTCGGATTCAGCGCAGATTTTGAAATCCTTGTTTATTGCACCTGAAGGCAAATTGCTTGTACACTACGACTACTCGGCTCACGAAGTTCGTGGTTGGTCGATTGCGGCTGGAGACATGGTTTTGGGTGACGCTTTCCGTGAAGGCCAAACGTTGCGTAAGCAATGGATTGCCTGTGAAAAAATTCCCGAAAAGGATAAACAGCTACAGGCACTGTTTAATGAGTACCTGATTTATGACAAGGATACTGGTAAATTTTTCTCTAAAAAGGACACAAAGCTGTATAAAAAGGGCATGGAGGTGCATTTAAATGAGCACCACGGCGCTTATTATCTTAATCTAAAAGGTACGACTTATTCCGCACATCGTGTAGCTTTTTGTATGGTATACGGCTATTTACCCGAAGAGGTAGATCATATAGATAATAATGGCCTTAACAATAAAATCTCTAACTTGCGACCTGCTACGCAACAAGAAAATTCCCGTAACCGTCGTGCAGACTCTACGCGTACGTCTTCTAAGTATAAGGGGGTCTACCCTGCTATGAGTGGTAAGCGTTGGATAGCGCAGATAAAGCCGTCTGTTAATGAAAAAGTAAAGCACCTAGGCACATTTGATACGCAAGAAGAGGCACATGAGGCTTACGTGAAAGCCGCAAAGAAGTATTTTGGCAACTTTGCAAACGACGGAGAGAATAGTCTAGCGAAAAAAGGTGATTATCGACATCCGTCTGTGATATTGCGCGAGAAAATGGCTAAACACGCAGATATTCATATCCAAAACGTCTATCGCTTTTTTGGCAAATGGGTGACGAAGAAAGATCCGTTGCGTCAAGCTGTAAAATCCACAATTTTTGGGCTTTTGTACGGAAAAGGAACCTCTACGCTCGGTGAGGATACAAAATCTGGTGAGCTACAGGTAAAACAAAAGGAGGTAAGTCAAGCTTATAACGCTTGGCGTGAGGCAAGCGAAAAAGACAAGCCTAAACTAGAGAAAGCTTTGAACAAAGCAAAAGACGCGCTACAGGCATTGAAAGACGAGGATCGTACCGACTACGCACAGCATATTGTCGATAAAACATTTACTACGTTTAAGAAGGGCAAGATTTGGACAGATCACATGAAATATCAGGCCGAAAAACTCGGCTATGTATATTCACCGCTAGGCCGTATTCGTCACTTGGCTTCAGCCGTGCTTGTCAACAAAAACGACAAGCGTCTAATTAACCGACAGATTCGTCGCGGGTCGAACGCTCCGATTCAGGGTTTTGCATCCGAGCTGGCCGTAAAAGCAACGCGTCTCACGCATGAAACGTATTACGACGAATTGCCTGTGCTAATGAAAATGCTCGGATTGAAGGGCAAGCAATGGGACTATCAGATTGAAACGACGCGTCAAGTGCACGATGCCTCGTACTACGCTGTGCCCTATGTTATGGTATTGCCGTTTATTCAAATTACGCAGTATCAGGCTACGTATGGTATTGCACGCTTGACGGAAAAGCAATTCAACATGAAGTTCACCGTGGAACCGGAGGTGGAATTTGAGACGGGCATTAGTGATGCAGGAAACGGCCTTTCGGCTACCTGGGATTATGATATTGCCAACCTGTTGCAGAATATCAAACAGAATTTGATTGCAGGGCATGAGAAAGGATTGATTGCCGACGTAAATAGTGTGTATAAGGAAATTTTGCGTCCGTGGCTAAACAAAGACGTTGTTAAATACCTAGACGAAAAATATCCCTTGTTAGACGTACATTTGGCTAAAAAGATTTATCAATGCGCGAAGCATGAATTTGATACACTTAGCTAACGAAAAATTCGAGACTGAGTTTGACCTCGCCCTTGTCGTAGACGAACGCGACCGTACTTTCATTTTTTCCTGTAACGCCGAAAAGAATGATTCGTATTATGTTTCGCTTACGCCTGCCAAACAGACGGGCGAGGACTACTTAGTTTTTTCAGGAAATCGCGTTTGGGACTGCACGTTTTTTGCGGCGGAGCCTAAATACAAACGCGGTGTGCTTTCAAATATGCTAGAATGCCTGCAAACGGAGCCGAGTTTGGATCGTCCGTTTAATCTGCATCAGCATTTTGGTGGTAAAATCTATGGCGGTAAGGGTCGAAGACAAGCTTGATTTCGTGATTAGTCAATGCCGAACATTGCCTAATGCACGGTTTCACGGCTCGTACACTATGATTAAATGCCCGTTTCATGCGGACAATAATCCGTCTGGCCGTATTTCGCACTCACCGACTACCCGTAGCCCAGGCTATTTTAAATGCTACGGTTGCGGTGCAACCGCAACGTGGGATAAGCTTGCACCGTTGATTGGTGCGCAACCATTCAATGACAAGCCGCATACGCGGTACGCTGAAATAAAGGCGTTTACAACGGACGAAGAACAAACGAACGATTATGAGACGTTGGTTTTGTCTGAATTGCCTGCGCATAAATTTTGGCGTTCGATTTCGACTGACTTGTTAATTGAAGTCGGTTGCCGCGTGTGCCGTGTAAAATATGAAAACGGGCTTAGTGAAAAATTCGTATATATGCCTGTCATTGTTGACGGCGACACGAAAGGCTACATTAAAGCCCGCATGAAAAAGAAAGAGGGCAAGCCGTCTTACGTTAATCTGCGGGGCAATTGGGTATCCAAGTTCGGTTTGTTTCCGTTCGACTATGCGATTCAAAAAATGGTGAATCGCACAATGGTGTTGGTCGAAGGCCAACGTGATGCCTTGCGTTTGCTCTCGTTCGGTATTCCTGCAATGTGCATTATGGGTACGCAAAATTGGTCGGCGGACAAGGCGCGGTTACTTGAAATGCACGGCGTCGATAATATCTATATTTTTATGGATGGCGACGATGCAGGTATACACGGAACCGAAAAAATATGGCATACTTCCCATGACCTGTTTAATACGAAAGTAATTAAGCTGTGGGAAATGCAGGGTAGCCCTTGGCTGAAGTATAAGGATTTGGAAAATCCGTCAAAAGCGGCTAAGGAAAATGGCGAGGAGTTGTACGATCCTGGCAATTGCCCCGACGTGATTTTGCACAAGTTGCGTAACAAAATTTATAAGGACTAGGAGATCTAACTATGTCAATCATTCGCACGGGTAACACTAGCGCCTACCAAGTGAGTGTTTCGGAATACAACGGCAAGCGCTATCTCGGCATTGCAAAAATGTTTTGCACGAAAACCGATCCGACGTGGCGTGTTTCGAAGAATCATATTGGCTTTTGCGTTGAATCAAAAGACGATGTGAAGAGTCTGATTGCCGTAATGAAGGCCGTCAAACAGGAGTTGATTGACAATAAACTAGTACCTCAAAAGAATGGCACTAAGTGATACTGTAAAAAAGTACCTGAAGGGTGCAGGTATTATTGTTTGCATTGTGGCCGTAATCACGCTAGGCTATTACGTCTATGATTACGGCTACATGAGCGGTGTAGCTGACAAGCAAAAGGAGGTAGAGGAATTAAAGGCGCAAGCGCTTGAGCAACAGACAAAAATATCTGAGCTTGAGCAAAAAATGGCTCAATCGGCAATCGAATACGAGCAATTGCGCGTGAATCTATCGAACAAAGAAAAAGAGGTTAAAAAATGGCAACAGCAATTCAAGGACAAGGACAGTCCGTCACTTTCCGCAGAAGCAACGCGATTCTTAAACTCGCTGTTGCAGTAGCCTGTTTGTCGTTAGTCGGTTGCGCCTCTACGGAAATGGTGCCTGTGCCGACGAAGCGGCCAGTACCGCAACAATCATTGATTACGCCGTGTCAAGACCTGCCTGCATTTGAAAACCGAGCCTACACGCAAGGTGAGGTTGTAGAAGTTTTGTCACAATGGATTTCCTACTATAAGTTATGCTCTTATAAACAGGAAGCCCTAGCTAAATTCTGCCAAGAAAATTCTAAATAAAAATCCGTAAATACATAGTAGGTGTTTTAATCCTAGGAGAACTAAATGAAACACGATGATGATTTTTACGAAAATGCCGCAAGCCTCCTTGTGGCTGGCTCGCAATGGAAGTCGCGTCACGGCAAAGTATTTACCGTAGTCGCTATTTCCAACGCTACATTGCCGAAGCGTTATGCCAAGTTGTGCCCTATTTCCGTTGTTTACATGGATCAGGAGGGGCAAGTTTTCAGCATTCGCGCCGACGTGTTTATGCAAAATTATGACTACGTGCGAGTTGACGAAGTGTTCGGCTCGTTCGTGGATCAGGTATTTGCCTATAATGCTGGTGATTTGCGCGCTGATGATTTAGCGGCTAATCGTTACGCCGAGGACTTCCTGTCCGACGAGGACGAAGTAGACGTATCTGAAGAGCCTGTTGCTGAAGAAGTGCAGGCTGAAGTAGAAAAGCCCGTTGAAGAGCCGAAGGCCGTTGAAGAACCGAAGGTTGAAAAGCCGCGTCTGACTCTGGCCGAACAATTGGTTAAGCCGTCCGCACAGCTCTTCAAGGAAGACGGAACGCTGATTCCGTGTGATCAGTATCTCTTCGGATACGAATATAACGCTTCAGACTTTAATGCCCGTTCTGTCAAGCTGATTTTTGCACCGTGGGCACCGATTAATTGCTCCGACTTTGAGCACGGTAAGCTGAAGGTATGCGACGAATTGAACTCCATTTCCTGTGAGGTACAGTTCGGTAACGTCTATTACACGGGTTACGACTATGTTAACGGCGAAGTGCGTTACGTCGTAATTGTGCAGGTGCCTGTGCTTGTACCGATGGGTGCTTCTATCGAACATCCTGAATTGCCTGAAGCAACCGAAAGCAATACGGATAACGACGAATTGCTGAATTTGCCGACGGGTGAAATGGGCGACGCGAATGCTGTTGATAGCGTTGAGGAACCCGTTGTTGAAGCAACGCCTGAAGTTGTTGTCGATCCCGTTGCTGAAACGGTAACGCTTGAACCTGCTGGACAGTCTGAGTTTGTGATTAATCCTGACGCAAACAAAGTTGCACCGAGCACCGAAGCAACGTCTGAATCTACCGACGAGGACGATGCAAAGCTTCAGGAAGTTCTTAACGACACGACCGAAGTGCAGGTGACGGATTACAATCAGCATCAGCCGCAAGGTTTTATTAATGGCGAGCCTGTAGCTGACGTTGAAGTTGCATCCGATACCGAGGTTTCCGACGAGGCTGAAGTGAACATTGAGGACGTTGAGGTAAAGCAATTCAACGACACGCACGTTGACATGCCGACGAATCCGCAACAGAATACAATGTTAGCTGACGCATTGTCGCAAGCGCAACAAATGACTATTGCACACCGTGTTGTAAAATGAAAGTCAAGGTAGGCGATTATGTAATTTTCGTGACTACCAACAAACCGCAGTTAGGGGTCATCAGTAGTGTTGATCCCTTGCGGGTACAGTTGGAGCCTGACGAAAAACTCAAGCGCCCTATTGTTGATACTCAAGCCGATAACATTCAAGCCGTACTCGGAGCTAAAACAATTTCGGGTACGGCTTTTGGAATTGACGTAGCAAATCGCTACGTTGATTTGGTAGAAAATGGAAATTTCGGTGACTTGGCCTTGTACGGTTACGGCATTAAGCAACACGTCAAGGCTTTAAAATCCGCATTTTCCATTGTCTATAAATGCTTGAATAAAAAGGGCGTACCGACTGACAGCTTGCAGGAAATTCTCTTCAAAGCCGCTCCGCTGAAAGGCACAATGGCTGGTCTGTGCAAGTCGAAAAAGGATCAATGTACAATCACGGTTGATCCGAACAAATGCACAGTTGAGGATTTGCCGTTGGTTATTGCTCACGAATTGGGGCATTATTTTTGGCTATCGCTTGAATCGAACGTAAGGCAAGCATGGCTCCGTGCGTATTTGCGTTACGTCAAGCCTCGCTCTTTTTCAAAAGAGCAATTGGCTGAGTTGAAAGATGCGCTTTCCGACATGAATCCGCGTGACTTGATGCGCGACTTAGACGATGATGACGCAAAATTTGTTTTGCGCCATTGCGTGCGCTATCTCTGTCAGTCTTTCAATGTAAGTCAGTCTGAACTAAATGCGGCGTGGGAAAATGAAAAGGAAACTTTCCTATCAATGTTTCCCGTGTCAATTAAAATCAATGAGTTCGAGCCTGTGATTTCGTCTTACGCCTGTAAGAATTATAAGGAGACGTTTGCCGAGGCATTCGCTTTCTTTGTTACAAGTAAGAAACTCCCGTCGATTTTTAACAAGCTTGTAGCGAAAACAATAGCTGTACTGTAACCCCGAATTTTATATTAAAATAAGGGGGTTATTATGTCGCAAATTAAGTTTAAGCAAATTGTGTATCAGGTGATAAAATATGCACCTACACAATTGCTACATGCAACCTACGCGAAGGTTAAAAAATTCTACGGCCTTCGCGTAGATGACTATGGCCGCATTTATGCAAGAGCTACTACCTATTCGACAAAGCTGTACGATAAAAAGCGGCGTGTTTGGTATCGAAAAATAACGTCGAAGGTTTATGATACGTTTATTATGATAAACCCGAAGCGAAAAAACGTGGTGCTGAGTTGTTCGTGCCCCGATTTTTTGTATCGACACGAAGTTGCATTGTATCGACGCGGCGGTGCGGAAATTGAGTATTCCAACGGGCGTTTGCCTAAGATAACGAATCCTCGATACCGTCCGACGTGTTGCAAACATTGTCTAGCTTTTTATCTGTACTTGTCGAATAGGCGGCCTGATATTTTTGAACCTGATCTTGATCTTGTGAATGCAATCGGATAATGCCTAAGTACAAGCACAGCGAAGCCTTTGCTGAGATAAAGGCAATCAACGAGGATATTAAGGTTAACTTAACAAGCCTTCAATATCTGCAAATCCTTGACTACTACATTTGGTCGGCGTTGGAGCTGTTGATAAAAATCAGCCCCGAAGTTTTCAAAGTCTACGTCTCGAAGGTGATTGCCTATCAGCAAATTCATGCAATGACTAAGGTCAGCTCCGAGGGGCGTGAGAGTCTGAGTTGTGCATTTTTCAATTATGTTACGACTAATGATTTGTCACGTGCCAAAGAGTTGCACTTGAATCGCGGCTTGTATTTTGGTATAATTAACTATTGGCTGTCTAAAGCCAAGCTTTACCACGATTTGAAATCGCCTTTTCACACGGCTACAATCAAAGATGGCGCAGTCATGCGAGCAATTCAAGTTGAATTGGGAATCGCAGACTTGCGCTTTTTTCACGCTTACTACCGACAGATAAAGTATTGGTCTGACTTAGCGCAGGAGTTCAAAGTCAAAATCATGCAAAAGTACACGCGCATGACAATTGTACAGGCGCAAAAGACTTACGTTGATTTTGGTTGCTCCGTTGAATTGGATGATGTGACACAGATTTACTTGCAGATTATGGGCAAGGCGATTGACCGCTGTGATTCACGTCTAGGCGTGTTGACTACCTTTATTCAGTCATGGCTGAAATCGGCAAGAGCGGCTGTGCAGAAAATTGCACTATCCAAACTGCCCGCTAGTTCCTATGAAGAACTAGTCGAATCAGGCGAGCACTTTGAGTCAAGTGCAGTTGATTTCAGCTCGGATTTGGAAACGCTCGAAGTTGTATCCGTAGCCGCTCGAAAGATTGACAAAACGGGGTGTCTGCATATAAAATACGGCATCCCGCAATTTATCTCGTTACAGGATAAACAAATACTACAAAGCTATGCAGACTGATCAGTTGGTTTCAAAATTGCTCAATGAGCATCGAATCGTCCTAGATGATTTGACATCTTTGTGCGCCCGCATCAAAAACAAGATGTCGGACGATCAGGTTAAACAATTTAGCCAAACTGTGCTAAAATCTATTGAGGCGGATTCTGCCGCTGTTGCTTCCCATAGTCTGTACTGCCTAAGCTTTGTTGCGGAGGAACTCGCCGAGATTGAAAAGGCGACAGACGGTGAGGCGAAAGCAAAGGTGCATTCACTACTAGCTAAAGTTGATAAAACGTTAGCTGTAGTTCGCGCTTGTGCAAGCAAACAGAATTCGTAAATACAGAGTATCCAAGGTCAACATGGAGAAACAAAAATGACACGTGGAACCGACATGGACGCCGTTGTTGTGCGTTCCCGCGAAGAGCGTAAAAAGCCAACCGATATTTTTACGCTTTTGGAATATCCGTCAAAAAACGGTAAGCCCGCATGGGTAACGATTCGCCTTTTCGGGCCAGTCTTTTCCGAGGGCACGTATTGGGTGAGAGCAAAGCGTGACAATCCGAAGTCTAGCTTCCCCGCACCGTGCTTGTCTTATGATTACAATACGCATCAGCGTACTTCTGATAAAGAAGATCCGTGGGGCGACGAATTGCAACGCGAACGTGATGCAGGTATGGAACAGCCGTATATTCGTTATCAGCCGTATCTGTACATGAATGCCATTGTGCGCAAGGAGCAATCTCGTGAGCCTGCACGCAACCGCTTGACGGCTGAAGAAAAGGAAACGGGTTTCAAGGATAAAGACTCTGATTCCTGGACGCCTGTTGTAGTCGTTCGCTTTACACCGTCTTTGTTTAAGAGGGTGCAGGATCTCAAAGACGATAATATCGTCAAGCTGAAGAGTGGCACCAAGGCGTTTAACGTCAATCACGAACGTTTCGGTCGTGATATTATGATCCGTTACGATCCGAACGCGGCGGCATCCGACAAGTACGCGGTTAAGCTTGTTGTTGATGGCGGACGTACCCCGCTCACTGAGGAAGAAAAAGCTTACCTCAAGTGGGATATTGAAGCTATGTATAACGACGAACCGTCGCTTGAAGAAACGAAACGTGACGTGGCCGCATGGCGTAAGCGTATGGGCTTGACTGACGAAAAGTCTAAGGCCGTTGAATCAATGGACGATAACGAAGAGTCGTTTGACGATGATATTGAGGATACGCCTAAGCTGAAGAAGCGCAAGCCTGCCGCTGACGTGTTCGAGGATGATGACGTTGGCAGTTTCGATCCGCCGAAGAAGTCTAAGTCAGACGATGATGATTTCGATGATGACGATGATTTCGAGGACGAAAAGCCTGCACGTAAATCTAAGAAGTCTAAGCAAGTCGAAGAGGATGACTTCGAGGACGATGACTTTGAGGAGGAAGCGCCTCGTAAGAAGTCCAAGGCAAAGCCTGTTGAGGAAGACGATTTTGACGATGATGACGATGACTTTGAGGACGAGGACGAAAAGCCCGCTCGCAAGTCTAAGTCAAAGAAAGTCGAAGAGGACGATTTCGACGATGACGATTTTGAGGACGACGAGGAAGAGGATAAACCGATTCCGAAGTCCAAGAAGCCGCTTAAGTCGAAATTCAAGAAGGCAAAGCCCGTTGACGATGACGACGATTTTGATGACGAAGACTTCTAATTAAACATTTTCTAGGAAAGGCGGGATTTAAAAGGTCTCGCCTTTTTGTTTTATGGCGAGAAAATCTGTAAAATCTACTGAAGCCCCGCAATTCGATTACAAGGCGTTTTTGACTGAGACAATGGATTCAGTTACGACACGCCTAAATTTTGACAGCGACCCGATTGAATCTGCAACGCCTATGTCAACAGGTATGCTTGTTTTAGACCTGTTGTACGGCGGTGGTATTCGTGCAGGTTGGTACACGAATTTTGGCAAGGAGCAATCGTCTAAGACTACAGGTGCATTAGTTATTGCCGCTAATGCTGTGAAAGCGGGCGTGCCTATTATCTCGTATAGTGACTTCGAGGGAAGTAGCGTAGCGTCAATGCCGTATATCCGTGCGATTTTAAAGACGTGTGGCGTCGATAAAACGCTCGGTGAGGTGTTCGGACAAAAGGATCAGGAAACGGGCAAGTGGATTACACCGCCAATCGTTCGATTTAGCGCTGAGACAATCGGCGAGCGTTTCTTTGACCTGCTTTCTGCAACGCTCCGTGCCTTGCCTGATAAAAAATCAATTGGCGGTAAATGGTGGCTTGTTTACGAGGATAACAAGGTAAACAAAGCCAAGCTTGCCGAGTATTCAGACCCGTCTATGGCAAAGCGCTACGGCAACGGAATATGGATTCCCGCTCCGAACGCTGAGTTGCAGGCAATCTTTATTGTTGACTCGTACCCTGCAATGAATCCGTCTGCAAACGACGAGGACGAAACGAATAACTCGATTGCTTTGCAGGCGCGAATGTTTAGCAAACAGCTTCCACGTGTCAAGGGCTATTTGGCTAAGAAAATGGTGGCGGTTATCGGTACAAACCAATTGCGTGCTAATCCGTTGGATCGCTATCACCCCGAAGTAGAACCGTGTGGTGAAAGCTTGAAGTATAATTGCTTTGGCGAGGATACTTTGCTTCACACTAAATACGGTATGCTTTCTGCACGTGAATTTGCCGCTGTGCAAAAACATACTCACTTGCAATCTATTATTGGCATGGAAAAGACCCTCGGCTACAAATGCGTGGGCTTTTCTGATACAATTGATATTGAATCCGATTTTGGCTATCACGTTACAGGTAAGCCAGGTCATAAGGTATTAGTTGCTCGCTGTGGCGAACAACAGTATCCTACTCTATCTTGGACTACATTAGAAGAGTTTTCTTCTATTAATCTTGGCGGCTTCGGCTGTTATATGGCTATTTCTTGTAATGAGGTAGAAAAGCCTACAGAGTATCAACAGATTCATTTTAAAGCTGTTGGCTCCGTTAACAGGCAGTCTCAATTAAAGAATGATACCCTTGATTTAATCTGTGATGAAAATTTAGCCGAGTTACTAGGTTGGATCGTAAGCGAGGGTTTTGTTAGCAAACAGCACTTTGTAACGACTATTGCTAATAAAAATCCGCAATACTTGTCTCGTATTGAAACCTTATGCGATAGACTAGGTTTTAAGAGCAAGCGTCACGATACATGTATTACCATTAACAGTGTATTGTTTGCGCAATGGTTGGCGTCTATTGGTCTGTGTACTTTAGCTAAACATAAGGAAATACCTCTTATTATTCGTATGTCTCCCGCTGACGTGCAACTAGCATTTTTGCGTGGGCTTTTTGCGGGTGATGCTTATGGTGTAGCTAAGGAAACGAATTATTACTCGATTTCCAACACCCTATTAGATCAATTGCAGGTTATGCTCCTTAGCTTTGGTATTATTTCACGTAAGAAAAAATATACCTCTAACCGTCAGGAGCACCGCTTTGAATTAACTTCCGAGGAGACTCATAAAACGATACGTGAACTGCTCGACGTACAAAACGAATGCCTATTGCAACAGCGCTTTACGGCTGGTGTGCTTGCAATTACTGGTAGCAATAATACTAAACTCCGTAAGTTAATCAAATGGCGTGTTAGTAGTTTAGCAAAAAATTCTAATAATACGGTATCTGACGTATTACCTGAATTATTTAGCAATTATAAGCGTATACGTAAACCGAAAGTGTACGGGTGGTTTCGTCGTAATATTATGCGCCGTAACGACGCTAAATACTGGCGGGTTTCTAAGTTTTATGACGGTTGGTTTGATGACTATTTAGCCGCAGGGGAAAGTTTGCGTACCTCTCAAGAACGCGAATCGTGGGCAAATGAGGGTATGCAGATTAAACGCTTTGTGGACTTTACACGAAAGCATAATATTATTTGGCGTCGCATTACACAGGTTAACGTAGCACGGCAACAAGTTTGCTATGATGCGTGTATGCCTAAGTCTCACACCATTATTACTAATGGTATTGTTTCGCATAACTCTGACGTGCGCTGTAAATTTACCCCGCGTGCATCAGGGCAACCGCTCTGGCCGAAAAATTTTGACAAGGACACAGGCTGGGAAATTGAAAAGTCCGTTGAAGCTGAAAATGGCCGTGATGGGTATCGCTATATCCACGTTAAAACTATCAAAAATAAACTGAGCACACCTAATCGTATCGGTTGGCTTCGTATCTGGGCGTCTGACGCTTCAGGTGAAGGCCGAGGGTACGATCCTGTTTTTGATACGGCGTATTATCTGTATTTGACGGGACAGCTTGTCGGACGCGGACGCCGTTCAATGAAGCTTTTGTTGAACAAGGCGGCTGTGCAACCGTCGATTACGTGGGAGCAGATTAAACTGTGGGTGCTCGGTACAACGGCGCAGAAAAAGGAAATCTGTAAAGCGCTTGGCTTTACCAAGTCGTTTGACTTGCGTAAGTTGTGTTTCCACCAATTGAGGACGAGCGTCGGTGAAAAACTCTACGTTGAACATTCTCAAACAGCAGTCGAAGAAACAGAGGACTAATTACCGTAACCGCATCAACGCCGTGGCGGTGAATCGCTCAACACCCGCTAGTACGATTCAAAACGTGCTAGTGGGTGAAGAGCAAAAGGTGCAGGAAAAACAAGATTTCCTGAATCGTCTTACTCGTATGGCTTATGTACATCAGACAAAAGACGTAAAGGCCGATACGGAAAAGCGCGATTCAAAATTTTGGTTTATTGTGCCCGACGAATATGCGGAAGACAATAAAAACAGCGTCGGCATTGAATCGCTTGAAGAGGAGCCATACGGTGCGGAAATTGCGCTGAAAATTGAAAAGTATCGGGATAGCGTAGGCCGTAGTGTCAAGCCTGGCATTGAACGCGTTTACGATTTTATTTCGAAGGAAATTTCGCCGCTTCTGTTAGCGTTGGATGGCGGCGTTGAACAAAGCCGTGCTGTGTTACACTCTGTCGTTTCGGATATAGACAATTATCCGTTTTTGACGCTTGAGCTGTTGACACGCGAGGCTGTGAAAATGAAGCTTGCGCAATTCATTGTTTCTTATTTCGGTTTGAATAAAGCTGACGCAGAAGAATTGGTAAAAAGAATTCAGCCGCCGAAGCAACGTGAGGTAGTTATCCCCTATGGACTTAAGCAAACTGAGCAAAATTCGAGCGGATAAATTATTCCCTGAATTTTTGAGCGAAGAGGACAAGCGTCAAATTAGTCTGATTCGCGCTAAGTCGAAACGTCGGCATGAAGAATTGCACGAAGGCGAGGATCGCCGCGCTAATATCATCAGCGAGGGAGAATTCAATCTGCAATCCATTGTCGGCGACTTGATTGATCCGAAAACGGGCAAGATGCGTGAGCTAGTCGATACACGTGATTTAGCTGAGGCTAAAAACTTTTACGACTATTGCTATCGTATTCTAGGCTCGGATATTCATGCGCCGTGGGCGGTGCAAATGTGGCTGGCCGCAATGTCGTTAGGTGAGGTTTGCCCGAAGTGCACAAATCCAAAATATTTAGATGTGCGCAACATTGACAAGGCGCTTGACAGCCGCTCTTTGAATCATCCGAAGCGCATGACTTTCCTAGAGCATGGCGTGTGTCCACGTTGTGGTGCGACGAAACGCGACTTGATTCAAAGCGGATTATTGCCTACGATCAATCAGGCGGTGTGGACGCTGGGACAACGCTGTGTTACAGGTGAAACGCTTATTTTAACACAAAACGGCATAGCACGTATTGGTGACTTGTTGCGTGATAAACCGCTCGGCTATTCTGTATTCGTGCATCCTGTTTTTAATGGCGAGTCATTCGAGAAAACGAGTCAATGCTATGTAGCCGAGCCTGAATCGCTGTACCGTATTGAATTATCGGATGGCGGCGTGATTGAGTGCACAGGCGATCATCCGTTGATGACTAGTCACGGTTGGAAAAAGGCGAGTGATTTATCTACGCTTGACTCAGTTGAAATCCTTGTCAATACGAATTGCTACGGTGATAAAGACATTGATATTTCCGTTGAAAATTTGACGAAAATCCCCGCAGATATTTTGTCTGCAAATCATCGCTCGGTGTTTCGTTTTATTTTATCGCTGTATCATGTTCTTGGCCGTGACGGTGCATTTGTAACGCCTAGTTTTCAACTTGCACAGGATCTACGCGTGCTTTTGTACAATATGGGTGTGTATTGCCGTATCGAGTCACGCGGTGATTATTACGTGTATATGGATTGGCGACAGCAGTTTAAAACAGTTGTACACGCATTAGTTCACGTACAGTCGATTACACGTACTGAGCCGAAGCCGACTTATGACTTGGTTTTGCCTGAAACACACCGATTTGTTGGTAATGCAATTGTCAATCATAATTCAGGTAAATCAAGTACCTCTGCGGTAGTTGCATCTTACGTTTTGCACAGATACCTCATGTACCCGATGCTTTCGTCGATGACAAATTCGATGCAGGCTTCAACGGAACTTGTTATAATATTCTGTTCCCTAACGTACCAAAAAGCCTATGACGTTATGTGGACGCCTTTTAAAAACGTTGTCGATCAGTCGCAATGGTTTAAGTCGTACTTTGCCTTGTTAGACTCCTATGCGCAACAGTATGGCAAAGAGTTGTACATAAATTCTAAGTCGATTTTGGCGTTTGCAAATAAGAATATCCGTTGCTATCCGACTGGGCCGACTGCATCAAAGCTACGCGGCAACACGTCAATTATGACTCTTATGGACGAGTTAGGTTTGTTTCCCTTGCCTGATCCTGGCCGTGAGGTGTCCGAGGACGATACAAACCGTCGTGCAGACTCGGACGAAGCCTATACGTCTTTGTTGAACTCACTTGCAACCGTCGGTGCGGCGCAAAAGGAGTTAATCACGAAGGGCAATTTTGATGCGCCCCCGTGTTTGATGCTTTCGGTTTCGTCTCCGATTTCCAAGCGCGATAAAGTTATGCGACTCTTAGAGGAGTCGAAAACAAACCCGTACATTTTCGGCGCGCAGTTGGCGACGTGGGAAGTCAACCCTTTTTTGGATCGTGACTCGCCCCTGATTGCATCCGCATTTGCCGCGAATGAACGACGCGCTTTGCGTGACTTCGGAGCGGTGCCCACCGAAACGTCAAGTCCGTTCTTTGATGATAACGTTATTGACTTGTTGTTTACAGGCCGTCCGAATTCGCATGTAATGCAATACGTGTATTCAAACGGTTATGTATGGGGTAAAATCCGACAAGTGAATCAGTACGATCAGCCAACGGTGATTGCGCTTGATGCTGGCTTAGTCAATAACTCATTTGCGGTTGTTGCTGTAGGCTACGATAAAGAATCGCAAACGACGCAAACGGTGTGTGCGCTTGAAGTTATGGCAACGGGCAGTCAGATAATCGACTTTCAACAGGTGTATTCTGAAATAATTTTGCCGTTGGCTCAAGCTTTGAATTGCGTCTTAGTCGTAGCTGACCGTTGGAATTCCGTCGATCATCTGCACCGCATTCGTGCTGACCGAGGTGAGCGCAACAAGAAACCGATTACGCAGGGCAAGCAATATTCGCTCAAGCTGAAAGACTTCGAGGCAGTGCGTACCATGATTCAAAATAAGGCCGTAACGTGTCCGAAGCTGAATCAGGAGTTGGAAAAGAAAATCAAATCGGGTACAATTGCTGATTACAAAAAAGAATTAATCGAGCATCCGATTGAACATTTAGCCCTGCAATTTTTGACTGTTACCGATATGGGCAAACTGTGCCCAGGAAAAGCCGAGGGCTACACCGATGATATTTTACGTGCATGGGTGTTGGCTGTGACGATTATCAACAAGGAAAAAGTACAGGAGTTGATAGATCGTGAGCGTCCGTATTGCCGTCGGCAAAATATCGGTTTGGGCGTTGCTTTTGCACGCCGATCTTTTTAGTAAATAGGATATGAGTAACAAAGCATTGTTTACGCTATGCCGTTACGCTTCGGGTTTAGCCGCAATGTCAATGCAAGCCGTGATAGAATCACGGTACGAATTTGCTCTAGAGTGTGTGCAGGAATTAATTAACCAAGGGTGCGGACACTCGCAAGCGACTGAAGACCCGAATGCGTATGAGGCATTGTTAACCTATACGTCTATAATCAAGTCACGCGGTGGCGCACAGAGAAGGTTTGCAGATTTGTTGTACGACATTTATATGTATGACTTGCATCGTGATTTGTGCATCTACACCGTTGTAGAAAAGATTGATTTAGATCATTACAAAAATATTTTGAATGAATATTTGAATGGCAACTAAAATATTCAATGAGGATTGCCGAAAGACGATCAAGCGGCTCATTAAGGCAAAGCGGCGAGTCAAGGTAATTTTGACAAGCCCTCCCTACAACACGTCCGAGCAGTCTGCTAGTGCGTGCAACGCTGACAAAAAAGACTTGCGCAGTCGATACGACGTTTTTGTTGACAATATGTCGAATGAAGAGTACCTTGAATTTTCAGTTAATCTATTTAATTCGTTCGATAGAATACTTGACAAAGACGGTGTTATATTGTATAATTTGTCTTATTCTGCTGGCAATCCCTCATTGATATGGGAAACTGTATCTGCCATTTGTTAGAATACGCCGTTTTTAACGGCGGACTGCATTGTTTGGTTAAAGCCGTCCGCCTTGCCGCAAAACCAAAATCCGAATCGCCTATCCCGTATATGCGAATTCGTGTTTGTCTTTTGCCGTAAGACTGAAGCCTTGACTTTTCAATGCAATAAACCAAAAGCGGGTGTAGTAAAAGCAACGGGACAGCAACGTTGGTCGGTTATTCCGAACGTAGTACGTGCCCCCTAATAACGATGGGGCAACGTCTGAGCTGAATCGTGCGACTTACTCCACTTCGCTTTGCTCACAGCTCTTACGTATTTATGCAAAGAAGGGTGATCTTGTGTACGATCCGTTTATGGGCACTGGTACAACGGCTGTTGCTTGCAAGTACCTTGATCTGAATTGTATCGGCTCGGAGCTATCGCCTAATCAATGCAAATATGCTGAAGAGCGCCTTTCCTTTAAACTATCATCAAGGTTGTTTTAAATGTCTAACGTAGATCATCCGTCTCACTACAATCAGTATCCCGTTGAAGTAATCGAGATTGCGCGTCACTTTAACTTCGCCGCAGGTAACTGCATCAAGTATATTGCACGCGCTCCGTTCAAGGGTAACTTGGAAGAGGATTTAGAAAAGGCGCTGTGGTATGCGCACTATTATTACGATCACCGTAAAAAGACTCACGTTAAGGTACTGTCCAACAAAAAGTTTTACAGTCGTAAGCGTGAGGTGCAGTCTTTTGTCGATGCTGTTTGCGCCGCTGGACAATATCCGCTTTGCCCCGTTTATGCTGAATTAATCGAGCATCTATTTTGGGATAGCTTTACTTGCTCTGAAATGCTCGCTGAATTGACGTGGAAGTATTATAAGAAGGGGCACTTTAAGAGTTGGCTTGACTCCTTAGAGAAGGCTAAGGCGAATATACCGAACGGTGAAAGTGAAGCTTAATTATGAAAATCAAGGCGCTGGGTGTTAAAAACTACGGCTCCTTTAACCGACAGACCGTCTTTGAATTCAAGGACGGTCTTAACGTTATCTACGGCCTGAATCGCACGTCAGGTCGTAATAGCAAAAACTCGAATTGGGTTGGCAAGTCGCTGTTTTTCAATTCCCTATCGGAGTTGTTGTTTGATCAGCCAATTGTCGGTTTGAAGGGTGATAAAGTCAAGTCAGGCTCACGTACCGTATTGCTCGAAAAAGACGGAAAGCAAATTCAAATTATCAGGCAATCGGGAAAGCGTGAGAGTCTTTCAATCAAAGTTGACGGCAAGGAGATTGAGCATCTAACTAAGACGAAAGCGCAGGACTGGATCACACGTCAAATCGGCATTACGAAGTCCGAGTTTGAATCGCTTATGCACCTCGATTCGCGCATACCGCATCCGTTGGTTATGGGCACTTCGACTGAGCGTAAGCATTTTTTCGATCAATTTTTTCACCTAGAGCAAATCGACTACGAGCGCCGTTTGTATCTGAAAAGGCTTCGTCAGTTGAAGGAGCAGAAAACGGCTTACGCTGAATTGCGCACGTCGTATCTAGCACTGAAGAAGCAAGTCGTAGGTCGCCGAGAGATTGATTCGATTAAAGACGAATTGGCGCAATTGATCGAAGAGCGCAATCGTCTGGCTGAACAAAGTAACGAATACCAACAGTACAAAAGTCTAGCCGTTGTTTACCAAACGCTTGAATCCAAAATCAAGGAATTGCCGTGTGAGCTAGACGACCTTGACGCTCACATTGAATCGGCCAAAAAGGAGTTAGCCAAGTTTGAATCGTTCGAGGACTCGGCTATGGAATACGCTGTTTACTTAGAGCAATTACAGCGGTATAATACTGTGTTGGCCAGCGTATCTGAGTTTGCCCGTTCCGTTGATTCAGCAAAAGCCGAAGAGGGTGCAAATCGTTATCGTCGTTACAAGGATCAGCTAGACGACCTTGACGAATTGGACTGCCCGCAAAAGCCTGAAGAGGTAGATGCCGTTGATTTTGACTTAGCTGAATTGTCGGTGCGTATCAAGGATACGCAACATCGACTTGAGCACGCTCGGAAATTCAAAGAGGGAATTTGTCCGACTTGCGGACAGCCTGTTAAAGTCGATGCAAAGGCGTTGCAGGCCGAGTTGAAAGAATTGAAACAGCAATACGAAGCGGCAAATGCCTACGCTGAGTATCAACAGGAGTTGTCCGAGTACGAAACGGAAAAGGCGAAGTACGACGAACAAATCGAGTTGAAACAGACGCTTTCGCAGAAAGTTAAAAAATTCGAGCGGTACTACAAGGCATGGATGGAATTGCGTAAGATTCCGTCTAAGCCTGAATCAATCGAAAAGCCGAAGTACGATGCTGACGAATGCCGCAAGCGTATAAACAAGCTGAATAAATCTATTGACTCGATGCAGTCAATTGCCCGTCAGTCTAAGGCGTTGAAACAATACTTGAATTGGAGCGGTTGCACAGAATTTGACTACGAGCACTTTAATGACGTGCAGAGTCAAGTATCCAAGCTTGAAGCTAAAATCGAGTACGCCGAGCAATCAGGCAAACAGCTAGACTCGATTCGTACACGCTTGCTCGAACTGAAAAAAGAGTTGGCTGACTACCCCATTGTTGAAGAGCTGGCTAATATTTTTTCGGATAACGTAATGAAGAAGGCAATGGTGCAACAGATTTCAGTCAAGCTGTGCGAATTGCTGAACTATTATGCCTCGCTTGTTTTTGAGCAACCCTATACGTTTTCGCTTGTGTGGGATTCGCAGATTCAGTTGATTTGCGAACGACGTGTCGGCAAGCAATCCTTGGTGTCGGACGTGCGTAAGCTTTCTGGTGCTGAATCCAAGCTGTTTACTGTCATTCTCGTTTTGTCTTTGCTATCATTTATACCGATGGAAAAGCGCCCGAGTTTGATGCTTTTGGACGAGCCGACCGCGAACATGAGCGCCGAAACGACACAGGCATTTATGAAGTTGCTTGTAATGCTTCAAAAAGTTGTGCCATGCATTGTTGTGATTACACCGCGTAACGACGTGTATCCTGAAAGCCGTCCGTTTACGGTTGTGCGCGATCAATCAGGCTCACGAATCGAAGCGGGTTTGCCCGACGAAATAAAATGATTTTTGGCTCTTACATTTATGACGTACCCGAATTGTGCTACGTTTTAGATAAATTGGGAATTGCCTACGAGGTGCACGATGATAATCTGCGGTATCTTGCACGTCCGAATCCCGTTGTATCTCTAACGTCTAGCCTCAAGTTGATTCACCGTTGCAAATGCCCTGTTGTTTTTGTAGTCGATGCGAAAGCGGCGTTGAATAAGACGAACGTCGATCAAACGCTGTGTCGTGTTTACACGAAGCATCAATTATTTCAGGCGGTAAAAAACTGCGTGAAAAACAAGCAACCGCTGGACTTGCAGATTAAGGAAGTTTCCCTTGCCGAAATTGTTGATAAAATCACTACAAAATCTGTGTTGACCGACGTGCAGACGCTTGTCAACAAAATTCAACCCTACGATTTACGTAAAGAGATCCATAGAATGATTATTAATTATTTGCATGGATCATCTAGCTTAAATCCGTTAAGGGCAAAGCTAGTAGGTATCCCGAAATTCGATGCGCTCTGGCGTGTCGTATCCTCGGATAAATGCAAAACAATAAGGCAAGCGGTTGTAGAATACTTGAAGGTGCGTGACGAAGAAAAAGTTGCGAAGCAGTACGGCGTACACACGTTTGAAATATTGTACGTCTTTAACTCTTACTCGAAGCTATGATTGTTAAAAAAGTTGAGGCACTAGATAAGCCTGTATCGCAGTACATGGTGCCCGTGTTGACTACAGACTATATGCTACACGGCCTAGTGCATATTCCACAAACAGAATTCACACAGACACCGCAAGTCGTAAATGTTAATGGCCAGGACTTGCAATGCGTCGCTTATTCGTTTAACGAACGAATTGTATTTTGTCTAATGTTCAATCCGTGCCTGTCACACGGGCACCGTGAATGGCTAGGTTTGCCGAATTTCCTACCCTTGTCAAAATTTCAAATGACAAGCTATTGGGTTGCACCTGTTGGCAATATTGCACAAAAATATACGGATTTTGGGCAAGTCGATTTGTTGCGTACAAGTCGCTACGACAAGGATACGTTGCAACCGATGCAGGATTCTGATGCGCCGATTGCCGACGAAACGGTCGTTGCAACAATTCGCATCAACGTACCTGCAAGCCGTTGGCCTAAGCAATTCTCGGTGCTTGACCTCAATTGGATGTCGCTGTTAATATCCAAGCTGAAAATGCAATGCAAGCACGATTCGTTCAAAGACGTGCAGATTTTATCAAGTCAAGCCCCGTTCAAGGCGTTTGCATTGACGGCTGATAGCTCGGGAATTCCGCAAGTCTTACGACTCATGCTTAATGCTGAATCGGTTAGCCCTGGTGAGTACCAAGTTGTGCTACAGGCGACGGGTGACAAAAAATATCTGTGTGTGTTAAACTTTAATGTTAAGCCGTAAAAGGAGATCAAATGGCTAGTCCGAAGTTGGAAGCGACAATCAATGTTCGCACGTTGCAAAAGCAGTTGCAGGTTATCACGAAATTGGTGCCGCCTGCATCAGGCAATATTGCAATGCAGTTTACGAAGGGCAATCTGTATCTGTACGCAATGAATGACTTGGCATCTTGCAAGTCGCTTGTACCGTGCGAATCGTGCGAGGGTGAATTGTCTTTCGGTGTGACGTTTGACGCACTAAAGACAATTCTAGTCGGACACGAAACGATCAAATTCAGCTATTCCAATACAATGCTTGTTTGCACGTCAAACAACTATCGTGCAGACTTGACTACCGTTGACGCTGTTGAAATCGAGGCGTTCAAAAACCGCGAGCTAGTCAAGGGCGAGGCAAAAACGCTTTCTATTGATGCTGAAACGGGCAAGTGGCTGAAGGACGCTTGCGGCGAAGTGCGACTTAAGGTTGTTGAAGCATTAAGCCCGTATATGCCGTGCTTGGTACACTTGGATTCTAAGGGCGCATTCATTTCGTGCTACGATAATCATCATTTGTCGTTTATTAAAACGTCGAAGGTGAAGGGTGACCTCGATTTCACAATGCCGTGTGATACATTGTACGACGTGCTTTCCGCCTTTCAGGGATCGTCGTTCAAGATGGAATTGCTTCCGCAACAGCTCACGATTAAGTCTAAGCTGATGGCAATTGCATTGTCACAGCCCGCGTCTGATACGTATCTGGAGATGTCAACGCTTACAGGTTTAATCAATCAGGCTAAGGAAGCGGACAAACAGGCTATCACGGTTGACCGTCACCTGCTACAGCGTTTCCTTGGTGCAAGTAAGGCTGTTGCAACGAAAGAACGCCTCGAATTGAAGTTTAAGACGCAGGGCAAAAACCTGCATCTACAGGTACGCACAATTACTGGTAACGTCAATCAGGTGCTACCGATGGAAAAACCCGTATCCATTAAAGAATTCAGCTTAGATTACTCCTACTTTGAAGAAGCAATCGGCAAGGACGATTCCGAGAAAGTGACAATTGCCGTGATTGAAGGGCGCTTTATCGTAGTAGGTTTCGGCAATGGGTACACAATTATTTCCCTCTTTGGCTAACAGATTCAAGGAGGATTACGCCTCCTCAATCTTTTGGCCGTTTCAGGGCGGATTTATTTTGCCCGTGAATGATATAAAGAAGGGCGATACCTACTCGTTCGGTAAAGTATTTATCGACACGATGGCACGCGGGCAATTCATTGTCAACGACAGCGGTACGGTTATCGCCTATTATTTTCGTTCGTCGTTCAAGTTGGTAAATCACAGCGCATTTATTATTTGCTACCTTCAGGCAAAGGCGGGATTAGCTAAGGAGTGCAAACGTGTATATGCTGATGACTCCTTAGTTATCCTTGATTTTACGGGTTGCGGTATGGCTATAATATCACCGCAGGCGAATGATAAAATCGCGTCGATTCTGGAGGAGCAGTAATGAGCTATTCCGCAATCTTGAACGATGATAATTACAAAAAATTCAAGGACACGTGGGGGCGTATTGAAAACACGCTCAAAGACGAAGAGGCGGTCGAGGAGTGCAAAACATTGCACAACGCACGCCTTTCGACTAAGATTCGTGACAACAAGGGGCAATTCAGCGTGCAACAGCTCTATGATGCAAACGCTATTGACCTGTCAACACGCTCCCGCATGGTGTACCTAGCGGCCAATCTCAAGCTCCGTTTATCGAAGTTGGAGACGGCTTTTGACGCAATTCAAAACTACATAATCAACAAGTACACGGAGGATTTGCGCACGATTGATGCAAAAAACAAATTTGCCAAGCGTGTGCTAAACTCGTATGTCAAGCGCATCAATACGGCTAATGCCGCATTGGAGTTTATCGAGGCGTTGATTAAGGATATTGATCAGTCTGGCTACTCCATGCGCAATATCGTGGATTGCGTCAAACTTTTGTCTGAGACGAAAGGAAAGATTATATGATCGAGCGAGTGAAAGTCAAAAATTACGAAGTTATCCTAGACTTGGAGCGCAACGAGCCGAAGTTGTTTGCGGTGTTGCGCAACAATTCTGTGATAATCATGCCTACGATTGAGGATAAAGATCTAGCCGACGTAGGCCGTTTGTTGTTAGATTGGTTTAAACTGCCATACGTCAGTTGCTCACTTGAACTGCATTTAGACTCGCACAAAAAGTTGATGCAGGCTAACGTCGATTCGTGGGATAGCCTGCCGTTTGTGTTGACTCATTCTTTCCATGACTCAAATCTGAATCAGCGTAAGGTGCAGGTTAAGGGTTTAAAAAATATCCTGAATTACAAGGGCGATTCATTGAACACAGTTAGGCTGAGATAAAATGAAAGTTTTTGCACGCGAGCGTTACTACGTACCCTATAACGAATTGTCGGAAAGCGACGCTAAGGCATTAGTCAAGCGTTACACCTACCACTTTTTTGAGGATAAAGCGTGTGCTAACTGTGAGTGGGTAGGATTGCGTAAGAAAGAGGGGCTGTTAGGCGAGTGCGAAACGTGCGCCGCTTACCTAGGCTCAACGATTCTTTCGTCTCGCGTGAAGGTTGGCTCTAAACCCTATTTGACTACACCGTTAGGGGATAGGGCTGGCCTTATTTCATTTTTGAAAAGCCGTGGGTATTCAGGCACGATTAAATCGCTACACCCGATTATTCCGATTAAGCCGATTAAGTTTACAGGCAAGCTCCGTGACTATCAGGAAAAAGCCGTCGAAGCTTGTATCGCTGGCCGCTATGGTGTACTAGAATCGAGTCCGCGAACGGGCAAGTGCGTTGTTGGAAGCTCCCTTGTAATGACTGAAAAGGGGCTATTGCCGATTAAAGACTTGTTCCGTGGCCGTAAGCTTCCGAAAAACCGTGAATACACGTCTAATGACAAGGTATCTATTAGTACGTGTGACGGTGCAAAATACACAAGCGGCTTTTATTCAAAAATTGTCGATTCGACGGTGAGAATCGGGGACAGCGACGGTTATGTGATTCGCGGTACGCCTAATCATAAGGTGCTCACCGTTGACAAGGATTTATCCTGCAAGTGGGTAAAGCTTGCCGATATTAAAGAAGGTATGATCCTTGTACATAGCCGTAAGGAGCAATGGCTTCCTACAGGTACACCTAGGATTAAACCGATAAATGCAAAGTTGCATGAGGTTGTCACGGAATTGCCAAGGGCAATGTCTGTTGAATTAGCTGAGTTGCTTGGCTTTTGGGTTGCGAATGGTACGCTTAATACGCGTGGGTTTATTGGAATTTCGTCGTATAATCCAAAGGTGCAAAAGCGCTTTGTGCAATGTCTAGCTAAGTGCTTTCCGCAAATTCACTACCGTGTAGAAAGCGACGGTGTATTCTGTAACAGTACATTTGTCTATCGCTTTTTACAGAAGCGTATCGGCTTGACTTGTACCACGGCGGCGGGAAAGAGTATTCCTGATATTTTACTTACGGGCGATCGCAAGTATTTAGACGCATTTTTACGTGCTTATATTTCATGCGACGCTTATGTAGCTGGTGCACACCTTGATTTTTGTACCGTGTCTAAGAAACTTGCTTATCAGCTACAGACGGTTATTTCCTACTACGGGGCACGCGGGCGGCGTTACTTTAAGTTTGCACGTGCTACTACAGGTAGTGGCATCTATCGCAAATATTATTTAGTGCGTGTATACGGTGAGGATACTTGCCGATTGCTTTCCGCCTTGTCCTATTTTTACAAGGATATTTCCTATCGTTGGCCTAGCAAAAACGAGCGGGACGTGATTCCGTATGCGGCTAACGTATTGACCGAATTGCACTACAGCAAGCGCAACGGCGGTACGTATGTTTGTGAAAACGGCGAGTTACTTGCTATTGATAGCTCTAGCATTTTGCATCAATGTTTTAAGCGTAAGTGCGGCTTTACGAATGTACATGGTCACGTTACTAAGTACGGGCTTACTCACCTCAATTGGGATACGCTCAAACTGTTGGATTCTACAATATACAAGCGCCTTAAAGCGCTGGTGAAAGAGCAATACTTTTTCACTACCGTTGTAGATAAAAAGGTGGTAGACAAGCCCGTGCGCGTTTACGACGTGTGCGTGCCTGACGGTCATCATTTTTTGTGCAATAGCATTGTTAGCCATAACACAGTTATGTTGACGGCAATTATTTGCCGTCTAGGGGTTAAGTCCCTCATTATTGCGTCACAGCGAGATTGGCTTGTTGGCTTCTATGAAACATTTGTCGGATCGCCAACGCAACAAGGCTTTACCACCATCGACAAGTCGCGTATCGGTTTTTGCAAAAAGCTTGAGGATTTCAAAAAGTACGACGTGTGCCTAGCAACGGTACAAACGTTTCACTCCGATAAAGGCCAAAAGCTTTTGCGGTTGCTCCGTGATACGTTTGAGCTAGTCGGTATTGACGAAGTGCATACCTCTTCGGCAAACAAATATATTCAGGAAATCTCGCTGTTTAACTGTAACTACAAAATTGGCTTGACGGGTACGCCTGGCCGTAAAGACGGGCGGTATCCGTTGACTGAAGCGGTGGTCGGGCCAGTTTTACATAAAGTAGCTACAGAGCGTTTGCGCCCTGAAATCAAGTTAGTGCGCACGGGTTTTAACAACGGCTCGAAGTCTACTGTGTGGGCATACGTTGTAAAGAAAATTGAATCTGATAAAGCGCGATTAAAGCTGATTGCAGATTGGGCAATCCGTGACGTAGAAGCTGGCCATATTATTGCAATTCCGTTTGCACAGACAAAACCGATTTTTGAGTTGGTAGACTTGATAAATGAAAAGGCTGGTAAGGAAATCGCCAAGTCGTTTGTCGGTACAATGAAAAAACAAGATCGTGATCAGTTGATTCAAGACATGCGCAATCGCAAGTACAAGGTGATTGTTGGCACAATGAAGCTTCTGTCCGTTGGTATTAATATCGCGTCACTATCCGCCTTGTACGACGCAACACCGAGTGCAAATAAGTATGCGGCGTGTCAGCGTATGTCTCGCATTCTTACGCCGTGCGAAAGTAAACCGCAACCGATTATCCGTTACTTCCTTGATGACGTACAGGTGCGCCGTAGCTGTATTGCTGTTGAGTTTTGGGATGTCGTAATGAAAGACCTGAAGGCGATTATCTCCGAAAAAGACATGCAGGCAATGAAAACGTATCTATCTCAAAAAGACTACTATCGCGGTTGGCAATAGTTAAAGCTTGTGCTATAATTGTCATATAAACAAAAGGAGTAGCAATTATGCGTAAGCATCGTCGTAACGTTCTTCGCCACCTTCGCACCGCTGAATTTGAAAAGCTCACTAAGGAGGGCGAACGTGTTCTTGCTGAAGCCGAACGTCTCGATGAGGAGTTTGGCGTTAAGGTGTATGGCGAAGACGATCTTGACGCATTGCTTGCTGATATTGATCGCATTATTGACGAGGCTATTAATGACAAAGAGGATAGTTCTTCAAGGGGCGGGGTTTGATAAATCCCTACGGCATCATTGTAAGGATAAGACGAAAGATTATGCTAAGGCTTTAAAGCAAGACCTTACATGCTTAATTTCGCTCTTGCAGAATGCCATGCCGATTCCCGACCGCTATAAAATGCACAAGCTCGAAAGTAAGCGTGACGTGTACGACTGTCACCTGTTAAGTCGTGGAAGCGACGACCTTGTGTTTTTCCGTAAGTACAAGGAGGGCGGTAAGTCCTATATTAAGTTGATCGCTGTAGGTACGCATACATTAGCGCATCGCTTGAACGCTTCTGTATTGGAGGCAAGCGTGATTGATGACCTGTTAGGGCTTGGTCTTTCGCTAGACTGCGTGCTTAACATTGACGAGGACGATTTGTTGATCGATCCTGATGATGCGTAAACACCGACGAAACGTATTGCGCATTTCAACAAGCTTTTTGACGATATACGTAATGAGAAAACGCGTACATAAATTCAAACGGCGCTTCACGGAAATGCGGCGTGCTTACGAGGTAAAACTGTTGGACTCCGCATTTTCTGTTATGGCCGAAAGATGCAGGCAATACAACACACTTAGCAATGCATGGAAAACGTGCGGTAGTGAGATTATTAGGGACGAGGTGCTATGCTCATTAAGGTCACGAATGCAGTCAAACAATGGGTGCCTGGATACGTCTATCAACAGCGCCCCTTTAACTTCTCACCCCTAGGTTTTTCTGTACAGCCCGACGAAAATACGGAGTACCTTTTCCCGAAAAGCTTGCAGGAAAAGTCCGTAAATAAGTTTATAGAAAAGCCGTTTGCATCTACAAACTTTATTATTACAGGGTACAATGATGACTCTAAGGCATTGTACCTTGCGGCGTATCTGCTACAACGGCATGTGAAAGCGGGCGGTAAAAATCCGCTGTGGGTGAACATGTCAAAAGTACCGCAGATTATTGCCAAACCGTCTATCTTGGTTTTGTCCAACCTAACGGCTGATTCGTCTAAATACCGTTTAGAACGCGCACGCGATTTAATCTATGAATATTACGATATTCCGAAGCTGATTGTCGCTTGTGGATTCGATCCGTTGCGTTTTGGTGCATTGCGCTTGCACGTGCCTGTCAACAAGATGGTATACTTCAAATCGGGTTTGGATACACAAACTGTGGTTATTGAATGAAGAAAGTAAAAATAACTAGCCCTAGCGCGGAACTTGCCGTTATCAAGGCAATGTGTAGCCGTGACATAAAAGTGAGCGGTAGGGTGTTGGCAACCGTCGATGACTCGTATTTTTACGAGACGGTTAGCCAGGAATTGTACGAGACGATTAAAACCCGTTTCGCTGAATCTGCTAACGTACCGACGTTGCGACAGCTTCTAAGCGATCCTGAAATCTCGGACGAAGCAAAAGAATTTATTAAAACAGGCGAATCCGTTGAAGCTCCGAGCACAGTTGATCAGGCTGATGCCGCCTTGAAGCTTTTAAACAAATATCGTCGTACTCGCATCCTGTATCACATGGTGCGTGACGTTGCATCCGCTTTCGAGGCAACTAAGCTCGATATTGACTCCTTGGTATTGGCTTGTGCACAACAGTTGCAACAAGCGCAATCTACAAAATCGACGACCGATTGCTTTACACATTTCGGTAAGGGCGACAACGCAAAAGAATTGTTGCACGATATTGTGTTCGGTGAGGATAAAGGCGACATCATTCCAACAGGATTTACGTCGTTCGATTCTCAAAGCGGTGGATTCAATCGCGGCGCATTAGTCACGCTCGGTGCTACTTCAGGATCAGGTAAGTCACTTTTAGCCGCACAGCTCTCGGTAAATCTGGCTGAAGCAGGCTACAAGGTTGTACTTGTGCCGTTGGAAATGTCCAAAAAGGAAATGGGCAACCGTCTGTTAGCTAATATCGGCAATATGGATTTATCGCTAATCCGTCAGCATAAGTTAGACGAACGTGATAAAAATCTATTAGCCAAAAGGCATAGACGTTGGCGCAAAAAGGTGTATGAGGCGGGCGGACGCTTAACTATTTTCCGTCCCGAAGAAGACCTTGACATCGACGAGGTGTATGCCGCAATTGCCGCTTTAAAATGCGACGTGTGCATTATCGACTATATCTCTTTGTTGAAGGGCATCGACGACGAAAATCAATGGTTGCGCCTAGGTACGATTGCACGTAAAGCAAAAATCAATGCGGAAATTACAAACCGTGTGAATATCCTGTTGTGCCAGGTTAACGAGGACGGCAAGATTCGGTATTCTGGTGCCGTGAAGGAGCACTGCGTTTGCGGGGATTCCTTAATTGACACCGATAAAGGGCTAGTTCGCATCGACTCGTTGTGCCCCAATCAGTCGTGCTTTTCTACGAAACTTGTTAACGGCATACTTGCCAAAAGCGATAACTGTTATAAGGCAATTACGCACGTGCATTTTAACGGGATTCGTGACGTTTACAACGTTGAATTGGAAAACGGCGCAAGCCTGAATTGCACAGGCGGGCATAAGTTTTTACGGCTTTCCGCCGACGCCTTGCCAAGCGCTTGGACAGAAACGAGTCAGTTGAAAGTCGGTGATTTTGTTGCAGTCGATAAAAGCTCGATTTTCTTTATAAAAAATTGTGATATAATCCATGCACAGAAACGTAATTATGCGCGGGTAAGTTCCATTACGCCGAAGGGCAAAGATTACGTATACGACATCACGGTTGAGGATACGCATTGCTACATGGTAAACGGTATTCTCACGCATAATTCGGAGACAAGCTGGATATGGACGCCTTCCGACGAGGATAAAAAGGCGGGCATCGTGCGAATTGATCAGATTAAAAGTCGTAACGCCGAGCCGTTTCCCTTCAGTTTAAAGTTTGTTTGGAATCGTATGCGCGTTGAATCTGTAGACGAGGATGTTGATTCGTCCAACGGATTGCCTGACGTAACCGATGATGATCAAGTCAATCTAGCGGCTGATATTTAAAAAAGGAAAAGAAAATGAAAGGAGTAGTAGGGGCAACGCCAATCAAAACGGATCGCGGGTATGCGCCCATTGACAAGCTTATTCCGTTCACGTATGAGAATGAACAACCGCAAAGCAATCGTCCGTTGCACGCAATACAGCCGTTTTCTGAATCTCGCATCAATCGCATTGTTGACTTAGGAATCCAACAAACGTATTTAGTCAAGCTTGAAAACGGGGCTACGCTCGAATGCACCGAGGGCGTCAAGTTTATGGGCATGTCGTTTTGGCGTACACTCGGACTTGACTTATTTGTCGGCGACGAAGTATGCCTCACTAATGATAAATACACCAGGGTTGCTAAGATTGAAAAATGGTCTGATGATTTGCACGTGTACGGCGTTGACGTGGAGGGTTGTATCGGTGCAAACGGTATATGGATTAAGTTGCAATGAAAATCTTAGTTCATAACTACAAGGGGCAAGTCGATACACGTAAGGATTTGCCGTCGTACCCGTCTATCGGTGACGCCTATCGTATTGGTTATTGGGATTGGCCCGAGTCGATGATTGAGCGTGTCATTTGGACTAAGGACGGTTGGCGTAAAACCGATGACGTTTTTAACGAATATCGAGATTACGTTTACGATACGATTATGGCTAAGAAAATGACAGACGAACAACGCTTTGAACTGTTTGTCCGATCTATAAGCTACATTAGTATAAATGCAATTGCTTACGCCTATAACGACGTGTTTAAGGAGGACTCAAATGAGCGCACTTGACTTTTTGCGTAATAACGGCGCACACGTCGTGTTTCGCATTGCCCGCATAACGACCGTTACTGAGCTGTTACCGAAAGATTGTACGATCGGCGACGTGTATGTAGTTGACGGTAAGCATTACGTTTGGAACGGTTTTAAGTGGGAACACCTAAATAAATTACCTGAAGAAGAGGGCGGTGAATCCGACGAACAGCAATGAAAAATATCTTTGTAGTTGACGGCAATTTTTATTTGCACCGTGTTTACTACACAATCAAACCAATTCGCCGTACCGTTGCACAGGCGTTGTGCTATTCGTTTGTGGCCTTAGTCTGCAAAGACGCGCTTTTCTGTAAATCCGACCGTGTGCTGGTTGCGTTTGACGGCGCAGAGGTTTTTCGATACAAAGTCTGGCCGCAATACAAAGCAAACCGTTCAGACAACAAGTCCGAGGGTGTAGTCCGTGAGGGCTTTTCGGATATTTATTCGTACCTGCCTGAATTATTAGCTCATTTAGCCGATATTGGCTTGCCATTTATTCAGCCCCGCATCTACGAGGCTGATGACGTTTTGTGCTCTGCCGCCATACAGTACAAGCAACAGGGATTCAACGTCTTTTGCGGTACGAAAGACAAAGACGCCTATCAGTATTTGTCGGATGGAATTAAGCTTGTTGACAGCTCGGCTAAGTACAAAAACGGTGAGCACTACACCAAGCTAATTGGCGCGTCTGATATTAAATCAATCAAGGGCGTTACAGCCGACAAGATGCTCATGTATCAAACGCTGATTGGCGACAAGATTGATAATATCCCGTCGATATTGACGCCTACAAAAGCCAAGGAATTGATTGCGAATTACGCTTCGATTAATGAGGCTATGCAGTCCGACGAATTTTCCTATTTGAAGAAGCAGGCATTGGACTTGAAGCGCAATCGAAAATTGGTTAAAATGATAGCTGACGTAGAATTGCCTGAGCCTAACGCGCTGAAAATCCGACGGGTTAGCCTAGACGATGATACGCGCTACCATTTACCTGCACCGTACTTTGACTTGGTGGAATTCAGCTCACCTCGCACGGTTTCACTTTTCGGGTAATTGTATGATACTAATTGACTTGGTTAGCCGTTGGCTAAATAACGATAGCAACCCTAATTACGTGCCAAACGTATTTGCGGCAATGATGGATTCCTGTTGTATTCACATTCGCGGTTGCGCCGAGTATTTCAGTACGACGGAAAAATTCTGCGATCCTGAATTGCGGAATACTTTAACAATTCTGTTTTACAATATCACGATTCTTTCGAGGATGCTCAAGCAATTGGAATTGGACGTTGATTTGCAGGAATTGATGCAGGTTGCGTGCGAGGTGCGGGACGTTGCACATGCAGGTGACTTGTCACGTCATAAAGATTTGACAAAGAAACTTTACGACGTAGCAATGACTACGACTGAGCTGTGTTTCGAGCAAACACGATACCCGAAGGTTTAATTTTATATATGAAGGGCATGAACTTGGCAGTCAGCGTCTTTCATATTTGTTTCTCCTAACGGGTTGGGCGTGGGGTTATTTGCGAGAATAGCCCCACGTTTTTACGTTATTTTTATTGAAATATATTCAGACTCCGTTTGCCCGTCTAGTCGGTTTGGCTAGGCGGGCTTTTTTGCATCTAAATTTTATTTTATTGCATGGGGTTCTATATGGCATTAGTTACATTTAATCAGCTAAAAGAATCCGCAAAAGCCGACGGCTACAACGTAGATAATCAGCCATTTATCAATCCCGATTGGCCTATCATCAAGGCATGGCTTTTCTACAAAAAGCAAATCGTCACGAACTTTAATGACATGGCTCGTGACATTTATAACCATAGCCCGAGCTGTGCGGATATTCAAGTAACGGATACCCGCAGATTCGGCTCCGCTGTTACAGGCGGCGTCGAATATTTGCGCGTGTATCTACATACAGGTATTTATTTCGGTTTAACCGATACGATTTCAATTGAAGGTGCACAGCTTTTGATTGCTGGAAAGCTTGTGAATTCAGCCGAAGTCACGTATGAGCAACAGGATTTAATTCTGTTTGTAAAAGCAACGGCTGGTGCACCTTTCACAATCAAGTCTGAGTATTTCAATTATTCTTCTGACGGCTCTGATGGCGGTGAAACAGAATTCCCCGCAATTGTCGATCAGGCCGTTTGCGACTATTCTATTGTGGATAAAATCTAAATATGGCATACCAAAAGCAACAATGGCTGGCTAACCAAACGATTATTTCAGCCGACCGCATGAATCACATTGAGGACGGTATTGCTAACATTGAGCTGACGCCAGGCGCAGACGGCATTACACCGCAATTGCGTTTGGGCGATAGCGGCATCGAAGTTAGTTACGATAACGGTCAGCAATGGCAATTGCTCGTACCGCTCTCACAGATTACTGGCCCGCAGGGTGAGCCTGGCCAAACCGTCAAGATTTATAAGACGTATGCTTCAGTTGAGGCAATGAATGCCGACGCTGAAAACGTACCTGAAGGCTCGCTCGTAATGATCGTTTCCGACGTAAATGACGAGGACAACGGCAAGATTTACTCGAAGGGTGCTGACGGATTTGTATTCGTCATAGATATTTCGGGTATGCAAGGTATTCAGGGTGAACAGGGTGCACCTGGCGAAACGGGCTTGACTCCTGTTATTTCAGTCAAGGCTGACTCGCTCGAAGCAGGTGCACAGGCAACCGCTACACGTTCGGGTACGGACGAAGCCCCGTTGATCACGTTCGGCATTCCGCGCGGTGCTGACGGTGCTGAAGGCGCTCCTGGCAAGGATGGTGTTACGCCTGATATTTCCGCCGTTGCAGTTTCAGTACCGTATGGTACGCCCGTTTCCGTTGAAAAATCGGGTACGACTCAAGCCCCTGTCTTTACTTTTAGCATTCCTGAAGGTAAGCAGGGCGAAGCCCCTGACACGTCTAAGTATGTGACCTATTCTGATTTTGAGTACGGTGACGCACAGCGTAAGACAATTCAGCTTGCGAACTATGACTCAATCAGCGGTGTCGGTACGGACGGCCAAGGCTACAATATTGCAATGGTTAGCAAGTGGGATAAAGTCGATCTCGGTACAAACAGCCTAACCATGAATTTGAACTCGCTCAATGGCGAGGTGCAAATCAACGACGAAAAGATTGTTGCAACCGTCGATCAGATTCCCGACGTTTCAGGCTTTGCAACCAAGACCGAAGTTACCGAAGGGTTAGCTGAAAAGCAAGCGAAGGGCGATTATCCCGTTTATCAGGAATTTGTTGCAGGTGCAAGCGACAAACAGCGTAAGACAATTCAGCTTGCCAACGCCGACAGTATTTCAGGTGTTTCGACTAGCGGTAGCGGCGCTAACCTGATTATGATGTCGCAATGGGATAAAGTCGATATTGGTTCTACACAGTATCAAATGAATCTGAATTCGCCGTCTGGTGTTGTTCAGATTAACGACGAAAAGGTTATTGCAACAGTCGATCAGATCCCGTCCGTTGAAAATCTTGCAACCAAAACTGAATTGAATGACGGTTTGGCCGCCAAGCAAGATGCAGGCGACTACGCTACGACGCAGGCCGTATCCGAACAATTCACCGAATACGACGCCTCGATTAAATCCTACGTTGACTCGAAGGTTGCATCAGTCTATAAGTACAAGGGATCTGTAGCAACCGTTGATGCACTACCGACGGAAAATCAAACAGTCGGTGACGTTTATAACGTTGAGGATACAGGCGACAATTACGCTTGGAATGGCACCGCATGGGATAAACTTGCAGGTACCGTTGATTTGTCCAACTATGCGACGAAGGACGAATTGACACCGCTCGCTACTAAGGAAGAACTGGCCAAACAGGGTGTGTATTTCCTTGGCAATTTTGCAAGCGGCGGACAAGCGGAAAGCGCGGCGGCTGTTGATGGCGTTTACAACAACGCTAATTACAGCTTGCTCGTTTACACGGTAAACGGACAAAACGGACAGATTGTCAATAACGTTGCTGAAACAACAACGCAATATCTGTATTGGCAAGGCAAGCGTTACACACGTGTAATTTCGACTGCGGACGGCGCACCTGTTGTTGGTGCTTGGGCTTCTGATGATGGATACGTCGCATTGCCTAATCGTGCGGTTATGCCGTCGCTTTTCCAATTGACAACGGACGCTGATTCTGATACGGTTAAAGCGGCATTGACTAGCTCTCTGTCTAATGAGCCAATTACGCTTGCAGATTTGAACAAGTGCCTGCAAACGGGTTACGTGCTTCGCTACTATGCTATGCAAAGCGGCTCCGTGTTTGTCGGTTACACAGGCCAAGCCTTTACGCTGACTTACGTAGGCTTTGCAAATTCGACGCAGGAACCTGCACTAATGAGCATTTGCGTAAATATTACAGAGGAAGGTGTTTATTCTGTAACGCGCAATGCAACACGCGGCATTATTCTTACGTCTGCCAATATCGGTACGAATTCGGTCGTTACAGCTTTGACGGATCGTGTGACTGCCGTTGAAACAGCCGTTGCTGATGCGGCGACTAAGGAAGAACTAGCGGGCAAGGCGAATACCGAGCATACGCATGAAATCGCCGACGTAACGGGTTTGCAAGCATTGCTCGATACCTTGCCTGTAATGATTCAAATCCCGATTCGCACGTTGCAGGATAAAGTGTACGATCAGGCAACCATTTTCGGTTGGTTTGGCGTTGAGGATATTGCAGGCTTGCGCGGACTGTTTAGCTCGCAACATTTGCTTTGGCTCCGCTACGGTATTACGTCAATTGGCGTAGATCACATGATGTACCGTTTTGTGGTAGAATATGCTGAAGTGGATGTTGACGGCAACACGATTAAGCTTATATTTAGCGGCTTGGACACGAAGAATGACAAGCTTGCTAAGTACGAATTTACAGCCAAGCTTGCTGGTACAATTGTCGAAGGGCAGTCCAACGTGCAGTTGGTTGTGACCGACAAAGAATAATTAAACGGGGGGGGGTGTGGGCAATCCCCACCCCCCATAGTGTTATTGGTACGGAGCTAAAAATTGGACGCCGACCTTCTAGCCGCGATTGTTACTGAATTTCGTAGTGCGCGATTTGTCTTAGCAAAAGGGCGTGGCTTGGTAACGCTTGTTGCAAATAAGAGCCGCTTGACAGCTAAACATGTCGAGCGTATTCTGAATGATATAGTATCTGAGTTTGACGAATACGACGTTATTGTGCGCGACATGACTAACAGCGGACGCGAAGGTGCTTTTACTATCGTGGATAGAGATAGTGGTACTTTTGTTTGCTCTATCACGTTCTTTGTAACGCGTATTGAAATGCAGGCAACCGCCGTTATTTCATGGTAAAATATAAGCCCGTGTAGCCTCCTGGTTACACGGGTTTTTTATTTCGTAAATACAAAGCGTGGGGGACGTTATGAAAAATATTTTTATCAGTCCGACGTTCAAGCGTGCGCTTGAGCACCATTGCTTTTGTTTGCGCACGAAGGATGCCGAGCTGTTTATTCAGGCCATTGCAGAATTTATCCAACGCATAGAGTACGGCAAGCCGTTGAAAAGCAAAACCTACGTGCAACGTAGCTTGTCAGAAACAACAGGATTTATTGCAGTCAAGGACACCTATATCACTTCCTGTTTGATGCTGACTTATGCTATAATTAATACGGACGTATTGTTTTGTGCTGTGTTGCAACCGCTTGTCTGCAACAGGAAACCGCTCGAAGTTGAGCTGTGCAGTTATGCGTCAAAAGCAATGACTACAACTATGCGACAAGCGATTCAGCATTACCGCCGAGGCGAGGTGCAATTGACGACCTTGAACGGCGTGTTTGGAATTATTCGATCTTACGTCAAGGAGTAGCTATGGAAAATATCAATGAGGTACAACAGGCGTTTCTCGATTTGAAACAGCAAAAGCAAATCATCGAGGATGCCGAGTTGCAACGTGTGTACGAAAATGCTCAAGTTTTCGCTAACAAGTACGCTGAGACTGGACAGACTGAAGCCTTGAAAAAATTGATTTTCGTGCTTCAGACCGTCACGAAAGAGCGCGAACTACTCAAGCTTGGCTTCAATCAATTTATTTATAAAGACGCAATTGATGCCTACATTGATCAGGTATCAATCAAGCCGATTAAAATCACCGAACTCTGCAATTACGTGCGAGATGTTCCGCAGGCAATTGTCGATAAAGTAAAGCTGACTAAGGGAATTTTCGACGAATTTTTTGTAGTCTATACCGATTACACGTCAAAAGAGGATCGCCGTGTTGAAGCGTCAAGGCGTGAGCGTGATCCTATTTTGTTCGGTGTGTTTTTGGATCGCAATGCGCACGTTTGCAATGAGCGCTTTTACTACATTGGCGATTGGGTTGACGAATACTGCGACTTGACGTTCGATCGAATGCTCACCGATTTAGGCAAGTACAACGTCAAGCCAGGCTCAATTGAAACACCTAAGACGATTGACGAATTGAAGGCGTTAATCAACACACCGAGTTTTTCGTCGTTTTCCGTTGCGCTCACACCGTCTGTTACGACGCAAAAGCATGAGCCAGCTGAAGTAGCAAAGCCAACCTTGATGCAAAAAATTCGTAAATTCCTAGGTGTATAATGAAGGATTTAACGCTGTGCGAGTTGTTCACACGATATAATCGTGAGAAAACACAAGTATCGTATAAGTCGATGCATGAGGCTGTGACAAGTCGCTATCATGCTTTGTTTTTATACGACAATGAGGTGATACCGACGGGTGACCGAGAGGAGCGTGCTTTGAAAAATAAAACACGTTCTAACGATGTCTGCGATAGATGCGGCGCACCGATTCGTGTTTTTCCGTGGCCGTTTGAGCGCGACCGTTATCTCTGCAAACAATGTGATGCGGAAATGGCCGCTGAGTACGGTGAAATGTTCGTGCTAGACTCGCAGGACTTTCTATCTAACAATTACCGCACAGCTTTAAACGCAACCCCTAAATGGGAGTTGATTGATCGTACCGAGCGTATTTTGCGCTTTTTCCGTTCCTGCATTTAATAAGGAGTAGCTATGCAGTTTCAAGATGCAGTCACCACTATATACAATAGTCTGATTGAACGTAATTTTACGCCCTACGAGGCGAATTCGATTTGCCGCCTGCTGAAGGATGACAAGTGTCAGTCGATATTAAAGAGCATGGCCGCTGTTAGTTCGAAAGAATTGAAGGTAAAAGACGCGATTGAGGACGTGCGTCGTAGTAAAGAAAAGTATCTGAGCGACGTTGAAACCCTTATAGATATTCTTTTGGCAAGTGTCAAGGCAAAAGATCTGCGGTTTTTCCTTGCTCCGATTATGGTCGAGCTGATAAATCAGCCGACGTGGACTAGCGTTATTCAGCATATTGTAAACGCAGAGTGTTCACCTGTTGACTTGAACGACGTTATTGCTCTGTGCGACGAAATGGAAAAAGGCGCGTTCAAAAGCGAGGCTAAGACTTTGCGTCACTTGTTTATGGAAACTGAAAACGAGGAGGTTTAAATGTCGTTTTTGACTAATGCAAGTCAGGCTATGCCTGAAGTGAATACGGACGTTGCGGAAACGATTAACGATCTGTTGGTGAAAGAACTCGGTTACAGCCCCGAAGTCGCTGATTTTTGGTCGAAGGCACTTGCACGTAAAGACGGCGCAATGCAGGTTTATGCGAACGACGTAGCGTTGAAAATGGGCATTGTGTATTACAACAATCAGATTTTCAAGGCGCAGGGTAAAGTCATTGACTTAACGGAAGCCTACGCGGAATTCCTTCTATCCTATATGGAAAAGAATCCCGTTGGCGCGGAAGTTGACTTGAAGGAAGTTGCGTTTATGCTGACACCACAGCAAACCGAGCACCTGAAGCGTTGCATTGAAAACTGCATTACGACACAGCGTATGGCCGATCATCGTCAAGATATTGTTAAGTGCTTGGACGAACGGCTTAAGACGATGCGCGAAAATACACAGGCGGTTTAATCATGCACAGCAATATTGATTTGATTCGTACCCTGATTGAAAAATTGAATGAGGCAGTGGCGTCTGTTTCGGGTACAATGGAAGGCAAAGACTGCTATAGCAAAGCGGTGTTTCAAGCAACGCAACGCTTGGAATCCATTCTGTGCGACTTGGAGGCAATCCCGCTTGATATAAATGTGGCAACGCTCGTTAAGGGCTTCGGCTCGATGATTAATGCCGTGTTGCACATTGATATTGAGGACGTGTACGTGTTTCACCAAGCGCTTGGCACGTGGGATTTGAGTAACTATCGTGCACCCGCATTTTTCGTTTTGAAGGGAAATTGCTTCAGCTTTTCGCAGTCTTTATTGCCTGAAACTGAGGGGCGCAATATTCCTTGTCTGTTTATCACGGAAACGGAAATACCGCGTCACAAGGTCGTTGTTGCAATCTCGGATTATCTAACTCGCACGCAATACGACAAGATTTTCGGATAAAGAAAAGGGGCGGCAATTGCCGCCCCGATTAGCTACAGCGATTTAACTCTGTCGGCGATACCGTCCTAGCGGTCAAACAGCACAAACACCTCGTAGAGCGAAAGGCCGCTCATTTTGCTAACGCGCTTAACAGCTCTGGTGTAAAGTACCGAGTATTTATATTTACCCTTGTACTTTTTAGCGTACTCGTCGAATTCCTTAAAAATTTGTTTGGCCTGGGCAAGCGTCAGCTTGCAAAGAATTTCCGTTCGGCTCATAGTTGACTCCTGTAAAAATCTATGGTGAATTATAATGAAAATTCGTAAGCATTACAAGCGTAAACCAACGCGGCATTTTTGCTTTACTGAAAAATGGTACAAAGGTATGCCTGCATGGAACGGCCTAGTCACGTGCGCTTCGACAAAAAACTACGACCGCCTTGACTACATAAAGAAAATGAAGTCAGGCACGCATCTTTACATTTCGACGTTTGGCTTTGATACGGACTATGGTTTTCAATTCCTACAGGGCGTCGCAATCAAGGTAACGGATGGTGTGATTTTGGCTGATGCCAAGGAGGACGATAAAGTCCTGTACTTTGTCGGCTATCCTTGCATTGCTGAATGGGGTCGTGTAAAATTCGTAGGGAACGTTGACAAGTTTGGGGCTTACGATGCTATCAATACACTAATGCACGGATGCAATGATATAATCATTGCCTCCATTGATACGGATGCAATTTATGCTATGTCTGATTTAAGTAAGCCTTGGGCAACCTTACAGGAGAAAGCAATATGAGTGAAACATTGCACATGTTCGCATTGTACCGTCGCAATCCGCTTGACAAGTACCGTGTAATCGGTTATTACAAGATGAATCGGGACTCGGAAAAAATCGAGTGGCGCGACGAATTGCCGTTCGGCTACGGCGGTATGGAATTCCGCGACTTTATCAGTCGTGAGCTGAGAATGTCACGTTTTATGCGGTCTTGGATTGACGAATCGAGTCAGGCTCTTACCGATATGGCATTGTATTTTTCGGACGAGTCACATGCTCACGGTTACACCTCTTTGAGCGATTTAAATAAGCGTTTTAAGCAATATTACAAGGAAAATAAGGCTGAGTATAAACGTTGCTTGAAGCGTGCTAAAAAGGATGCCTACCTTGAAGCGTGCGGCGAGTATCGAGACGCCCTTGACGGCTTGGAGTACGTGAAATCGGCTATGCGCGAATTGACATCCGCGATTGATATACTTTTGGAAATGCAGAATGACTTTTTGAGCGAATCTGACGATGTGCAGATTTGCTACTGCTTTTCCTAAAAATTTTATTAAATGAGGGTTATGATGCTGACTAGAGTCGAACACGTCAATATGTACGATCCCGCTGTGTTTCAGCGCGTTTGTCACGAATACCATGATTTTTATAATCAGCGCTATTTTCAGGGCAAGCTGAAACAGGTGCAGTTCAATCTAGTCAATAACCCCAATCTTTTTGGGGTAACTACCTGTTACGGCAATCAGCCAGCCTGCATTAGCATCAGTCCGCAATGCTTTAACTCCACGGAGTGCTTCGACGAAACGTTTGTGCATGAATTGTGCCATCAAGCGGATTTTCAATTCACCAAAAGCGTGAGCACCGTTGAAACAAAGCATCTTGAGCAAAACGGCCACGGTGCTTCATGGCAAGCTTGGATGGAGCGTTGCGGGCGTACACCGACAGTTGAAGCGTTGTACACGTCTTCAATTAATCGCGGTGTGTTGGAATTTGCAGGGCAAATTGCGCGACAGGAAGCCTCACCCGTTTTAGCCTATCACTTGAAGGATACGCCTACGCCCGTGCGTTTCGTTTATTCGATTTACGGGCGTAAATCTTACAGCCTAGAAAACCTGATGTATATGCTCAATAGTCAGGTGCGGCGTAACCGTCTGTTTGACTTGAATGCGCGTGCATTAGCCGATGATATAAAGCTTCGCACATACGTGCAGAGTTTGCGCATTGGCGAAGGGCTTATGTATTACGTGAGCAATCAATGCTTGGCTTTGATTTGGCTAGGCCGTACCTTTTACGTGTATCGTGATACCTATAATTCTGTGCTAGGCTATCGAATTTATCAGAATGAAAGAATAGATCGGCTCCTCGATCTAATGAAACGCTATCCCGAAAAGGTACAGGCGTCGTTAGACGCTTTGCCTAAGTACGGTACGGACGGCTTGAAGCTTTGTGTAGACAAAGGATCGCCGTTGCAATGGAAATTAGCATTTAAATGAATAGTCTAACCCCGTATCAACAACGTATCAACGGTGCAACGTGGATAGACGTAAATTCCACGTTCACGCAAAACTTGATGCCCGAACGGTTTGCAGACGAACAATCTGTGTTGTATTGTTCGTTCTTTAACCTAATGAATTGCCCCGTCGGTGCACGGGGTAGAATTTTTCAGCCTGAATACGGCTCACAGTTGATGTGGTTTTTGCAACAGCCGTTCGGGACGGCAACCGCCGAACAAATGAAAATGTCAATCATGCAGACGTTTGCTCGGTGGGAACCGCGTTTTCAATTGAATTATGCAAAAACGCAGATTACACCTATCAGCACCCTACCTGGTTATCGAGTGCGATTGGTAGGCCGCTTCAAAATGACAGGCATAGAAACAGGCGTCGAATTTGAAGTGCGCTCAAACTGATACTAGGGGGCTGATGCCCCCTTTTTATTATTATGGCGAAACAATTAATTATATCAGATTTGACGGCTGATTTCGATCAGTTCGTGCAAGATTTTGAAACGTACCTACAGAACAAAGATGCTTGGCGCGGCAATCTAACGACGATGACAGGCCAAACCCTGATTGAATTAGCCGCGTCAATCGGTGCGTTTAATCAGGCAAAATTAAGCCGCGCTTTTACCGATGCATTCCCTGAAACGTCTGTGTCGGACGCCGCGATTCGTGCAGGTACGTTTATGCAGGGCGTGCGAATGACACGCCGTTTGCCCGCACAAATTCAAGTGCAATTGACAGGTACCGAGGGATTGGTTTTACCCCGTTTTACTCAATTCGAGTGCGCGGGTTATCAATTCTTCAATCGAGACGCGATTACGCTTGTCGGTGAAACACCTGTTGAAGCCACGCTGTACCAAGGTGAGATTGTCATTTACACAATGAATGGCACGGGCACGAATCTACAGGCGTGGGTTAGCCCTGAGACGGATTTTCAAATCAGCGATCAGGACGTGCGCGTTATCATTAATGACAAGGATATTCCTGTTTCCTATTCGGGGCTATGGAATTACAAGGCAACCGATGCTTGTCAGGATTTAACGAGTTCGAATGGCCGCTTGATTATTCAGTTTGGCACGGATAATGTAGCAGGCTTGGATCAGGAATTGGCGGACGAACTCGGCTTAGGCGAGCCAATTGCTTACGGTACGGTGCCAGGCATCAATGACACGGTCGAAATTCAATACGCTGTAACCGAAGGCGAATCAGGAAATAACTACGTCACGCTGAACAAATCGGTAACAATCGACGGCTATCCCGATGTTGAGGGCAAGGCATTAGACAATCCACGTTACGGCTCAAGTGAAAAGAGCACGCTGGTCTATAAGAATAACACAAGTTCGGCGTTTGGTACATACGGATCAGCCGTTACCAAAAATCAATACTTGGCAACCGTCACAACGTACCCTGGCGTGATTGATGCGATTACACGTGCGCAACGTGAAATCAATCCGAACGACTTAGAGCTAATGAACGTTATCTGGGTAACGGGTATTACCAATGAGCCGTGGGATTTAGCAAAGCGTTCTGAATTCTGCAATTGGTGTCAGGCACAATCCATGTATTCTACACGCTTTGTGTGGAAGGACGCAACACCTGTTAATCGTGCTGTGTCGGTGCGTGTGTATTGCTTCAATTCAGCGGTTTTGTCAGACGTTGAGGATAACGTTAAAAGAGCGGTGCTTCAGCTCTTTCAAGCACGTTCTGGTATATTGATGCTGAATATTTACCGCTCCGATATTTATGATACAATATTAGCTTCGGACAAAAATATTGCATATATCATCTTGGACGAGCCGACCGAGGATTGCGTTGTGACACAGCCTGAATCACCGTCGCTTGGATTCGAGGTGATTAGTGGTACTTCGACGTTAGCCGAACAGCAGTACAATTATTGCGTGACGCTTGTCGATAAACTCGGAAACGAATCGACAAAAAATGAGTGGGTGCACCCGCTTGTTACTGAGGCAAATCAGCAACGTGTTAAGCTGTCGTGGCTACCTGTTACGTCCGCTGTGAAATATAAGATTTATGGCCGTCGCGGTGATTCAATCGGGTTAATGAAAACCGTCAATTCAGACGTGCATGAGTTCACGGATGATGGTTCAATTACACCTAATCAATCGCAGTACGAGGCGTATGAGGACGTAGAGATTAAGTATAACACGCTAACCTCACTTAATGTTGACGTGTCGTATGCCGACCGTCAATCGCGTGTTGATCCAACAATCGGGACTCGATAATATGGCAATCTATAGCAAAGATTGGCCGCATGATCCGCAATTGGCAAAGCGGCTTGGCTATCGTTATCCGCGTTCGATTCTACTTCCGCCGTACCTGTTGAACAATGATTTTTTCGTCGATTACACAGACGCAATCGACGAGGTGCTGGGCGCTAAGGTAGACGATAAAACCGAGATATTGCAGAATATTCGCAATATGTGGGTAGTCGATCCTGAATTGGAGCAAAAAATCAATGATGGTGCAATGCTCAATCCCGAGGATTGGCCGACAGGCGAACAAGATTTAGTGATGCGTCAATTGAATTTTCTCGGTGTTCAATTAGGTGCTCCTACAATCTTGTTTGACAGTATTGCCTATGCTCAAATGTGCCGTTTCTTAGGCATGTATTGGATGGAAAAAGGCAAGGGCAGTTTCATTGAGTTTATTAATTTTTGCACAGGCTCACAGTACGTTATTAAAAATCTGTGGACGAAAGACTACGAGAATTTTTACCCCGAAGGCGACGAAGCAATCGGTACGCCTATATGGGAGGGCGGTGAGTGGTATCCGACTACGCACGTGCAATTGATTAATATCAACGGCTCGGCGAGTCAGACGCTGACACTAATCAGCAAGCTTTTCCATGAAATAGCGAATTACAATTTAGTGCTGTACGGCATTGACTCCTTGTTCGTATTGCCGATTGGCGGCGACGATGGTAAAATGTGGATTGATGTCGGCATGGCCTACCATGAGGATTTTGTGTTGAGGCCGTGTCGTACTTTGTACATTTGCGGTACGATTCGCAACAAATACGCGGGCGTACAGGTTGGCACACTTCGTTGTGATCAATACACGCTCGGGCAAATTAAGTCTGCTAGTCCGTAAATAAGGAGTAAGAATGGAAAATTTTCGTTCGCATTTTCTATCCGACTTGAAGGAAATGCAAGGCTCGATTCTGTTTGAGCCGCAACAGCCGTCGCGCATTTCAGACGTGCATCCGTCGGCCTTGCCGTATTGTCCGACCTCGTTTCTGTTGTCGTTTAATCCTGATTTAATGCAACAGCAAAAGTTTCAAAGTCAGGCGATTATGAATCAGGGTACGGCTTTGCATTCGACAATGGATAGATTCCTTGGGCGGATAGATCGTGCGTTCGGAGATTTTGTTTGCGTTGATTGCGGTTGCATACAGCATCTAAAACAGGCTTCGGACTTCCCTAATATGCGGTGCCCTGAATGCGGCGGACGCTTGCATTACGAAGAGGTGTATATTGACTATAAGGGCTTTGTCGGCCACGTCGATTTTCTGTACAACACAGGATCAAAGAAAAATCCGAAGTTGTGGGTAGTTGACTTTAAGTCGAAGTCGTACATTTTAACTGATCCGTCAAAAACCGATATTCCCTTGAACTACCATTATCAAACGCTTGCCTACACATTGTTGTTGCGGGCACAGTACGGCCTGAAAATTCAAGGCCGTGCTATTTTGAATATCTGTCGTGACAATCCGTCGCGGATGGTGTTGGCAGGCGTGCATAAATGGAGCAAAGACGAGTTGATTCAAGGGCATAAAGATTTGTTAGAGCAACGTGAGTTGCACGAATTTATGCTAGACTGTAAGTCCTACAAAGAGTGGATGGATTCTATTGGGGTGCAACGCTGTACTAATCAGTATTGCAATTTTTGTAAGACGTATGAGGATAGCGAGATTAAATCGTTAATCCGTCAGAAGTTTAAATCGTTCAAGGGAAAGTCAATCCGAGAGATTGTCGAAGAAAGGAGTAGCAATGAAAATCACAATCAGCAAAACCGTACAGGTGCGGCAGTTTGAGCCGTTGACAGTCACGATTGAGGACGAAGCGGACGTTGCGACGAAGGAAGACAAACAGGCGTTGTATAAGTCCGTGTCAAGTATGGTTCACGCTCTAATCAAGCGTGAATACGAATATTTTGATGCAATGAATCAGGCCGCACCGAAGGCACGTGACGTTCAACAATCAACACCGAGATTGAAAAAAACACGCACGGCAAAAGTTGTGTCAGGTGAATAAAGGAGTAGAAAAATGGCGTTGCACACAAAGTACCGTCCAACCACTTTGTCTAAATTGATCGGTCACGAAGAGGCCGTAACACGAATGCAGGGCATCATCAATTCAGGCAAAGTACCGTCGGCAATCCTGATTACTGGGCCAACGTCGGTCGGCAAAACTACGTTAGCCCGTGCGTTCGCGTCGGACTTGTCAGGGCTAGGCGAAAAGTTTTTGTCAACGGCTGACTACAAAGAGGTAAACTTTTCGGATACACGCGGCATTGACGATATTCGAGCGTTGATAAACCTCACGCAGTACATGCCGCAATTCTCGAAGTACCGTGTTATTGTCGGGGACGAAGCGCAAGGGCTTTTGTCTACGCCCGCTTCAGCAAATTGCATTGAAAAAGGCACGTATGTTGCGACAGATAAAGGCATAAAGAAAGTCGAAGAAGTCTATCGCAACATGTCAACGGGCTTAAAGTCTTACAAATTCTTTTCGCTGAATGAAAAAACAGGTGCCCTTGAGCTGAAGCCTGTTACTGCGTGTCGCGCTAAAAAGTCCTACACCGAGTATTGCTTTGAATTGCCTGATAGTTGCGCACGAGTAACGGAAGAACATCCGCTAGGTGTTTTGGCCTATCGCGGCGGCGGTAAACGCGGGACGGGTTTTACTAAGCCTGATGGCAGTATTCCTATTAATTACGTGCCCGCGAATAAGGTCGGTGATCAAGCGTGCTTGTTGCTTTCCTTGGGCTATCGTGAAACGACGTATCATTACGATTATTCCGTTGGTGCTTTACGGGAGACTAAAGCTAAGTCAGGCCGATTAGTCTATGATTTTGAGGTTGCGGACAATAATAATTTTTTTGTTGGCTCGAATCACGGTATTTTCACGCTTGTGCATAACTGCGTATTGAAGAGCCTTGAAGAATCCAAAAATACGCTGTGGATTCTTTGTTCCATGAATCCCGAAAAATTTAAGACTACGACGATCGGCAAGGCGATTGCTAACCGTTGTGTTCAATTCAATCTTGAGCCGCACACGAATAAGGATTTGTTAAAGCAGGCGTTGCGTATCTGCAAGGGCGAGTCCATGCAGTATATGATTGATGACGGTTATACCCTGTTGAAGGAGGTAGTCAAGGCATCGAATTATGAAATGCGCACGTTGGCTCAATTGATTGAAGCGTGTCAGCAATACTATGACGGATTGAAAGAAAAGCCCGAAGTCTTTGACTCAACAAATATCGCGTCAATCCTGAAATCCGTTGAGTCGAATGACGATCAATTAGCGGTCGAATTTATGATTAACTTGTTCAGCCTGAAATTCGGTGCGTGTCAATTAGCCATTCTGAATTGCTCGGATCATGTTGGATTCTCGGCAAAGCTTTCTTACATTGCACAATTCCTTGTCAATTACACTGCATTGAACGGGCAGAAGCATCACAAGGTGTGGCTGACACAACAGAATAAACGCGTATTAGCCGCTACGCAAAAGCTGAAAGTCACGCTCGGTATGCTCGGCGAAGTTGCAACACGCTTGACCGAATGCCGATCTAAGATTATGGGTTTCGGTATCGGTGCAGACGCTTTGCTCTCGCAGTTTGCCTATTCAACAATCCGCAAATTGCAGGAAATGCAGAATTCTTAATGAAGGCGGTAAACTGCCTATCTACCTATGAATGATTTATATGCCTCTGAGCTACTTGACGTATATCAGATTGGGATGACTTTTTCACCGAGCCTGGCACAGTAGATTATTTGCGGGAGCACGGTGTAAAAGAAACTTTTACCTTTTTAGGTAAGACGGTATACGTTTTAGAATATAATATTGAAGAGGATAGCACAGAAGAATATTATGTTATAGAGAAAAATCAAGTAGGGGAGGAGGCGGTTGCCTTCTTTGCCTCTGTACGGTATAATCAGAAGCGTAACGGCTTGTTAAACCCCGCCATTGGTCGGTATCAAGCGCTTGTTTGGCGGAATCCTAACAGTCTTAAGGGGCTTCAATTTGCACAAAATTTTGTGCTTAAATTCATGCTCGAAACGTTGCCTAAATCGGTGATTGTTACTACCGACATGCGACAAAGTAAGGGTGGACGTGATCTGTGGGCGCGTATTGTTTCATACGCCGCTAAGTCCAATAGTTACGACTGCTATTATGGATTGTCTGCAAAAGGTATTAAAACCTTAATCGAAGTGAAAGACGAGAAAGCCGTTAAGCATTATATCGGCGATATTGTAGCTCCTGGTAGTGCCTACGCTTTCCGCTCCGCCATTATTACACGTGCGGGTACGCCTGTCTCTAAGTTTTTACTTGATCCTGAGCATACGCATATACTTTCAAATAAAGTAGCAGAGGCGTTAAACGTGTATGACAAGCCCGTTGATCTTACGGGAGACGACTTAGAGAACTACCTATATGAGTATTACTCTGCGTATAAGCCTAAATTAAAGTCTTAACGTATAGATGGAGGGGTAAAGTTATGAGAAAGCTTGGAATTTTTCGGCCAGTGCGCTACCCGTTTGATTATCTTCGCTTTGCTAAGGACTATGGCACGTATGCGAATTTGTCATCCACACGCGACCTGCTAACTCCAAACCTAAAATACGTGGATTACAGCGGTTGTCGGATTTATCGCAGGGACTCTGACGATCTGTTCGAGTTTTATGCTATTGCGGATGATCCATCGGCTAACTATTTGTGGTATGCTTTTGAGGAGTCTGACTACGACAAGCTAGTTGTGCTGTACGTGCGTGTTCACGGACAGCGCAACGGTTACGAGTGTAGTGTATGGAAGTCTCTAACGTGGAACAGCGATCCGTTCCTGGTGCCGACCTTCATTGTGTCGCATATTTTGCCCGAATTTAAGCGGCTCATAATTAACGACATGCTAAGGTCGTCTTACAGCCGAACGCTTTGGTTGCGCACGCTACGCCTAGCCTGCAATAGCGGGCACAAATGCTACTTTTATAAGAACATTTCAGGGCTAGTTGAAACAACATACAGCGGCGTTCTGTCGGAAATTCGTACAGAATGGCCTGTTGTAATAAAGGAGTAGAAAAATGGCACAGCTAATTCCCGATGGTGATGTGGTCTCATGGGGCAAGCAAATCAATGGCGGCGTGATTCGCCGTGGCTTAATCAATTGCGCTTTTAAGAAGCCGATGGTTGCAGAGGTGCAGGGCGTGCCCGTGTATTGCTGTGCCGATCGTGTGAATGCCGACTATAAAGAATACGTTGCGTTCGACACGATCCGCAAGCAACTGATGGTTACGTTCTATGCTCAAGTGCGCGGCAATCAGCATCGTAAAGGCTTGCTTCACCCTGATTTAGGCGTCACACAGACTTTGATTTGGAAATACGAAGCATGGATGCTCCACTCTGGCTTTGCCACGGACTTTATGCTTGACGTGTTGCTTGTGAATCGCAAGGCACCATTTATTATCTCGGATTTTCAACAAACGAGTTACGGACGCAATATGTGGTTAGCTGTGATGGCTACCGCAATGAAACGCGGGTACCAAGTTTTCTACGGCATCTATGACGGCTCTAACACGCTGATTAGCCTAGATGACGTGGGACAGATTGTCGATCACTATCCGTATGACATCGTGCAAAGCGGGATAATTTATCAAAACCGCTGTGCCATTATTTTGAACAAAAACGAGGATATTAAATCCTATTTGGCCGATCCCGAATCGGTGAGAATTTTAACTAACGCGGAGGCGGAAAGCCTTCGAATTTATGAGTGATTTTTAAATGCGGAATGCGCTACTGTACACTATGGGGGGGCACCCGAAGGTCAGATTCATTTTATAGCTAGTACAGATTTCTCTAATATAGACTTCTTTCAAAATATAACGAGAAGAGATCCAAACTACGATTTCTCTAATTTAGAAGTCTATATTGATGGCGAATTAACAGATCAAGTAGCTAACAGTATATCAGCTAATGATGATGTTGTAATTAAAGCGACTAGAGGCAAATATCCTTGGTTTGGACATTATACTGTCGCTAGTAGTAGTTCACAGTATGATATAGATTATATCAGATCTATAGAAGAACCATTTCCATTAATGCATCAGGCTAATGGTGAAACTATAACTGATTTTAGATATTGCTTTTATTACTGCACTGGCTTAACTAGTATACCTGAAGGATTATTTGATAATAATACTAAGGTAACTGATTTTAGATATTGCTTCTATAGATGCTCTGGCTTAACTAATATACCTGAAGGATTATTTGATAAAAATACTCAAGTAACTCATTTTAATAATTGCTTCTATAGATGCTCTAAATTAACAGTTAATGTACAAATCGGTTCGACTGCATCAACAGTTAACGTAAGCTATTTTGCTAATAGTACAAAATCTAAAGGTACTGTTTATTGCAGAGCTGGATCAGTAGCATATACAAAATTTACTGGAACATCAACTGCTAATGTAAATGTTCTAACTTATTAGTAAAATCATTAAGTGATAATAATTATTTTTAATGGATAAATTAAAATAAATGGCAACATTGGAATTTGCCGGTAAAGACGCCTCGCAGTTTGCGGACTTTGCCCCTGATCCCGTTTTGAAGAAAGGCAAAGGCTACGGACTGAATCGTAAGGGACGCCTATTGGTGCATGGTGACAATTTGCAGGCAATGCGTGCGTTGATGCCTAGCATTGAAGGCAAAGTCAAGCTGATTTACATTGATCCTCCGTACAACACAGGCCGACAATTCACGCATTATTCAGACAAGTTCAAGCGCGACGATTATTTAGCTTTCCTGTTGCCCCGATTCGAGCTGATGCGTGAGTGCCTGTCTGATGACGGCTTGCTGTTTGTCTCGATTGACCGCGAAGCGCCTTACCTACAAATTCTGTTGAATGAAGTTTTTTCTGAATTAAACCATCTTACAACTATCATTTGGAAAAAGACGAGCGTCGTACAAAATACAGGCTCGTTTTTCACTCGTCAGTACGAGTCGATTTTAGTCTATGCGAAAGACCGTACTAAGTGCAAGCTGTATCCGCCTGAGAATTCGCTAGAGTGGTATCCAAAGCGTGATAAAGACGGACGCGCTTATTTGTTGAAAAATTTTTGCCTGAATACAGGGCAACATTTTGTGCCGCAACAATGGTACAGTCTGAAAAGCCCTTCAGGTGAAACAATTTGGCCGTACCGATTAAGTCATGGTGAGCGTGTCAAATGCGGATGGATTTGGGGCAAGGATACATTAGCAGAAAGGCCAAACCGCCTTGTTTGGGTTAAGAAACATGGCAAAGAATGGCCGTATGCTAAGTTCTATGCAGACGAACGCAAACCCGCATTAGTCAAGTCGCTGTGGCTAGACGAAGCAACGACGCAGAAAGCGTTTTATGAATTGCAGGCGCTAAACTTGCATTCGCTTTTTGAAACGCCGAAGCCCGAAGCGTTGATAAAACGTATCGTCGAATTGTCAACAAAAGTTGATGACTTAGTGCTAGACTGTTTCGCTGGATCAGGTACAACGTGCGCCGTTGCTCACAAATTAAACCGCCGCTATATCGGCATTGAGCTAGGCACAGCGTTTGACAAGGTGCTAGTGCCTCGCATGAAAAAGGTAGTTGATGGCGAGCAAGGCGGAATTTCCGAAGCTGTGAATTGGAAAGGCGGCCACGGCTTCAATACTTGTGCTATAATTTAATAGTAGTGATCTAAGTTTTTTATAAAAATGGCAAGTTTTAAATCAAATATCAAAAAAGTCTACACGGCTTTGTCTAAGCTCCCTGGTGTGCTACCGTCTTACGACGGTTTGGGCTTTCCTATCTCTACGGAACGGCAACAAGCTTATATGTTTTTCCGTGCAGAATGCCCCGAAGGTCAAAACCCGCTTTTGATTTTTTATGAAAATCGAAACGTTGATTATACCGCATCAGACGTAGCGCAAGCCAAGCGCAAGGCGCAAGTGTATATTAACAAAGCGGCTGTGAGCATTCGTAAGGCGCTAGGCATTGATAATTCATATAAGTTCCGCGACGTATCGTCTAAGATCAACACGCTTCAGCGTGGCATGATTTACCTTGATTGGCGTAAGAATTTGGATTACTACATAGGTGGTACGCGGTGGCCTAAATTCAATAAAAATCGGGATCAGTTGTTTGCAATGTTAGACGTACCAACGGAAATTGGCACCATTAATTGGTACATTCGCTACTCTGATTCTTATAAGAATTCATGTGCGGAGTTCTACATTGAGGTGTTCGGCTCCGAGGTTAAGAATAAGGTCAGCGATACGTTTACCGTTGCACCTGAGTTAACGGTTGGCTCTATCTTGGCTAGTTCCTGGGGCTACAGCATGACTATCGTCGATTTTTATCAGGTAGTCAAGCGCTCGAATTCTTTCGTGTACCTGAAGGAATTAATAAGTGAAACGGTTAGAGACGACGGCCCCGCTGGTTCATACGTGCGTCCAACTACAGAATTTGTTGATTCTACCATATACCGCGCTAAGATTATTCCAAGCCGACTAGATCCGAATAGCTGGTATATCAGTGCGCCGCAAGGTCACGGCATTTTTAACAAAGTTTGGGATGGCCGCGACGTGTACGAAAATCGCTGGGATTGATGTCTAGCGTAGATTGTGCTATAATAGGTTCCTGTTAAAAGAGTACACAACAGGAACGACAAAGAATTATTTGAATACATTGGATTTCTGCTGAATCGCCGTGGTTGGAATGCAATCAAGGTTATGCTTGGCTCGACCTACGCGATTATGAAAGACGATTTCCGTGCGCCCGCTAACCTTCGGGGCAAGGGCGCAGAATTTACGTTTAAGCTGAATCGCAAGTACAACACGTGTCAAATCGTGTACGACCGTGGCCTTGACTTGTTCGATATGGTGTTGTTTAAAAACACGCCCGAAACGGTGGATCTCCGCACGGGCAAGTTCAAAGGCGGCATCAGCAACGTTAAGGTGTTCAAGGGCTTGTACTTCGAAGACCTGAAAGAGACGTTTGAGCGCAATACAGGCTTGTATACGTCGCTGTAATCTACAGTGTAAAGGAGTAGCCCGTGATTATTCATATTGAAAAGGAGTCAAAAAATGACTGAGTACCTTGTTATTGAAGCGAGCCGCACGGCTCGCAGCCCGTCGCAAGTCAAGCAAACAATGACTGTTGGTGAGCTGATTGAATTGCTTGAGGATTACGACGAAAATATGCCCGTTGTGCTCTCGCATGATAACGGTTATACCTACGGCGGAATAATGCAGTACGACTTCGACACAAAAGAAGTTGACGAAGAATAAAAAAGGGGGGTGTCCAAACGGGCACCCCCTTTTTGCATTTGACATTTGACTTTTTTTGTATGTATACTTCTTACATAAATAAAACAAGGAGTACACAAAAATGGCTGAATACGTTGTCCACCGTTACGAAGAGAATTATCCGAGCGACTCTTACTTCTACGCGGTTGTTTTCAACACCGAAACGAAGGAATCGCGCGAAGTCCCCGAGTGGTCAACCGCTTTTGCAGGCGTGAACACCGACATCCCTGAAGACGCAACCCCTGAAATCCGCGAAATGTGGAAACGTCACGAACGTGCTGTTTCCCTCGTCAAATGCCGTCGTATGTACAAGGCGCTTGCGGAAGACATGCACCTTCCGCATTACACCTATGCACGCAAGCTTCACACTAGCCTTTCTGTTAATCTCTTTTCCCTGATTTATGACTTGCTCAAGGTGAAGAAGTATCGTTCAGCTTTCCGTGCAAAGCTTGCACAACAGGTGCGCGAGTGGTGCGTTGAAGCTGAGAATAAATACAGCACCCCGCTTAGTCCGAAGCAGGTTGCATGTATTACCCCGCAACGTTTCTACCGTCCGCACACTTTCAACCCCGAACATTACTAAAAACAAAAGCCCGTCTAGCTTCTTCAGCTAGACGGGTTAAATTTAACCGTTGTAGAACGAGTAGATAACACCGTCCATATTGACCGCTCCGTTTGAGGAACCGTAGGATGGTCTGTTCGAGTCGTTGTCAATTCCGTACACCGCTTTATAGGAACGGCTGACGCCATTAATAACAGCATGTGCCTCCCACAAACATTGAACACCACCGCCTGCACCTGCTGTCGGCCTTGCGACTACGCCCTTCACATCCTTCATGTTCAACTCAAGCCAATACACGTTGCACCAGGAATTATGCCAAATGTTTTGCTTGATTTTCTGATAGGTGAAGTTTGTAGCGCCTACGGCAAACAGCGGCGAGGAGTACGAGTAATCGGAGTTTGTGCCTCGGTATATGCAATCAGTCAACACGTTGGACACTTCGATGACTAGCGAGTAATTCTTGGTGTCAACAAACGTCTGAATCCAATTCGTCCAAAAATTCAGGTGTTGCGTATCGTTGCCGCCTAGATAGCCGTTCCATGCTATCATGTTCGGCTTGTACAAGCCTTTCGGCAAGATTTTGCTCAACGCCTCTAGATAATATTTGTTTTGCATGTTTGGAAATAGCCCACGTTTAACGCAACGTGGGCTTTTTTGCATTAATACTCGGTGTTGGTGATTTCCTTGAATTGTTCCTTGGTAATCACGCCTTTCTTAACGGCGACGCGCACCATTGCTTCAGTCCAAAGGCCGCGTTCAAAATTACGCTTGATTAGTTCGTAAGACATCTAATCCTCCTTGTTACTGTACGTCTGTCATTGCCATAAGGATTTGGTATTCAAGGGCGGCGGCGATTCGCTCATTTGCATCAGGTGCAGGTTCAGCCGGAGGAGTATTGATGATTTCCTGAATCTTGGCTAGGGCTTCCTCCTCGCTCAATCCGCTATCAATTTCGTACATTGTGCGCATTGCTGAAAGATTTTGAAAAGCCCACATAACTTCACCGTTTTCGTCTGTTTCGACGTAGTGAACGAAAGTTAAAGCGGCGGGAAATTGCTTGAGGACTGCCTCCTTTGTAGCGATTGAGCCGTTCGGGAACATATAGGTTTTTTCACCTGTGTATTTTTCAATTTTCTTTTTCATAATTTTTTAAGTAGGATCCCGTTGGATAATATTTTTCTGTTGTTATAGCCAGCTGAATAGTAATACTTTTGTTTGGAAATTTAGGATTTAAAGAGAACCAAGAATTAAAGTAATCAAATGTTAAACTTCCAGCGTCATTACTAGGAAATAAATCGGTTTTAAAGTTTGCTTTTCCAATGGTAGTAACACCACGTAGTTCGTGATAAATTTCGTAAAGTATTCCCTTTTTAATTTTAACCTTTAATGGTGGGTAAACGAATCCAGTGCCATCCGCATATACTATAGAATATTTATCATCTACAGGACTAACGCCATCAACTTCTTGTAACGATATTCGTGTCTTAACGGGAAACTCTACGTCAGTTCCGAAATCTTTATTTAAGAACTCTATGGTTAAATCTACGTATTGAGCATCTTCTTGCTAGTAAGCATCTACAGTGTCTTTATATGAAGAACCATAGCCTCCACCAAACAAAGCATAGTCTCCAACTGTAGTTGCCGCTAACTGGTTCCTAGCTACACTTAAAGCTATAGGTGTGATTCTAGTCAAACTAGTATCATAAGCATCTACAGTGTCTTTGTATGAGGTGCCGCGTTCATTTCCACCACCGAACAAAGCATAGTCTCCAACTGTAGTTGCCGCTAACTGGTTCCTAGCTACACTTAAAGCTATAGGTGTGATTCTAGTCAAACTAGTATCATAAGCATCTACAGAATCATCCTCTCCCCCAAACAAAGCATGGTTTCCTACTGTAGTTGCCGCTAAATAGGCTTTACGTCGGGTTAGTACAGCTCCTGTCCTCCTAGTTAAAGAACTGTCATATGTGTCTACAGAATATGAAGAGCCCCATCCTTGATCAGGCGGGTTGACATATCCACCAGCGAATATGGCATAGCCTCCAACGGTAGTTGCCGCTAAAGACTCTCTAACTAAACTTAGGGGTGTTATAGTCCCGTAATACTCCAACCCTTCAGCACTAAAGAACGGCCTAGCTACGCCTCCGACTCCAACATAGCCTTTCTTTACTTGTTTAGCTACGTTGTCTACACCAGTATAAATTTTGGTGACTTTTCTAGCTACACCTGCACCGTCTTTATTGTATTGCGCCTGTATGGAAAGGTCGGTAAGCCCCTCAAAATAATCGGGAACTCCGCTATCTAATGTGATTTCAATAATATAGGTGCCAACCGTGATAGGATTAACAGGGATAAACGCCAACCAATTGTTTTGTGTTTTTATTGTGTTAGAGCCTCGTATATCAAAAATACCACCGTCTTGCTTAGATAGTATAAAAGAAAGCGAGGCAGGATCACCGCCCCAAGGCTCTTCGGTGCCATCCCAGCCATATCTGATGGATAGAGCGGTAATTTCAATGGTTACGTTAATAGTAACCTTAATTGTATCTCCCTAAGTCCTAAACGTGTAGCTAGGATTATCCGTAGGCGTTATAGGTGTACCATTGAGAGTAGCTCCCGTTACATCCAAAGCTCCTAGTTCACCCGCACCCGTAAGAACACTGGTAATCTCGGTTACTGTTTCAGGCTTAGGCACGCCTACATAAACACTCATAGGTGCCTCCCTTTATTCATAGACGAAATACAAAGCGCCCGTAGCCAACTCGGAAACGCCTGCCTGCAAATCCTCGGTGCCTGACGTGATAGTCGGTATTTGATTTACCGTCGCAATTGTGTTACCATTAACAGTTGGCGTTCCAGTAAATGCAGGGCTGGCTAGCGGTGCAAGCGTGGAGGTGTCAGGCAACTCGGATTTCAAGGCGTAATCGCCCTTCGGTTGGTACGTTGCGTTAGCCGTTGCAGTTGTAACGTAGTTGCTCAAATCCACGGTACCTGCTAATTTATCCCATTGAGTACCGTCCCAAGCAAAATTATCGCCTGTGTCCTCAACGTTGTAGACGTCCCCAATAGTTTGATTAGACGAGGGCAGAGCGGATTGACTTGCAACGCTACCGCGATACTTATAAACACTTGAAATGGCCGAGTCTACGTATTGTTTTGTAGCAGGATTGTTAGCTGTTGTCGGTTCCTGTACAGTTACAGCCCCAGTGAAAGCCGCACCTGTTAAAGGTGCGTATCCTTGAATAGTTGTGTCCGTGACAAAATGCGAAACATCGGGAATCTGATTAACCGTTGCAACATTCTGCCCGTTCAGAGTAGCGGTACCTGTTAGAGTTGCATTTTCTTTAGTTGCGTATATAGAAAGGTCAGGAGTCGGAGCTTTTTCGTCAATATAGCTTTCTAATGCACTTTCAAAAGCAGTTGCAAATCCCGTGGCATCACTACCTGTGATGTCCGTTGTACCGTACTTCGCAGAAAATTCACCAACAGCATAAGCACCGGCCGTTGCGTTTTGCATCAACTTGCCGATTAAAGCAGAGTCAGCCTTAGATTTTAACGGAAGCCCGTTTGTAATTCACTACGACTAGCTAGTGCTTCATCCGTCAACACGTTGGCCGAGCTATCCGTTGCGAACGCTTGGATTTTATTTTGTCCCATAGTTTTAACCTTTTAATCTGTGCTTTACTGAATTAAATTTTGTAAAGCGCAGACTCGAATTTTATAGGGTATTGATTAGCAAGCGTTACTAGCAACAAATAGGCTTAAACTGTTTTACAACATGGTACTGAAGCTGTGATTGATAATGCGTATGTTCTAAATTACAACTCTGTTACGTCGCTGTCGTTAACGGCAAAAAATCAATCAGCTCGAAGAATTACACAGCTTGAGTATACTAAGTATTTTTTATTTAAAAATGACATTAAGTACGGGCAAATTAAAAATCGGTTCTACAGACGTAGCATCCGAAGTGAACAACAAGATTGCAATGTCAGGTAGTCGCGGCAACCTTGCAGGCTACGAGTCAACTCAAACGGTAATGTCTTTAACCGTGACGGATACAAGCCGCGATTCGCTGGTTTACAACGCTACAGGCCCGATTACCGTCAACAACGGTTCGTTTGGCCAGGCATGGATTAAAGTCGTAATGCTTCAACAGGTGCCTGCATTCGTTGCGCTTGGCTCTAATTGGGGCTGGGTCGGCGGTTCGGCTCCGATGTTATCCGTTAACGGAACGTTGGTGTTTGCCTGGAACGGAATTAGGGGTGTTGCAAACTTTTTGAGTATTTTCTAAAACATAATAAAAATTCGTAAACAAGGATAGAGAAAAACATCTCCTTAGTTGCTATTTTCTCTATACAAAATGGGGAGGGGGTTTATGATGCCCCCTCCCCATTTTTGCTATTACTTAACTAACACTCGAACGTGCAGGCATTGAATGTTGTAACCGCCTGCCGTGATTGAATAAACGTGGGCGTTACCTTTTTCGCCTTCGATCCAACCGTTGATAGCCTGCCCTTCAAGCCAATTGCCTGTGTTGAGGTGCAGGTTAGATGCGTTAAGGATCTTACCGCACTTTTTCTGTACGCGGGCGACAAGATTCAACAGGATAACTTCGACGGTGCGGCGGATTTCCTTCATGGTAGCTTCACGGTCGAAGCTGAAGTATTGACGAATTGTGCAGGCTTTAGCGGAAAAATCGCCGTAGGCGGGCCAGCCCTGTTTGCGTGCCCACTTGTGCAGACGGAGGCGGTCGTCGAAAGTGTTCTTAATGAGCTGTTCGCCGAACGCCTTGAGCACTTCGGGAATATCGTCAATAACAGACTGTTTGGCCTGACGCTTTGCGTTGCGCTCTTCCTCGCGCTTGTCAGCTTCCTTAGCTTTTTCGAGCTTGTACAGCGTATCCTCGATCGTTTCTTTGAGACGCTTAACGTCGATTTCACGGTTGCGGCGAATCATGGCGATAGCACGTTCAGGCGTGCAGGCTTCGCAAAAACCGCGTTCGATACTTGCGGCATGACTACGGATATTTCCGCAACGCACGAAAGCTACATGATGATGGCCGACATGTTTAACGCTGATGCCGAAGACCTTCTCGGATTGATTCTGTTTTTCCTTCGAGACGAAACGGACTTCGAGTTTTACGTTGATGGCAAACTCGAACAAACAAAAAATATTGGTATGTGCATCGTACCTATGCAAAATGAAAAATATGTTGGCGGTTGCACGATTGTGGTTTACCATGACGCTTACGACAGAAACGGTTTTGTTCGCTTTGACTTGAACACGAAGAATGCAAAAGCTGATTGAATCATTAAAGCAAATCCACGGCGTGCGTAACGTTGAATTATGCACGCTTACTTGCGGATATACCGTGACGTTCGCATTTGCGGACATCGAGCACATGCAATTGTTGTTTGAAGTAATTCAGGCGTTTCTTTGTAACGATTTTCGGTGCGACCTCGATTACTCGAAACAGGACGGCTTGCACAAGCAAATCAGTCTCGGCTACGTGTTCAATGATAAATACAGAGGCGGGTTTATCGTGAGCACGCTGAAGAATGAGAGTGATACAGGGGATTTCCGCTTGGAGTTGCGTACAAAATGAAAGTTAGAAAACAAACAAAAGGTCGGCATACGCAAGTCTATACTTGGTATCGCTACGTTGCGAAGCGCCTGATTCACCTTCGTCCTATCGAGCAGGAAATGGAGGAGGAAATGCGCAAGGGTAACTATTGGGTGGAAAGTGAAGAATACGGCTTTATGTATGGTGTTGACTATGAAAAACTTACGGGACGTAAACCTGTATTTGATGATTTGACAAAACAAAACGGCGGTATATAATTACGAATATAAAGGTATGGAGGGGTTATGAAAGTCCGCAAGCAAACAAAAGGTCGCCACACGCAACTCTATGCTTGGTATCGTTATGTAGTGCGTGCGCTTTTGCGCGTTCGTCCTATTCAGCGTGCACACTACGAGGCGTGCTTGGAGCATGAGCGTTTGACTGGCGAGCATAGCGGCTACATTGATTATTATGAGGAGAATTATGCTAGTAAACGCGGCAATTCTAACAAATAAAGACTCCTTTAAAGATAATGATATAAAGAAACATATTACATGATTCTCTAAAAAGGATAAACAGCGGGTTAACGACAGTTTTGACGAGCTTGTTGATATACTAGAAAGCGGACAGGATATTCCGAGAAAGTTTAAACCGCACAAGTTAAGTAAGACTGTTTGGGAAGTTCACCTTGTTAGCCGTGGATCTGACGTTTTAATCAAGTTTGAGTGGTATCAGGAAAATGGGCAGACTCACATTAACTTTTTAGAGTGTACTAATCATGCTAAATTCCGTGCGCGTTTATTTGCACTAATGGCAAATACTTTGCTTATTGACTATAGCGAATTAGACGAAATTAGAGAGTTGTACAAGCGCCTGTATGGATAAAATAAAAGCCGCTGAGTCAAACGACAAAGCGGCTTTTAACATTGAGCTATGAAAGTCCGTAAGCAAGCAAAAGGTCGTCACGCACAAGTCTATATTTGGTACAGCTACGTTGCGAAACGATTAATCCGTCTGCGTCCTGTTGAACGTGCTTGCTACGAGGACGCATTACGCGGCGACTATTGGATTGAAAGCCCTGAGCTTGGCACTATGTACGGTGCGGATTACGAAAGGCTAACAGGCAGGCATTCGTCTTTCATTGAAGAGTACGAAAATGAGCATCCTGAATGTCGCCGCAGTTAATTATTGGAAGTGACAAGGCGGTTTTTATCTGTAGGTGGTAAAAGTACCACCTGTGTGTATCTCATTTTCGTAAATACCCTTTTATAGCATATTGATTCGAGATAGTGACGCGCACAAGTGTTGCGCCCATATCCATAATCATTTGAAACCGAATGACAAACGGGTAAGCACCCGCGTATTCATAGCAGAATACTGAGCTATTGTCACTGAGTTCGATTTCCCCCTTTTTTGCCATACCATTAAGGCTGAGTGTTTTTAGGAAATCTATGCGGGGATTTCCTGCAAGGCTGATACCCTTGAGCACCATTCCAGATTCCTTACTGCCTGAAATGTAACCTGCTTTGAACTGCATTGCACGTGCAAGTTCTTTGATATAAGTCTTAAATAGATTTTGCACGTAATTTTTAGCCTCGGCTTGGCCTTACGGGTTTTGCTTACTATCCCCTACCAATTCCGCATACTTCTTTGCATCGTCAAAAATATTAGTCATAATTTAAAATGAGCCGCAAATACGACATCACGGCAATTATCAAAGATAAGCACGGGCATATAATTTCCCGTGCGAACAATTCCTACGTAAAGACACATCCATTGCAAGCTAAATTAGCCAAGCGGGTAGGATCGCCTAAAAAGTTGTATCTGCACGCGGAAGTCTTAGCGATTCTACGTGCTGGTAATAAAATTGAGAAAGCGCACTCGATTGAAATTTTTCGTTTCGATAACGACGGAAAATCCAAGCTGGCCAAGCCGTGCCCTATCTGCATGGAATTAATCAGCACAACACCGATCAAGCGAATTTTCTACACGGAGGACGAATGAGGAACGAGCATGATAAAATAGTACGAATTTTATCTAATGCAAGCGCAATTGACGTACAGTTGCGACACATGCAATCACATAAAATCGAGTTGCTTGCCAACCTATCAAAATTGCAACCGCGACTTAAAAATTTGAGTATTGACCAAGTTGCAATTCGTGATATAATGGCAAGTGAAGAATTGACTAAGGTTAATGCACTGTTGAAAGCCTTAACCGACCTTGAGTCAGTCAGTATTGAAGCATTAGTTGAAAACGTCCTAGAAGGACTAAATGAAAGTTGATACGTCGCTGTGGAGTGAAGAAGCTCGTGACGCCTTTGTTTGAAGGCTGGGAAGACGCGGGCGGTACAATGGATGACCTCGAAAGTAGCACGCCGTGGTGCTGTCCGTGGGAATGGGAGCCTGTGATTGATGTGCACTCCAAAAAGCCCTACGACATGGGCAAGGAATTTTGGCGTCAATTGAAGCCTGAAATCGAACGCGAGCAAGAGCGTTACAGAAAGGAAATGGAAATGTATGACGAGGATTAATTCGTATAAAAGGCCGTGGGATTTGACATCCTGCGGCCTTTTTGTTATTATACGAGTACACAAAAGCAAAAGGAGTACAAAATGAAATACACCGAACACACTCTCGAATCCGCATACGACGCACACGAAGCCGCCTCCCTTGATGCTGTACAGTTTGCTGTTTTCTCTCACAAGGGACAGACTTTTGTCACCATGCTTCCGTTGAACTACCTTTGCATGAAAATCGCAAGTGAAGCCTGTCTCGTTTCTTTCATTGAAACGACTTTCGAGGAAGTGCACAGCGCACTCGGACGAAGCGAAGTAACCTACCTCACCGATGACGCTTTTATCCGTCGCATTGAGGATGCAATCCACATGCCGCTTCATGCGGGTAGCCGATACAACTATCGCTTCGGGCTTGACTAACAAAAAGCCGTGGAAATCCCACGTCTTTTCTGCTATAATAGTAGCAGGAGGATTATTTATGTTGACTCAAATTCAAACTATGCCGCGCAGAGTTTTGCCGCTTCGCAAGTCCGTTTTCACCAAACAGGTGCGCGAAACAACGCAACAGCACTTGGCAATCCGTTATGCAAAAGGCAAGGACATCAAGCACACTTTAGACGGTGTTGACATTTACACGTACTACGATAGTGTAAACAAGGTGCGTTATTTTTATTCGCTCGCTCCTAATGACTTGTCTTTGCTCTACTACTCGCAGGTAGAACAAGCGGACAGTCGCGGCTTTTTCGACTCCAAGTTTAAAATCTACTATCAATCGTTAGTTTGGACACATCCGTTGCTTTGTCGTAAGCATCGTGGCTTTGCACGCGACGTGATTTATAACATTTATCCGTCGTATATCGACACCGTATTAATTACGGATCGCTTGCAGACGGATAACGGCTTTTATATGTGGAAGCACCTCGTATCGGAAGCCACGGACTACGGTTTCACGGCAATCGCATACTGCTATGACAAGCCGCACAAAGCCCGTTACATTTGCCGTTTGACGCATATAGACGTTGACCGCTACTTTGACGAATTGGATGACTTGTTCGGCGATTTTGAATATCACGAAAATCGCGGTTTTCTGATTACGAAAAAGGATATAGGGCAAATGATGCTACGTGACATCAAGGTGCAGAATTTGCCGATTGCGGACTTCCTAGATGCTGTAGCGTCCGCGAGTTAAAATAAAGCCGTGGGAATTCCCACGGCTACTCGTAAATACATTATGTTGCGATTTGAACGGTTACCAATGCCTGACTACACAAAATTGAAGTGGTAAATATGCGATTTTCCCGTGTTTTTGACTGCGAACAGCTACCGCAAAAGACAAGTGTTCCATGTCGATTCGTTGATGCGGACGAGCGGTTGCCTGACGAAGCCGATACCTACCTCGTACTGTACCGAAACTTTTCTGTCGGCAAGCCTTTATACGAAAAGGGCAAGATTCGCTTTGATGGTAAAAAGTGGGTGCAACCCGTAGGCCACGTTGCGTATTGGCTTGAAATCCCCATTTGGTTTGCTACACACTCGGTGTCTGAAAATGATTGAATCTATCATACTGCCCGCACGTAAGCGCAAAACCCTGTTTCGTTCGATTCAGGGTAAATCTACGTTCAAGCTCGGACGAATCACGTGCTTTGTCGGCTTAAACGCATCAGGAAAATCGCTGATGCTACGCTTTGCTGAGTCTGCAATGCGTGAAGCAATTAAAGCAAACAGCGCAGGTGAGGTGCAATGCAAGTTTCCGTTGATACACGGCGGTGAATACAAGTACAAGGCAAAAATTACAGAGTTAGCACCGACAATTGTCTATGCCCCGCAACAGTACGGACGATTCTCAAACTTCGACAAATTCGGCAATTATGAGCGCTTAATGGATTTAACGTATTTCCGTGCAAGTGAGGCTGAATGCGCCGCGTTTTACTTCGAGGATTTTATCAAAAAGAATCAACAGGCGTTGCGCAATCCCTGTACATTATTGCTTGACGAACCCGAAAACAGCAACGATCCGTACACGATTCAATATCTAATGACTGCAATAAAGACTTGGACTGACGCTAATCCGTCAATGCAGGTGTTGATTGCCACACATTCTCTATTCGTCTTAAAACATGCAGACGTTGTGCATGAAATGTCGCCGAACTACGTGCAACAGTTGAAAGACGAATATCGCAAGCTTTTATAACACAGAAGGGCACCAATTGGTGCCCTTCTTTTATTGCAGATAGCTCGGATAGCGTTTCGATTCAAAGCGTCGTACATACGCTTGCTCTTTGAAGAAAACGAATGAAACGGTATCTCGCTCCTTGTGTCTTCCTTTCTTTCGCTTAAAGCGCTCCCGCATTTTTGTATCTAGTTCAACGCGTTGCAATATGCTTTTGTCTAGCTCAAAAGCCAACGCAATTTGATATAGAAAGAACACGGTTACGGGATCAAGCATTGCATACGGTCTAAGCCATAGAATCTGATGCTGTTTGTTGTAAATGGCGAGCGGTAGCCGATCCCTGTAAACAGTGAGCATCACCGTTTTTGTAACTATGCGGTACGGACTACTCAAGTCCGTATCCCCGTTTAAATTAAAGTAGCCGTCAATACCGTGTTTTATCGCATACGGTAGCTTCATTGCATTCTCCAAAAAGCTATCTGAAATTTTATATCAATCTTACAAGGAGTTCAAATTATGACTGAAGAAGTGAAGACTGAAGAGTCTATTGTTGGTAATATTACCGACCTGATTAAGGACACCATCAAAGAGCAAGCTGGGCAATTCATCAACAAGATTATCGAAGCGCTGAAGGAAAAGCTCACGGCGGAAGGCATCGAGTTTTCGGATCAAATCCAAACAATCATTAAGGAATTGATCGAAAAGCTGATGACGGATACAACGGAATCCGTCGGCACGAAAGTTGAATCTTTTCTTAAAGACAAAAAGGATCAGTGGGCGGCACTAGCCGCTGAAGATCCTGACGAAGCCCGCCGTAAGCTTCGCACTTTCTGGGTGGGTATTTCAGGCGTGTGCCTCGTTGCAGGCGGCGTTATCGGTTTCTTTTTGGATAAATTTATTTAAGGTGAATTATGTCTAACCAAGTAAAAATGAAGGGCGCTATCTTTTACGGTAGCGCCCTTTTTGTTATTGCAGAAGTTTAAATCGGTTTTTGCAGTAATCGTCCCTGAATAATTCAATCTCCTCGTCGGATAGCGACACGATATTTCCGTCGTCGTCCTTGGTAACAAGCATCGTACCGACAATGAAGTCGTATGGCATCCCCGTGCTGTCCAAAAGCGGATAGCTCGGCCATTTGTGCGTGAGCTTGCCCTCTTCGTCAAACCACAAATCGAACGGAGTACCGTTGATGTCAATGCGCAAGTGCTCAATGTAATCGCACTCGATATATTCGCGCATTTCGTCTAAGACGTTTGCCGCCTCATCCATTTCGAGTACAACAGGGCCTGTACTTACCGTAAGTACAGGATCACGCCACGGTGTAATTTTGAATGCAACGATTCGGTTACGCTTTCTAAGTGTCATAACTAACTCCTTTTATAAACAGAAAAGTTTTTCTTTGAAGTCCGCCTCGAAAATCTCACACTCGCTATCTGTGAGGCCGACTGTGTTTCCGTCGCTATCGCTTCGTGTAACGATAACGTGTCCAATAAGGAAATCGTAGATAATATCGTCGCCGACAATCAACGGGTATGCGGCGTTGTATTTTCTACGAAGCTTTCCCTCCTCGTCAAACCATAAGTCGTACTTGATTCCCTTAACTTCGACTGCAACGTGTTCAAGCCAGTCACAGTCGCACTCTTTGCGCAGGAATGACAATTCAGTCTCGCTCGACGTGTCAGACCGCACGCGTTCAATTGACGGCGGATCGTTATCAAAAGTCGCGTAGCTTGCACGGATTTTCAGATACGTTCGCATAGAATCCTCCTTGATGGGTTTATGTTATTAATAGCATAAAAATCCGTAAATACAAGGTATCTTAATCTTGATTTTTTCACTTTTGTGCGCTATTATTAAAAGCGCACAAAAGGGAGCTTACTATGACTGAAGTTAATGCTAGTCCGCGAAAAATCGCACCATTAAACCTCATTTTTACAGACGCGGATATTGAACGCCTGTACCGTCGTTTCTATCACCATTGGATAAAGTGCAAGCACACAGACGACCACTTTGTCGTAGATGGCGTTGACGTATATTCGTTTTATGGGAGCCGCAAACAACGGCATTTTTACAGTCTAGGTGAGGATACTTTGAACTACTACGCTTGTTTAGCGGTGAGTGACGACCGAGGTTTTTTGTCCGAACGAATCAAGCGTTATTATCAGGCGCTTGTACATACGGACTTTGAATTTTCCCGTAAGCATCGAGGTTTTGCCCGCGCTGTTATTTTCGACGTAATGTTCAAAAACTACATCGACTCGCTGTTGATTACGGATCACGAGCAAACCGAGCTAGGTTTTGGTATGTGGCAAAATCTGGTGGCGGACGCATTCGAACAAAATAAGCAGGCTGTTGCTTACATAAACGACGAACGCAAACTGATTTGCCCGCTGACACGTGAAAACGTTCGCGGCAATCGCAATTGGCTTTCACGCGTGCTGTTTGGTAGCGCCTACAAGTACGAGGATCGCGGCATCTTTATTTTGAAAAAGGCATTAAATAGTGTGTTGAAAAATACGCCGCGTGTTGAAATTGTATCTATTGAGGACTTCCTAGAATATGGTACACAACGCTAGTGAAAAAATCATCGCACAATTTGACTTGCTACTTGAGCTGTTTCCGCATTGCAATGCTGACTGCACGTTTTGTCATCAACGCGCTTGCGACGGTTACAAGGAGCGCTACGAGTCGATTATTCAAATGCCGAAAGCCTGGTACGTTCGACAATGCCTGAATCAATTGAAAGCAAATAATCTGAGGGGCGATAAGGTTACGTTGCTAGGCGGTGAGCTTTTCTACGACAATAGCACGTCGTACATTGATGCAATGCATGAATTGCTGGACTACTTGAATCCGTCGCAATTAAACGTTACGACGAATCTGTTGTACAAGCTAGAACACAGCGTGCTCTTGCAGGAATGGCTGAAGCGGCCAGGATTTAGCATCAGTACGTCGTACAATCCTGTAGGGCGGTACAAGTCGCAAGCACAATTAGAATTGTTCGAGCAAAATGTCAAAAGACTTGCGTACTTGACTTTGAACGGCGGCAATATGCTATCGGTCGAAGTTGTGTTGCAGGAAGACGTGCTGTGCAACCGTGTAAAACTGCCGTTCCTAGACTACATAAGAAAGCTGAATGAAAGCGTCGATCAGCCTTTGATTGACTGCATTTTCCTGGTTGACTACCGGGGCTACGCAACCTACGTTTTGAATAGTTTCAATGATTTGCTTTTGCACTTCCTGCAACGTTACCCCGTTTTTACCAACGTCAAATACCTGCACGAATTGAACAATGCGCAGACGAATCTGTGCGCTTGCACGCAACCTTCTACACATTGCCTGTCGTACAACAACGGATTCAAAGTTACAGAGAAGCAAGCCTGCATTGACCAATCGAGCAATACTGAAGAATTGCATAAAAGACTGATTGACTACTACGGATGCAACAAATGCGAATATCGTGACACATACTGCAAAGACGTGTGCTTGGCCGGGCTGAATCGTAGCGGCTTGTTGAACACCACGCAGTATTGCTATCAGCGTTTCCTTTTGGACAAATACGACGAACTATTTCCTAAGTTTCAATGAAAGCCTACCAGCATCAGTACAGTCAAACGGTAACGCATTGCAACACGATTCATTCTGTGATACCGACTGAAGCCTACGCCTACACAAATGTTGTAAGAATTACTGCGGATAATTGCGAGCGCATCGAAAAATCTGCATTTTACAACGTGCAGACTCTTTCCTATTTGAATTTGCCGAAAGTGAAATACGTTGGTGCAACCGCCTTTTTCAATTGCCGCAATTTGCAGGAGGTGCATTTGCCTGAATGCTTGGAGTTGCAGGATGCGTGCTTTTGCGGCTGTACAGAATTGCGCCGTGTGTATTTAGGCAATTGTCAATACATAGGTTGCAACGCTTTCAAATGGTGCATCAATTTGCGCTACTTGGAATTGAACGATAGATGCAAATTCGGGTACCAAGCGTTTGAGTGCACGCCTGAATTGTCAATAAAAGTCAAGCGTGAGCACTTGGATTGGTACAAGGAAACCTACCCTGAGTTGAATAAATGCGCAGTATTTTAGATAGCTGGGATGCAATGCAACCGTTGACGGCGGAAGAGCAATTGCTAATAAGGCCGATTAGTTTTGCACCTGTTGACTGTGCATTTAGCAAGCGCTATAATGATTGGTTTTTGGCTCGAACCGCACCTGAGCTGATGTCAACGCACGTCGTATCCATGAATTACACGGCGTCGCAGTTAATCCACTCGCTGTTTCAACAGTACGTTGACGATTCGACGTTAGTCATTACAACGGATTTAGAGCACGAATCGGTGAATGAAGAATGCATGAAAGTCAAACATCATGTATGCTTGCCGATACGTGATTTGGATCAAGGCCAATTCGAATTATCATTACGGCTAGTGCAACGCATTATCCGCTGTAACAAGTTCAAAAAAGCGTTTGTGTATATGTCTGGCACAAGCTACAACGGGCGCTTTTCTGTATCTAATGAATTCTTTGTTGCATTGAAAAAGATAAAGTGCGAATTCCTGTTGTGCTTTGATGCGTCGCAGGAAGTCATGCTGACGCCACGTGACTATTCCCTATTTGATTACGTGATAGGGACTGCGCATTCTTTGGTGTTGCCAGTCAATATGGGATACTGCTTCAGTCGCAAGGATTTACGTTTGCCTGGCCATTTTTGGTACAATTGGATTCAGCCTTTCTTTGCACGGTGCGACGTAGTGCTGAGTCGTAAAAACAAGTTGGATTGGTTTGCGGATACGGTCAAAGAATATTTCAAAGACAAGCCCGTTGAATTCTACAAAACCGTAAATAATTGGCGAGTGGCCTTCTCCATTCCGTCGATCGAACAAGCCTACCTAGATTCGAATATTTCCGATTTGTCGAACCTGCAATCGCAGTTTGATTTGGCGGAGGCTGAAAGGGGTAGACGCGGAATAATGAGCTGTGGCTACACGTACATTTCAGGCGGACTTAGCGCTAGTCGCAATTTTCGCATCATTGAACGGGCGCTATGCTTGAACGATTCGTTAATTTGACTGAAGAGCGGGACGGTGTAGTCCTGTTCGATTCTGTATTGTCGATTTTGGACTTGCCGCTTGAGCCGTTATATAAATGGCACGGGCAGTGCAAAATCAGGCGTATGCGTAATTGGCTATCAATCGAGGCTCAAACGTGGGCTATCGAGATAACCGACTACACGATTTATATACGCTACAAAAACTACGTACCGCGCAAGCCTTTGACTTACGTTTTGGTTTTGCTTGGCAAGTACGATTGCTTGAACCAGCTAAATCAGGCGTGGGATAGGCCGTTGCGAAAAGGCGTGATTTATCACAAATACTACGTCAATAAAAAAGCCCCCGAAGGGGCTTTGTTTTAATTCCAACCCTTGCGCTTGGCTTGGAATTCGACGGCATCATCAACGTCGGGGTATGCATTACGGAAAATCGCGGCGCTCATGGTGAAGTACAGATCGTTGCGATTCACGTTGTGCTCCTTGGCGACTGCATCGAGCTTGTCCAAGTCGTACAGCCCGCTGTCCATAAGCTCAACGGCGTCCTCGCGCGAATTGAGGTACTGAATGAAAGCGGCCTTGATTTGTTCCTTGTAAGACATCTTGTGTACTCCTTTTGTTTATGCCTTAATTATATCGTAGATTTTAGCGAATTGCAAGTTTGTATGCCTTAAACGTGTGTTCGTGCTTTTCGTACCAAAAATCGGCGAATTCGCGGAATTCTTCGTAAGGCATGAAACCGCGACGGAGGATGATAAACACCTTACCGTTGATGCACTTGGCATACTGTTTTGCTTCCCTCAAGGCTTCCTTGTAGGTGGTGTGCATGTTGTAGTGTTCGCTCTTACCGTTGTCAGTGTTTTCAACATGCACGTCGTAAAAATATTTGTGGAATCGCATTTGTTGTACTCCTTTTGTTTTATTCATTATAGCATGAAAAATTAAAAATGCAAATTATTTTTGTGGTACAATGACACAAAAGGAGGAGTTATGTACATTCGCGGCAGTCAGATAGATCCGTCTATTAACTATCTCACGTTTGACGCTGAGATAACAAGCAAAAGTTTTGTACGCGGCTTTTTGAAAAACAAGCCGTCACGCATCGCCACAGTCAAGGGCATCGACATCTATATGTACAAGCGGATGCAGTCCGAGGGGATGCACTATTATTTTGCATCGTTTGAATCGAATCAGGCGACGATTTACCCGTACCGTCCGATTACGTTTTATTGTCATCTAGGTGTGACTAGCCAGCGTAACGGCTTGTTCAAACAGGGTTGCGGCTTGCACACAGCCACGATTTGGAAAAGCAAATACGATCCCGATTTGCCACCGAACTTCGGGCTGTTGGTGTTCAACACGGTCATACTTCGGTATATCAACAAAATGTTCGTTACCGATAAGATTAAAAGCATCGGTGGCAACAAGGTAACGAAGGCAATCATACGCGTATTGACGTACCGTGATTGGCAATTGTATCTTGGACTGAGCGACAAAGAAAAGTACGTTATTCCCGTCACTTATGAGCAATACCTAGCCAAGATTCAGACAGTACAGGGGCTAGGTCGTGGGTACCGTTACCGCTGTGTGTTCGCCTTGAAAAACGATGACTTGGATTCGGTAATTAACCGTGACGTGCAGGTTGTTTCATTCAAAGACGCTTGCCGTAGAATCCCCAATGTCAGAAGTGATGGCTGAAGTTATCACGGATTGCATCAGCTACGGCACGATCGGTATGCCCGATTCCTCTACAATTATGAAATACGCAAAAAGCGGTAGTAATGCTTTCAGGATGTAAGAAAGTAAACAAGTATCTAAGTACAATGCGGGAGCATTGATGCCGTTTACCCCGTTGGTTTGAAGAAAAATCTTGCATACAGGACTGTGCAAGTCTATACAGAATTTGACGAAACAGATCCGATTCTGATAGAATATGCACTACTCAAAATAACAGGGCAACAGATTGTAGCTATTGCGTACTAAGGAAACAACGGTTAAGTTAAAACAAAAAGGGCGGTTAGCTTTATGCCAACCGCCCTTATTTTTTACTTGTTGTCGCCTGCGTGCTCACGATTTGATACCATAGCAGACACAGAAAATCCGCGACTTTGCATTTTAGACAATTCCTGCGTAGACTGCTTTTCGTTAGTCCAAACACCAGGATCAAAGCCTCTAGGTAAATTGTCAAACGTAAACGGAGGATTTACAGGCTTAATTGCTCGTATGGAATACAACAAATTCTGCATAAAATAAAAGGCCGAACTACATAAAGTAATTCGGCCTTCCTCTAACGAATTATATTAGAATGTACCAGCCGTGATCTTGGTAACGAAACCGAGATTGCCCGATTCGTCAACACCGAGAATGCTGTTGTTAGCGCCCTTCGCAAGAGCAACCCACTTCGAGCCGTCGTAGTACATAATATCGCCCTTGTTTGCACCAGCAGGAGCAATGGCGGCGAAAGCCCCTTCAGTCGTAGATGCACCCGTACCGCCGTTGGCAACAGGAAGCACACCCGTTACATGCTTGGTAAGATCAACCTGACCGAAAGTCGGAGCGGCGGAAGCCGTACCGATCAGCACGCCCTCGGCGTTAGCAACGGCTCCGACAGGGTTGGTACCGTTACCGACAACGAGCTGATTAGCGGGTAGAGTGGTAGCGCCCGTACCGCCATTGGAAACGCTCAGCGTACCCTCGATGCCAGAGTCAAGGCTGAAGGCTTGCCATGTAGCGGCTGTGCCGTCACCGTTAGCGACAAGCACCTTGCCCTTGTTGCCCGTACCCGAAGCAACTTCGAGGTTGTTGCCGATAACCTTAACGGTGGAACCCTGCTTAACGGAAATAGCGTTACCGGTAATATCAATGCCAGCGCCAGCCGTGTATTCGTTCGGAGCGCTAATCTGCACGAATTCGATTTCGGTTGTACCGAAAGTGATTGTGCCCTGATTCATCAGACGCCAAGACGTACCATGGAGGCCGCCGTGCGTGATCAGGAATGTAGCACCCTGATAGTTAATTGTCGGCTCGCCATCGAAGTCATCAGCACGAGTCAGTACAACTTGACCTGTAGCGCCTGCGGGAACCGTCGTTACAACGTAGCAACCGTTCTGCTTCTTATCCGTCTGATTGAGGAGCATAACACGCATAGACTGCAACAGCGTAACGCCGTTGATCTGTGTCGTGTTGCCCGTGTTAGCGGTAAGCGTAAAGGTTGCACCGACGCCGGGGTAAGCACCCGAACCCGCCTGATAGGAACCCTCAACGTTTGTGTTAGAGCCTGTAGCGCAAGACGTATGGAAGGTGTAGCCGAGAGCAACGCTATCAGCGTACTTCTTCGTGACAAGCGTCTGATCGTCGTAGGCGGCTTCAGTCACGCCTTGAGCGTACTTGATAACGCCCGTAGCGGTACCGCCTGCAAGCGGCATTGCATCGGTAATGCCATAGCCTGTAAGGGTAGTCGGATTTTCGCCCGTGGTTACAATACCACGGTCATTAACCGTAACCTTGGTGTAGGCACCTGCGGTAACACCCGAAACAGGCAGACTCACCTTAGCGGTCTTAGCACCCTCGTCGATAGAGACTGTCACAGACGAATCAGCGGCGCTCATTGCGAGGCCGAGAATATCGCCTGCGGCGCTACGATAAATGAAGCCTGCATCAGCGAGAGCGGCCAATTTATCGAGCTGATCGCTATGAGCCTGAACGCTATCGCCGAGAGCTTCGGTAATGGCGTTCGTGACTTCTTCCGTAAAGTCGGAAATATGAGCGGTCGTCAGCGAGACGTTGTGCCACTTGGAATCGCTTGCATTGTAGGCCAGCACCTGATTGTTAGCGACAGACTGAATAAGCGCGTCAGAAAGTTGGCCGACGGCATACGGCGTCAGTTGAAATTCGCCGAGCGTATCGGAATCGGGCGTTTCGGTTGCACCGACGCGCATAAACATCTTGCGGTCGGCAATGTTGAACGCGATTTCGCCACGGCTCAAGTTTTCCAACGCGGGCTTATTGCCAGGCGTATAGGAATAGTAAAACTCAACAGCTTCAAGCTTAATATCAGCCATTTACTTATAAGTCCTTATTAAAGCAGTTACTAATATGTGTTAGCACATACACAAAAAGTAGCAAAAGCCAATAACCCGCAAACCCGTATCCTACGCTCAAAGCGAGGTAGAATAGCTTGCTCATTGCAAACGGGTTACGGAAAGGTGTGCTGGCCCTTCTTCAGCCAAAATAATAATATCCGTAATCGGCGTATCCATTACAAGCATGGATTTAACCGTTTGCGTTATAATTAGATTGTCTCGCATATATGTAAGCTTCACGGGCGAATCAGTCATAAGTGAAAGCATACTTGTTTCGCCGCAAATATTATGCGAGTACCCTTTTTCTAGGTTAATTGTTTCAACGGAAAGGGTGGAACCTGAATAACTACCACGCATATACTGCCGCTGTGATAGTACATTAGCCGTCCCAGCCCTCACGTTTAAATCGACTACTACTCCGCAATCCTCGTATTCCATTTAATTGCCTCGAATTGCCCTGCACTTTTCTCTGTGCTCGTAGTCATCACGGCATTCTTTGCAACAAAAAAGGCCGTCGCACGGCTCACCGCAGTTCAAGCAATGCCCCGTGCGTGCAATTGTTTCAACAGTAGTTGCTACTTGACTTAATTGCTTCTGTAGCATAAACTGTTGTTTTTCTTCTGCAATATCTGCAATATCCATTTAGAATGTACCGCAACGAATACGTTTAACAGCGCTAGTTACACGGCCTTGTGCGTCTACGGTTAACCCTGCATACTCGCCTGCGGTTACACCCGTATCTGTTAATGAAATTGTCATTGTGCTATTTTGGCCGTTGCCGTTTTGCACGTTGACACCGTTATTTCCGCTTACCGTAACAGAGCGAGTATTGCCGTTTGCATCGACGGAAACAAAACCTGCACCGCTTGGAGCAAGCATTTGCTTCGGTGAGTAGATGCGCACCCATTTATCTACGCTGGCCAACAGAATATCGCCTGCGTAGAATCCTGTGATACCGTCAAGTTCGCGTGTTGTGGAAGCGGTTGTTACCTCAATCAGATAACCCGTTACTTCGACTTCCTGATAGTTTGCTTCATACGGAGCATTGTCAGATCCATACGGACGGATACCAATATCAAGCACCATCTTTCCGCCTGGACGAATCTTTACGTTCGGATCTTCGTTATCGGAAATCGTGTCATTTTGAGCATCCCACGTACCGTACAGATAAAGCATACCGAAAGCGGAATTGCGGGCATCCATACGGCCAGCGACTTCAAAATAATCTTGATTTTCGGCACCAGGTGTTGAACCCGCAACTTCTTCGGCTAGACCTGCAATGCCGCCAGGCTTATTAAAGTTACCTGTCAATATGTCCGAAATATCGTCGCCTGTAATTACAACGTCGCCTGTACGCCCGTTAACAGACGTGACGTTTGCAGATACCTTGCCGTTTGACACGGACAAGCCCGCACCGACGGACATAATACCCAAAACGGTAGAGGAGGCAATCGGCAGATTGGCGTTAGTCAAAACGTTAAGCCAAGATGTCCAACTCTGACTTTGCACGTCGTACACACGATAGTAAATGCTATCGTTTGACGTGACACGTTGCATTACGAACGTTGTGTTATTCACAACTTCAAGCGTAAACGGATCGCCGTTCTCTTCCTCGACCATTGCGCTAGGCAAACCGATTGAGGTAGCAACTACACCGTAATACAGCCCGCTTGTGCGATAACCGTTAATGCTTGTCTGTGTCGGAATTTGCTTCGGATTAATCAAGCCTGAAACGCCTAGCGTTTCCGTACTGATTTCAATGTTGCCCGTTTCAGCATCAGGTGTGATACCATTAACGGATTCAACGGGACGCTTGTCAAACGTGAGCGTACCGTCAGCTTCAGCGTGCAGGTATTCGCCAACCTTAATACCGCCTAGACGTGTAGTCGTAGCAACAGGCGGCGTAAACGTTGCGGGCTTATTCAAAATATCCGACCATTCGCCCGAAATTGCAACGGCTGACGCATCCTTAATATCATTGATTGTCAGTTCAACTACACCCGTGTAACCGTTAACGGATTCAACGGGGAAATTGACGGACACAACACCTTCAGGCGTAACGTCCATGCCTGCACCGACGATGATACCGCCTAGCGTGTCTTTCGTCGCAACCGGGAGCATCAGCGTATTAAACGAAACATGTGTACGGCTGAAATACATAACCGTATCACCCGCGCTCGGTACGATTGCAAGCGGTGTTCTGAAGGAAATTGTTGCCTGCGTGCCAAGCGTGCGCACAGACGAAACGCAACGGCAAATCGAATAGCAAGCGCCGCTTGAGAATTCAACTAGTTTATCACCGAAGAATTGCGACGTCAAGTCATTCTTTTCGTCAGCGCTAAGCGTTGAAATATCGCAAACGATTTGCGTAGATGTCGCGCTCGTAACAGTCAGCGTGCGCAGATTTTGGAAAGTGTAGGTGTCAAAATTCCACAGCCCCGTTGAACCGTTGGTGTAGGCCAACGTTGCACTCGCTTGACTTGAAATCGGTGCAATAATGTAGCAATTCGGATCGCTTTCCGCAACAGACGGTAGCGAGTCGATATTGCTAATTACGGGCACCTGAAACTTGATGTCGGAGCCGATAGAATCCATCCACATAGAATAGTTATCGGCGACCATCGACAGGTACGCATCCAACACCATAGACGTACCTGTTGTGGAATTCGACAGCGACTTCTTTTCAATCAGCTCTTCGCTAACTGCAACAGCGACGCAATCCGAACCGACGTAGTAGGCGATTTCACCAAAATAGAATGAGCCTACCGTGTAGTCCAAAGCTATGCTATACTTATAGACGTTAGCATTAATAACCTCGGGGCCGACGGGTGTATTTGCGTATACCTGATCACCCGTAATCCCTGTTGCAGTCTCGGACGGTGTATAGCCGTAGCTAGAACCCAATACATACTTTGTGATTTCCAAGGGCTTTTTTGTACTGTTTAACAGCGCGACGCCCTTGTTAGTCAATTGAATATTCATTGTAACAGTCCGATTTTACTTCACTTAAATAAAATTCAAACCTTGATGCGGACTAACGCCGTGGCAGGAGATCAAGACCACAATTCCGCATCAAGGTTTATTCGATAACAAACGTACCTATTGTGACTACCACGTCTGAGTGACTGATTGGATTAGGCCGATAAAATAGATGCGCTTTGATAGCGTATCGGCCTTTCGGTAGTCTAGGTATGTATAGTGTTTCCTGGTAGGCGTGCGTCTCAAACCCGTTTCGTATTTTATAATCGGGGTATTGATAGACTTGCTCGCCATGTTCATTTTCAATCCATTGCTTATACAAAGCGCGGCCTGAGCCTACTACCAGTAAATTTGTGTGATAAACGGAATTCTCGTTATCTACCTGTATCGTTTCAGCACCGAACGGCCTGATTTGATAGTAATATTCTGCGGACGTAAGCCAAAAGAGAAAGAGGCTAACGGCTCCAATCAGATAGACGATACTAATAATCCCGATTATCGACTTTAACAAATCGACTGTACGGGTCGCCATTAAAGTAAACTTTCTCATTTTTTCGTGTACGCCTGAATTATATTTAACATTATCAACTTGATTTCGTCAATGGCCTGTATGCCGAGGAAGCCAGCAATACATACAGATACATTGACTAACGGTTTGGCTAATCCAAAGTATTCGCAAATCCAAAAGGCCATAAAGCCTGCAAATACGCCTGTTGTTAAATCACGTATTAGCACAAGGAAGTCGAACCTGCGGTTTTTGACGCACACATTAAGAAAGCGAACTAATCCTGCTAACGAGGACAGCAACACAATTACGGAGTAGGTGCTTAGGTCGTATAGTTCTATCGGTTGCTCATTCACTACGCACCTAGAAAATTACAGCTCTGTCACGCCCTCGTTCAAATCATCGAACACGTCAGGGTCTTCGTCGCATTGAGGCATAATATTACGCTTAGGCGCACCGAGAATAGGCGTGTTATTCGCCTTCAACTGCATTGCGTTCGTTACCAAGTAATAGATAACGTCATCTCGGTTTTCCACATCGTCTACCAAGTCGATATATTGTTCAGCGGCTTTATCTGTCAAATAGCGGTCAACATATTGTACTAGTTGCTCTTCGCTTACCTTATACAAGGATTTTCCATCAACGGTAGAAACAGGAATTTTGCCTAAATTGGAACCAATTGTTGCCTGCACAGCCTTAAGCATTTGCATAGGCGACAAAGCGCCTGTAAAGTCAATCGCTTTAATTTTCAGCTTAGGATTGCAAATGTAGGCTTGACTCCAACGGTGGTGCCCGTCAATGACAAACGTCGATTTAAACGAGACAATCGGAGCGACAACGGTAACAGAGGGTTTAAAAAACTTGCGCAAATCCTGTTTGCCGTTCAAAATCCATTGCAAAGATTTGTCAAGGTCGATTTCGTTTTGAGTCGGCATCAATTCCTGTACGGCAATATCACAGTCTTTTGACTTTAAATCCGTATCGGCTAATTCACCGCCGAACCCTAGCGACAGAATAAAACGCAACTTCGGATCTTTGACAATACTATCCATATACTTGATAGCAGACGGATAGGAGAGTTTCTGAATCCTTTCGACTAATTCATTAAAGGCGGCCTCCCGTTCAGGAGTCGCATCAGCAAAAATAGTGTACATAATAATTATTCCTTATTATGAAATTTATACATTAATGCGGGCCTGTGGTTTCGGCATGTTCGCCTTGAGCGGTGTGGGTATGCGTATCCAAAACAATGCCGTTAGATTCAATCGTACCGCCTGTGTTGCGAATACCGCCTGTAATTGTTGCACCCGTACCGCCTGTGCCATACGTCGTATTAATCGAAACGCAATGCACGGGGCAATGGAATTGCGCAGTCGAAGCGGAAACATCAAACGTTGTACAAGTGTAATTGATATTATTTCCCTGCACGGAAATATCGTTTGATTTAACTGATGCGTTGCCGCCAACCGTTACGTCTGCATTGCCGCCTGTTTGCACCGTAGCGTTGCCCGTAATATCAATGGCCGTGTTGCCTTCAACGTGCACCGATACACCCTGTGGATTGACTGTAACAGTCGTACCGTTCACATGGGAATATGTAGTCGTATTTGTATTCGTGTCGATTTGCAATTGCGAACCTGATGCGTCACGGTGCACAAAAACGCCAGGCTGAATCCCGATTCCTGATTGCATCCAATAGCCACGGTAAACAGGGAAATTCGCGTCGTTATCCTGTAGCTCGATTAAAACAGTCGAACCAATAGGCGGTACACCGAAATAACCGAAGCCATTGCCCTGACCAGTCCAACAGGATTTAATCGGCATACACCAAGGCACGTCCCCCAATTGCGGATCGTACAATTGCGGTACGGAGCATTGCACTCTATCCAATCCTAATGGATCATTGTTGTTTACGACTGTGCCCAAAAATAAAATGCCTGTTTGCTGTTTAGGCAATTGTGAATTCAGCGGGTTAAACGACATCAGTTAATCCCCATTCGTGTGGCTGTAATTCGTTCAGCGTAATTAACGCCGCGAATATAAATCGTGCGCGTATCGACAATGTACGAGCCTGAATCCTTTGCATTGATTTTCTCGCCCGTCTGATCGAAAATAGCAAGATTAATCGGAGATAGCAAAGTAACATTCGACGGGAGAGTTATCATCAAAGAGGCCGTCACGTTGTACAGACGTGCGTAACGATCATTTTGATACGTCGCATCCCAATAGTTCGGACTCAAGTCCGCACGATACAATGAATAATTGATATTTGAACGCTTAATTGCCTTCACCAAGTCGGTATTGACTGAAAGCAAACGGTTATTCTTTTTCACCGTCAAATCCTTGCGTTCAACATTATCACGCATATCGACTAGCGTTGAAGCATAACCGCCGAAGCCGTTAGTCAAACCTGAATTGGAGCTGACGTTTATATCCGTGCAGGCAATGTAGCCCTCTCGACTGCTATGTACAATCATGTTGAACGGCGGATCGCTGATATTATTCACGTCACGATATTTCAAAACGCTATCAAGCGTCAATCCCGATACCATGTAGGAATAAGCGCCAGCGTAACCGTGCTGTGTCAGATACGTTACAAAATCCGAGTAGGTGCGGTTGCCCTGCATCCATATTTGCTTGTCGGATGTTTGCGCTACGTCGGATTTAAATCCGCATTGACTCGCTATTTGCTGAATCGCAGAGGCCGTAGTCATATTGTAGCCTGCACAGCTACTTGTATAACGGTAAACAGGGCAATCTAAATAACCGTCAATTTTTGCTGTGTCGGATACGCCGTCAAACATAACGGACTGACTGTAGATGCGGAAAATACGTGACTTCGTAACTTGCCCTTGAACGGCTAAACTCACTCGCACCCGTTGGCCGTCTACCATCGGGTACTCTTTGAAAAACCCGCACCCATCCTGCAATTGCAAATACACCGTTGGTACAATGAATTTTGTACTTTCACACATCGACAATTCAGTCAGCGTGTTGGTGTTAGCTTCAAACGGAAATTCGACGTAACGGCCTGATTGCTCAAACTCAACAACAAGTTCGAGCTTTTCCTGCAACTTGTAGCCCATTTTAGATTGTCACCGTTTCACCCGTTTCGTCGTTCTGTGACAAAAGGGTTAGTATATCAGATTTATCGGGTACGCGCAACACTAGTCCGATATAAATATCGGACAAGGGATCAGACAAACCGTTGTATTCCATAAGGATTCGCCATAAGTCCGTTGTGCCATACAGCTTAAAGCTGATGCCAGGCAAATTCGCAATATCATCAGACGAAACAACGTACTGATCGACTTCGTTCATTACGTACCGCAGATTTTTGTACTTCGACAAAAATACGTTGTACGCTTTTGCCGCTGAGTCGTAGGGCGTGCAATTCGACCAATTGTAACGGCTGTTTATCATAGTCAATCCTTACGGGAACATTTGTTCAAAATCCTCAACAGTCGGACTAAACAACGGCCTGAATCCGATACTTACAGTCGCACTCATGGGAAAGCCCGTTGCACCGTTGATAATGTGCATCAGCTCGGATTCAACAGACGTAATTACGACTGACGGGAAATAAATGTAGCGTCCGATTTTGATGCTGATTTGATTCGAGATTTTTGTTGTACCGTCTGAACCTGTATTTGTCCAATACTGACGCTGTAATGGGGAGTAATCGTTTGCCTGTTTAGACGTATCCTTCATTTGCGTGGATTGACCAACGGGCGTATTCATATAGGCTTTTGTTTTATCCTGAATTGTCGTACCTGCATCAGACGCCAGCTTATTCATTGTATCACTCAAGCCTTGTTTAACATTGCTTGCTGTTTCGCCCTCGCTTGTTGATGCACTAAAATAAGCGCTAATCATATCCCGCACGTCTAGGCTCGGCCCTGGTGACGAAAGCATATTATTGTCTAGGGATGGTGTAACCAAGCGTAGCAAATTAAGAAACGGCGTTTTAATATCCAAAATAGGATCTGTATCCGTTTCTAGCGACACCTCAATATTGAACTCGGGCGTTTCCGAACCCATCCATAATTGAGCGGTCATTACAGGCGACACAATGTTGTAGCCGAACATACGCACGGCGTGTCCGACTAGCCCCTGTACCGTTGATAAAAACGGTGCCTCGTAGTTGGCCGTTTGTGAATAACTGAAAGATTCAGGTAGCCACGCAGTAAACACGTTATTTAACGTTGTTGTGTTGCCTACTTGTTGAAGCAATGTAAATCTGTACTCTTCGGGGATTTTATTCGCATCCATTTTTACACCTGATAAACACGCCCTGCGTATGTAACTAACTCGGTTTGATCCGTTTGAGCGAGAATTTGTGAGCCGTACATTTCGGCCATAACCTCTTCCTCTTCAACACTCATTGTCACGCGTTCCTGTGCTAGTCTGTACGTTTCTGCAACAGTTTTAGCCGATCCGTCTTTGTTGTAAAAGTAAGACGGATTAGCTCGGATTTGCGACGGGCCGTAAGAGCGCCTTGAGTGCGTGTACACCGTATATTGATTTGGATTTTTCATGTAATCCTTCAATAGGGCTACACCGCCGCCAGGCCCGAACACATAGAGCATATACAGGTCAGCCGCCGTTGCATCGGGCTTGACTTTTTTCACCCTAGGAATTAATATATCCTTGGCATAAGCCGCACTAAAAATTGAAGCGCTTAACGGATCATTCGGCGTGTTGCGTGGAATACCGTATTTTTTATCAAACTGCCTATAGTGTGATTGCCACGTTGACGGGATAATTTGAAAAATACCCTGAGCCTGTGACGTTCCGCTTACAGTCATCGTACCGTAAGCGGATTCTGCACGTACAATCTGAAGCATCATTTGCGGATCAACGCCGACACGATTTGCGCCCTCGATAACCGCATCCATGATGCTACGATTTGCTAATTTTCTAGCATAAGCTTGTCCTGTACCACGGCTGATATTTTGTTGAATATCTCGGCGTACACTTAATTCACTCGGATTGCCTAACCCGAACGACGGCATTGTTGAAGCAACACGGCTTACACTCTGATATTCCGCATCATCAATTGAACCGATATAACGGCTTGACGTAGGCTCACGATAACGCACCTGCGGATGTGCAGTCGGTGTGTAAGTTGAACTAGGCCGATACGTTGTAACAGGAGTTATCGTCGCATTTTGTTGCCCCGTAGAAACAGGACGGCTCGGCGTTACCTGAGAATACGGTCTGTAATTGCTACGCTCGGATTCACTCGGTGTAATATGCCCCGAGCTAAACCAGCTACTTCCGCTTTCAGATTCAACGGATTCACTAGCTTTATCGCCTGTGAATTTTTTATAAAGCCATACCGCACCTGTGACAATAGCGGCACCCGCAATCAAAGCTAGTCCCCACGGCGAAAGCAAAACGCGTGATAGAATTTTCGCTATCACTTTCACGCCTGAGACTAAAACCCTAAATGCAGTGGCCGCTATGCCTGCAATGCCACGGATAGCCTTAATAACAAAACCCTTAACACCGATTCCGCCCTCTTCTTTCTTTGATGCTTCCTGAGCTAGTCCATAGGCGGAAATCGTGCGGTCAACAATAGATAACGCCCCTTGCGATTCCTCGTCGGACTGATCGAGGAGCGTATCGTCCGTTGTACGCTCGAACGTGTCGATAAAGCCAGCCGTTAAGTCCGCAACCTTTTGCCTGACTTTTTTAAATTCGTCAATGGCACTAAGCGTATGCGGACTAATATCCTCGGTAACAATATCGGCTAAGAATTGTGCTTTGAGCTGATTTAAATGCTTGCTTAATCGCTCGATCTGTGTTACACTACTAGAGCTAACTTCGACCGAGCTTTCCTGCAATGCCTTAAAATCAAACAAAGCTTTTTGTGCAAGCTTAATCATAGCGTCTTAGCATTCAGCAAGGCTAACGAGGCGTCGCCGCGTGCACCGTTTGCGCTCGTATTATTCAGATTCAGCATATCACCGACACCGCCTTTACCTTGTTTGGCCAGCTTGGACGAACTAGCGGTAACAGGGCGAGCTATTGCCCCTGATGCGGGTTTGGAAATTGCTTGGCCGAGCGTCTTTGCACCGTTTTTACTTGTGTCCGCTTTCGCCTTTGCTACAGCACCGCTCACTTCGGGCTTTTCTTTAAATGCGCCCTTAGTAGTCATCTTGATATTATGCTGTTGCATATATTCGTCAACTGGTGCTGTGCCACGGCCTAGCAAATTCGTAGCAAAAAAGTCATCCCCAGGCTTTTTGAAAATACCCTTACCGCCTTGCTTTTTCCATGCCTCCCACCGTGCCTTACGGTCGGCGATAGCCTGTTGATACAATGCGTTAACGGCTTTGTCTGGCCCTGAAACGTCCGAGCGGTAATTCAGCAAAACGGCGCGTTTCCAATTATCAATATCCTTTGCACGGAATGTATTTTCGTCACCGTGCATCGCACGCTTCAGCCCTTCAGCACCAAGCCTGCCCGCTTTTATTGGCTTAGACTTCGGTTTAACAGCGGCGCTATCAGCTTTTGCTTTGTTTGCGGCGCTACTCAGATTTTTCTTTACCGATTCAAGCTTGTCTAAACCCGTATTTTTCCAAGTCTGCGTACCGCGCAAATCGTCGGCTTTAATCGAGCCTTTCGGAATAATATTAGTGTTGACGCCGTTCGCATCCGTTTGGAAGCCATCGGCAAGCTGTTTCTTCAACGGCGTATTTAATGCAACATAGCCTTTGTCTAAATACGCCTTTTTCGCACCGACAAAATTCTGTTGATAGCCCGCTTCAGCTCTTGCCTGCGCATCAGCCCACCGTTTTTTATTCCATTCAGGTGTTTCAGATAGCAAGTACGGATCAGCTAAGGCCGCGCCCTCTTTACCGTGCAGGGAAACAACACCGCCATTTTCCTTACGCATTTTTTCGGCTAATGCGGCATCAGCCTTAGCGGAGGCCAACCTATCATTATAGCGCTTTTCAGCCGCCGCTTCTTCAGCCTTTCTTTTCGCAATGAGCGCTTCACCCTTAGCCGCTAAATCCTCAACACCGTAGGTATCGCCCATTTGCTCAATCGGTGTTTCCTGTGAGGCAATGTACGCGTTAAGGTTTTCTTTTGTGACTTTTTCTTCTTTTTCCTTTTTACCGTCATCGCCGAAAATTTCCTTGAATTTATCAGCAATGCCTGAGAAAAAGTCAACAACGGGCGAGGGAATAATTGCCTTGAACGCATCCCACAGCATGGATTTCCAATCGAGACTACCCGTTAGCCCCGATACAACGTTTATCAATGCTGTGCCACCCGTAATTAGCGTGAGCAACGTTGCAGGATCAAGCAACAAATCCTTGACGCTTGAAGCGATCTGTTTGGTTTTATTCCAAACTTTTGATGCGCCTTTCTTTAATGTATTCCACGTTTCAAAGCGTAGCTTGTACGAGGCTAACGTCAAAGACTGTCGTGCCTTAGCAAAGCGCAATGCCGTATTGAGCAATGCGGACTGCGTTTTATCCGAAACAGCATCGACTAATTTATTCGTCAAGTGCGCTTTCAGCGACGGTGCATCATCACTCTTATACCATTTTTGACGGTATTCTTTCGCCTTAAAATCTTTGTCTTTCGCGTGCAACGTGTTATACGTTGACACGTCTTTGTTATAAATATCAGTACGCCACGAAACAAATTTATCCCACAGACTAGCATTCGCACGCTTGGTTACCGTTGAGGCAATCTGACTTTCTTTTACCTTGCGTTCAACTAATTTTGCCGTTTTATCTGATGCTAAGGCGTTCGAGTATTGCGCAATGCGCTTTACGTCAAACATAGCATTAGCCAACAACGGATTGCTCGCTAGATTTTTCGGTAAATTCGGTTGGTATTGAACGGAGGTAGGCTTAGACGGTGCAACGGGTTTCGTCGGCGTAGTTTGCTTTAACTTTTTTTCGACGCTACGTGTTGCCACGTCCGCCACTTTGTCAAGCACCTTGCGTTGCTCTTTCGGATTTGTATCCTTTTTAATTTGCTTGACATCGTGAGCTACACTCTGCAAAAGCGGGGATTCAATGCGCTCACCTGCCGCCTTTTGCATTCTTTCCAACAAAGCGGGCAATTCTTTTTGAAGCAATAACCCTGCAACCTTTTCAGTCACACGGGTTATTGCTTCGTCGGTTGCCACTACGTTGGCTTTTTTGACTTGTTCAATGATTTCAGGGCGTAACGCCTCGGCCTTTTGGTTTGAGCGTTCAACGGCTTTATTAAACAGGGTAGATGCAAGATTCGATTGCATACGAATCGCGTTTCCCAATGATTTAATATCAGAGGGAGACAATACGCCCGTTCCAGCCTTGATTGAAATTTCCTGAGTTTTCTTTACAATATTATCCCATTTGGCCTTAGCGGTACGCGCTCTATTCTCTAGCCCTGCCATTTATTACAACACCCAAACTTTGTTATTTTTGGCCGCGTCGATTTTTTCCTGCACCTGCTTATTTGCCATTGTGCTTAAATGGAAAAAATCAAACAATTCGTCTTCCGGCCCTAGATAAATATGGTACTGTTGAGCGAGGACGGCTTCTCGATCAAGCACCTCCTGAAACGTCATCGCTGGGTAGAAACGAATGTGCGTTGAGCACCATTCTCACTTGGCTCACCGCACCGCACTCCGTACACTTAACGTTAATCAACTGTTGCACACCGTACTTCGGCAAATTCTGTGTCGCCTTGTCTAGTAGGTCAGCCTCACCTAACGGCAAATTATCAACTAGCTCGAATTTTTCCTTGTACGACAATTGCTTGCCGCCTAAGTCAACATCAAGCAAACACGCCGCTGTGCCTGTCATAAACCACAGCAGGCCATCCTCGCTATCCGTATCCGAGATTTGACTCTGGCTGTATTCAAGCATGTCAATCCAATCGTAATTGAGCGGTACGCGCAACTTCGCCTGCGGATATTTTTCCTTGATTGACTGCGGCATAAATTGCGACAAGTCAAGCTTGTAGTCCTTCGGCAATTCGACTGTATCGAGATTCGCTTTACTGATTGTCTGATTGTTGCGCAACGTTTCAGGCTTCAATTCACCCGATTCAACACGGCGAATATGATCCTCGTTTTGACACATACACACTTGTACGTATGGCATAGCGGGCAAAGAATGCACGCGTTCCCACCACAACAAATACGTGTAGTCATCAGGGGTAAGCCGATAAATCAAATCGGTGTAGCCCTTTTCACACGTAATAACCGAGTTCAACACTTCAGCCATTGCACGCGGGTCGCGGTTTTCCTGAGCCTGCAAAAGCTTACGCAAGTGCTTACGCTTGAACGTCTGAGCCTTCAGATCCTTAAAATCGTAAAAGACGTAATTCGACGGCAAAGCAACCGAGATATACTCGGCGTCGATTGTGCGCTGAATCGCTTGTTGAATCGGATTCTGTACAGCGTTAGGTACAGCCCACGTCTGAGACGATTGCGCAAAGTTTGCAACGTTAGGCATAAAATCTCCTTAAGACAAAAACGGAATTGAGCCGATTTCAGCCGCTTGAATTTGCATGTCATCGACGGCTATATCAATAATGTATTGCACGTAGCCATCGGAACTACCTAATTCAATCGTATTAATTGAAACTGGCCAACACCCCGAATACACAAAATTCACTAACGAGATTGCGTTATTATCCGTTAGCGTTACAGTAATATTCTTTTTGTAAACAGCGGGTGAATTGTACAAACGGGATCGCCCGTCGGTTGGCGAAACATACGAAACGAGGTGTTGCCAACAGTTAAAATAGAACAAGGCTTCATTGTCCGTACCGCCGTAACACGTGATTTGCATATTATCAAGTGACGTTAATGCGGACGGAAAAGCCGCTTGCGTACCGCCGCGTAAAACCTGACGCGATTCGTAAGCGCGGAACGGCAAACTTATTGACTCAATATATTCGTCGCCTAGCTCTTTTCGAAATGCCGAAAAGTCTTCCGACCAGCGATTCAGAAACTCCGTGCCTTCATTGATTGCGGACATCACCATCGAACCGCGTAAAACCTGATTGCCGAGAGTCTGTGCACCCGCAATAGCACCGTTTAACAATGAATCCTTTGAAACTTGGCCGTTCATAATATCGTTCAAAAGATTATTGTTAGCCGTTGCCCCGTCAAGGTTTGGCAATTCGACACGAAAATTAAACGTTAATGCGGGGTCGGAGCGTGCAATTATTCGGTCTAGTGCAGGCGTAATGCCCGTTAAAGCCGCACGCCCGATTGAAGCAACAGAGCCTACATTCGCAATTAAAGATCCCATGATTAAGCCTTGACTGGCCCCCACATCATAATCATTGCCGCATCAGGCGGACAGAATCCGTTTTGATGATTCCACAAGCGAGATAGATTCGAAGTGCTATATCGTTCGTCGTTCATTAGCGGCGGATTGCGTCCGACTCCAAACTGCAAGTTGTTCGGCTTTACTTTATGCGACAAATCACGTTGAATAACGTAGTGATAACCGTCGCTATCAAATTCAGGCCAAGTCTCGCCCGTTTTGTACACAACGGCTATATCACCCTTGTCGTTACTAAACGTTACGTCCAATAGCTTTAAATTCTTTTTAATCGCGGTGTTTGTTGTGCATATCACAATTGAACCGCGTCGTTTCTTTGCCTCGGTTAAAGCCGCAATGACATCCTGCATCATTTTTGCCATAACCTGCGGCGTCAACTCCTCGCAAATTAAAGCTAGTTTTGTCATATTAAAAACCCTTGAGATATTGCATACCGCGCTCCTTATTCTTTTGAATAATCGAAGCGCGGTAGTTTTTATCTCGGTTATACTTGGCGGCAATCTTTGCGATTTTCCACAAGCGGTCTTTCTTAGCGGCCTGTTGATTCGCCTTCAAGTGACGTGTACCGTCTGAGCTTACAGACCATTCAGCATTGTCAGCCTCGCTGTAACGACGGGATAGCAACGGTACTCGGCCTTGTAGCTTATGCAACTTATTCCATACCTGACTCATTTTGACGTGATCCCACGAATCCTGATCATCAGGGTCGTCGGGCATTTCCTTGGCCGAAGCAAACAAGTCTGTACCGTCAGAGTCATTGTTAATAGCACCTTCCTTGAACGGATCAAGGCGTTTTTGCAACTCGGCGGATTCTTCCAAGTCGCGGATTAACGCTTCAACGTCAACACCTGCCGCCGCAACCCACGTTGAAATTGGCACGGGAATATCATGCTCGGCCAGCTTTTCAAGCATATCGAACTGCGATTGTTCGTCGCGCACCTCCAATTGCTTATGCCAATGCAACTTAGGCATCTTGAGCGCTTGACGATTGTTTGCATTAAACAGGAATTGCCCGATATTCATTACTTTAGGAGCTTGCACACCCTGTTTATACAAATCGTTTACAACAGCAATCAACGGGAAAAGCTTGTTGTAGAAAATCTTAGCCGTCAAATGATTTCGGTAAGAATTAACCGTTTCGACGAAGGTAGAATACGCAGATTCCGAAGACGCATAGCTGTTATGCACGATTAATCCGTTTGCTACGAACGACGGATCTTCGGTCATGCTAAAATCGTACACCTTAAACACGCCTACATACTGAATATTTGTAATGCGCGTTAGTGTGTGATCCGCCAACGTCAACACCGAGCCTTTCATTAAATAGCCGAGTGCAACCCATTCACGGTCATTCACCCAAAAACGGTGGTTATCCGTAGCATTAATCGTGATACCGTTTTCCGTTGTAATCTTATAGACGTGTTTTTGTCCTGAGTAACGCCAAGCCTTAGCGCGTTGCCAACCTGTACGAGATAGCAATTCAACGTCACAGTCAATCCACTCGGTAGAATCAGAAGTACCGAACGAATCAATACGCTTTAAGCCGTCACGTGTTGTAACTAGCGTATCACCAGTTAGACAAGCGTCACCCGATAGGAAAGCGTCGCTAATGCCAAGCGCACGAAGCTTCATAGGCGTCAGCGATTCACTTGTTTCATACCACTTCCATATATCACCTGCGGTACGGAATTCGTTAACGTCTACATTGTTGCGTGTTGCAATCCATGCACCGAGCGGGTCAGATTCCGTCGCTTGGAAAATCTGAGTAATTGCGTTCAATTCGTCATCCGTTGGCACCCATTGATCGTCCCCGACCTTAATATGCGTAGTTGCACGCTGACGGCGTTGCGCTTCAACTAGCGTGCCACGGAATAATACTTTTTCGACTAAATAACACGGTAACAAGCGTTGCAGATACGACGTGTAGGCACGATCGTTAAGCATACGACGTGCAATGTACAAAGTCGAAACAGGATCTAAGTCGAACGCCTCGGCTGTGAGCAAGTTTAGGAATTCCTGCGGCATTGCTCGCAGATACGCTTCAGCATACTCACTCGCATTGTCCAAAAACATCTTAGTCATACCGCTGTTATGTACGGTAATTTTCGGATCAATGTTGTGGAAAGGCGAAGGAATAATCGAGCAATTCAGGGCATCGTGTATCAGAATATCCATGAATTGCTTGGACTTCGGATCAAAAACCAATGAGCCTGCAAAGAACCCATCTACCAAGTAAGACGTACTGATTTGCGGTAACAGCTCTTGCAAATTCAAGCGGTCTAGCGAGTCGTTATAAATTTCCAACTCTTTTGTATCAAGGCCGCGCAATTCCCAATCGGAAAATGGAAAGCTTGACTGAATATCAACGGCGGAGCCTGCTACATTATCGTGCAGATACATATCACGATAAAATAGGGCAAGCGATTGACTATCCGTCAAATCAGGCGTGGCGGGAATAATACCCGTCATCATGTACTGATAATTGGATTGCCAAAATGCGTTGACAGACTTGTTGATAGCGTTGCCGCTTGAAATATCGGGCATCAAAGACGCTTCAACTTTATGCGCCTTTGCCGCCAATTGGTAGTTGTGACTAGACGGCTGAATTTGCAAACGCCCGCCGTTTACGCCTAGGATTTTAGATCTTGCGAACATATTTATATCTGTTGTAATCGGCTTGTCTGAAAGCCAGCCTTGTCAAAATTTCGAGCAAATAATCAGTCTCGATTTCACGTGTGCGTGCATTCTGCACAAAGCAAAAATTCTGATCGACTAGAATCACACCTATTCCTTTCGGTATCAAGTCACCGACTTTCTGATAGGTTTTGCTAGTCAACGCAAAGTAGAATTTATGGCAGTACGGCAAATAGCCTTTCCACTTACGGTCAGATAGAAAATCCTCGGGGCAAGACTTCACCTCAATTATCACTATCTGATGCTTCATGTTTACTGCAATAAAATCCGCACGCAATTTTCCGTGCTTACACAGTCCGATTTCCTTGAATACAGCATAGCGTTTTTGTGTAAAATAAGACGCTATTTGATCGCTGATTGAAGCCGTAACTTTACGGCGGCTTACTACGTATGCCATTTAGCGTTGCATTGCCTTGTTTGTATCCTCTTTGGCCTTGGTGTAAGCACGTTGCATTACGTCAATAATGCGCTGTTGGCATTGCCGTGCTACATTCGTGTGAAAATCCGAAAAGTCCGACTCGCTCATTTTGAGCTTTGCTTCCTTTTCAATCGTGGAAATTTCCAACACTACAGAGGATGCAATTTCCAAAAACATAGGCCGTAGGATATTGTCAATAATGCCCTCGGCCAAACGTCCGCGATCCATTGACGCTTGCAAGTCCGTAATGTAGTCACGCAACGTCGTAGCGACTGCATTGAACGGATAGGCACCGCGTGTACCCGGCGATTCCTCCATCGACGATTCAATCTTGGCCAGCATCTTGTACGCGGATTGAATCACGCGCTTGTACAAAAGCTGAGTCGCTGAATCCGTGTCGTTAATTTCCAACAGGTGATAAACGGATTCGACCGATTCGTCTAGGATATTTTTAAATTCGGTGTTGGATACAGGCGTACCATCTTTGCGGTGCAAAACAGGTAAATTTTCTGTTTTTTCCTGTTTCACTTTAGCTTTACGCTTTACCTTTTTTGTGCTAGACTTAGTAGTTTTAGCTGGTTTTTCCTTGTCTGCATTCTTTACTTTTTTAGGCTTACGTAAAGACTCAACAAAATCGTCAATGTCCTGCATTTAATTCCCTGTAAATTTTTCCGATTTCGTGATTAGCAATAACCAAGCCTGCAATGAGCGACGATAAAAGAATCAACGTGATTGCAATATCCGCCAAGTGACTTGACAAGCCGTTTGCCGATTCTATGTAGGATCGCAACCGATTGCTACGTACCGCATCGAATACCTGATCGACGGACGCTTCGTCAAAATTCTGCAACAGCATAACGACCGTCTGATTGTCTAAAACGGCTAGTGTCTCTGTTTGGTAATTCTGTTGAATCGCCGTGATTATTTTGGTATAATGCTTAATTACGTCCGAAGCTTCCTTTTCTAAGAAAGGCGTAGCCAACGGAATACCGCGAGGTGTAAAAAACAGGTAGTGTTGCTCCTGATCGAAACACCAAAACGGCATGTCGTTATACATGGTGAATTTGCTCACGCCTAAGTCATTCAACACACGTTCTTTGTCTCGAATGTTGCGGTTTTGCAATTTGGCTAAACATCGTTTATAATGCCTAGCTTTTGCGACTAAATTTGTATCAGCGTTGATGACACAATGAATTTTTCTGTCGGCTAGGATTATTGCTTCACACAATCGGATCATTTATTCAGGCATCGGTAGAACAATACGGCATTTCATGCAACAAAGAGCGGGAATCTTATTCACCAAAACAGGCTTCATTGCTTCTTTGCATTCGGGGCACAGCCCCTTGCCCGCAACCTCTTCGCTCATGTCAATACGCGCCGTAACCTTTTTCTTATTTACGTTTTTTGCTTTTACTTCCGTATTCTTCCAACGTTCGTAAAACTTCATTTTGTATAACCTATTAACGATACCGATTCAACGTCATCAATGATTGAATCAATCGTGAAACTTATTTGTCGGTGCGTGCCTTGCTCAATGCCGTAGCAACCGATCAGGGCTGAATCGAGAATATGCGGTACGACGTTGATTTCCTGATAAATATCTTTCAGGTCGATTGCAAAACGTCGCTGATACGCATTTTTCCAAGTCGAAGCCGTAATAAAATAAAACGGCAGATTCAGCATTGACAGCATACCAAGCATCATTGATACGCACTCAACGGTAGAACCTCGAAGTCCGCGTGACTGAAAGCGTTCGGCTACAATGCCTTTCGGCTTAAAACAGTCTATCCATGCTTGCACCTCGTTAATAAAATCGAGGCGTTGCTGTGATAAAAGCGGTATATCGTGAATCGGATAATTAAGAACGGCAGAGCACAACACGTGCAATCTACCGTTCCTTAATTCTACACACGATACACCCATGTTCACCGTGCCTGGATCAAACGACAAAACACGCAAGCCCTTCGAGTAACTACCTTTCGGTAATTCATAATTCATGCGCTTTCATTGATTTAAACAGGGGTTTGCGAATAGCCTCAAGCCAATCACGGCATAGCGCAGGGCTTGCCTTACATACGCATAGCGTAGTCAGGTCATTTTGCAACTCACGAATGCGCTTGTCGTAGCGCTGTGCGTGTTCCTGATCCAAGCTTGAGCAATAATCCTTGATGTCTTTTGTCATTTGCAATTGCAAATTGGACACGCAATCCGTGCACCATTTTTGTTCATGCAATTTGTCAATTGACAGCTCGGAGTCAATCAGGTAGTCAATGAATTGCGTCGGTACGTCAATATCGGAAACCAAGTCAAGGCGCGTTTTTGACGGCAAGCGAAAACTAAACTTCAGGTGGTTATCCTCGCACGTCAAATTGATATTTTTGAAAACACGCAACGGGCACTTGGACTTAATCAAGGATTCAACGTCACGCTTCTTCAAATACGAGGCGGATTTTCCTAAGACAAGCATTTTTAATTTCCTAGAATAACCTGAATCTTTTTAATCTGTGAGTCAGACAAGCCCCAGGATTTGAAGCATTGAATATCCGATTGCGAGTAGTCAACAGGGCCAGCGTTCGATACAACAGCGCACTTCAGCTTGAACCCGTCGATTGTCAGACTCAATTTCGTGTTCGGATTGAACAAGCGTTGCACACCTAGATACAACTGCGACTGCACCTCGGTTAATTGATCGTCTAAGACGTTCGGCTTGATATTGACCGTAACAAAGTCAGGCTCAACTTCGACCGATTCCAGCTTGTCTTTTAGTGATATAATAGATAGCGTGGGATCTTGTATCAACTCGGTATGACCGATTACAAAATTCTCGGATTCGAGCATCGAGTCAAACAGCGTAATTGCCTCATTGATATTGGATGCAACAGCCGTTGAATTTTCAAACATTATCGAGGGCAACTCGAAACGATAGGCAAGATTTAGCCGAGTCTCGGATTTATCTTGACTGTTTGCGACTAGCCAATGCACAACGGCGTACAATTCAGGCACATGCTCCCCGTCTTTATTTTCGATGTCATGCAACTCAATAAAGGCGGTGTACAATAGCTGATTGTTGTATGTCGATAGGTAGTAGCAAACGGCGTATTGATCCTCGAAAACATGCACGTGTTCAACAAGCGTAGCGGCAATCCCCATTACGTAATTGTGGAATTGCGGCGGTACGGTTTGCGTCGCTACGTCATTTAGGAAGTCAGCGACTTCGTGATATTGACGAACAACCTTACCCTTCAAGCGTGCAATTTCGTCCAACACCTGTTGCGCTTTCGGCTCTTCGGCAAACTGAATATCAACTGCAACGGATGCCTGTTGTAGCGTATCTAGTTGCTCCTGCAACTCAATCAAAAGGCTGTAGGAATCGGTAATTTTCTGCACGCCGCCAGGCACCTTGATTTGCCCGTCGGTTAACACTTCGGCAACGGGTGCTTCGGGCTGATCCAAAAGAAACACGTCGGCCTTAATTTTCAGCTTGGCCTGAATCTGTTGCTTTTGCAAATCGAACAAATTGACTAGGTCTTGCAACGTAATTTCAAGGGCTTCGAGAACCGATTTTACGTCGCCTAGGCTTTTGAACTTAATATCCATAGTTAAAATCGTTTTCCGATATTTCCAACGGACGGCTGATGCGGTCTTTCCATTTGGAAAACAAGCTTGCGACGAGGCAAGCTATTGAACACCTCTTGCGGCTGTACGACTCGCACGTTAATTTCCCAATCGAGGCGGTGGCCTGCACGTGTCGAATGATCAGACGTTGTTTGAACTAGCAAAGCGTTTCCGTAGCGGCTTTCACAAATCACGTCTCGCATTTCCAACAATGGAATATCGGGGCTGGCCAACACCGTGAAATCGTCTATACGGTTAATCACGTCAATGCGCGACGCCTTGGACAGTCGCGGGAATTCGATAAACGACGATTTTTCCGATAGATTTAATTGAAATTCCACGTGCGTGATTTTTGTACGCTTGTTGAATTTACCCTCAAGCAAATGGATGCGTCCGTCGGCTTTTTGCTTCAACACATTTACACTTGCGGGTACGCCATCAATAAATAATTGACAAGGTACGGTATCCAAACCGCAGGCAACACGCAACACGTCTAATCCGAAAAAGCCGCGTGGAATTAACAACGGGGCTTTGAAATAAGTCGTTTCGGCCTTGAACGGTTTTTCTTTAATTAATAATTCTGCATCAAGCGGCAAGTCCAAGTCGGACGCCTGAATCACGTGGCGATAGCCGTTGTAAACGGAGTAGCCGCCAACATAACCTGTACCGAAACAGACGGGGCAGGAAAATTCGCCAAACGATAGCGAGGACGGATCAAATCCGCCGTATTCCTGTTGCATGTGCAGAATTAAATCGGGGTCGTTACGCAAGCCGTTATCATAAACGCCGCCATCAGGATCGTTCGCTGTTTCGGGGTTTATTTCAGGCTCTTTGTAGTCACTCCATAGGCCAGGCAATTGTTCGGACGTTGGCTCTGGCCCCGAGTAGTGCATAGGATGCAGGTCAACACCTGCATATTGCTCGGTACCAAACTTCGGATTTCCCGTGATTAATTGATTAATCAACGCTGAATCCGCATTGCCCTCTTTATCTAATCGAGAATTGAGCTGTGCACCGTGCGACTGACAACTGCACTTGATACCCGTAAACAGCCTCTTATAAATAATCGCGGTCATTCCCTGCACACGAAAAGCCGCATTAGTACGCTGTTGCAACACGGGCATAATTCCCTCGACTGCATTAGCGGCTACGTCTGCGGCTCGCTGATTTGCAGGGAGTAGCTGATTATTTGTAAGATTCAAAAATCCCATTTAAAATATCCTTGGCCTGTTTATCGGACGTAATCGCCCCATACGTTTTCCACTTTCCGTTATCGGCCACTTCGATTCGATCCCGATAGTAGCCAATGCGACGATACGTTACCTCTACGGCTTTCTGTCGATGTGCAATACGAAAAGACGAGGGACTTACAGCCGAGATATACCACGGCGTATTTTCCAATTCTGTACGCCAGGCTTCAGCCTTTTTCTCAAAGCTATTCATTATCATTTTGTTTGGAGAAAATGTAGCGTTCTTTGAACTTCATAATGTTCGGATAGTCTTCCATCGTGAGCGCATACGCCGAGAGCGATTGCTCCTCTGCGATTGCCTCTACTAGAAAGTGCAACTCCACATCGTCTTTGATGTCTTCCCGACACAGCTCAAGCAACCGCATCAAAAGCGGTAAATCAAGTGTTACGCAATCCATAAAAACCTCAATTTGTGCATAAAATAAAATTTTATTTCACACGCACAAATAATGGAAAAATGAAAACATTCATATTCAGTAAGACTAGCGACGAGGTGATTACAGTCACGCCGCAAGTCGAAACGGTTATCCAAGACCTAGTTGAAATTGAGCTTGTTTCGGTCGAACCCGAAACGGACAATATGCTAGGCGTTCAATACGCCTACGAGGGCGGATTGAATATTAAGTGTCAAGGCGGACTAGCCAACACAACCTACTGTTTGACGTTCAATCTGAAGGGCGTCGAAGAAACAGCAACGATACGCGTTATTATCGTCGTATCCGACAGCGCATTTGATCCGATCACTTGCAACGCCCCTGATTCCTTTATGGATTTAGTTGGCTCAATCCAAGCTGGTGAAAGCGTAGTCAGCACGTGCGTATTCAGCGTGCCAACTACGCAGGAAAATGTGAACGACGGATACGTGACATGGGAATTGCTCGATAGCGATTCAAACGTACTGTCAAGCGGCAATGCGTTCAGCTACGACGCTACAACAAACGGGTTGGATTGGTCGATTACCGCTCAATCCGTAATTGTTTGTCCGTCAGATACCGAGCCGACAAACGTAGGCCGTCGCTATCAGATTCGCTACACACTCACGCTTGAAAATAAAAGCTACTACCAATTCGAGGCAATCACGGTTGGCTCGAACGTCACGGTGCCAACCGGTGCGGCAGACATGGTGGAATTGGTAGGCCGCAAAGCAAATGTGAGCTTGGTTTTGCCTAAGCTGTATGAGGTCATCACAGTCGCCATCTACAAAGACAATAGTCAAATTGTCGAAGAGGTGGAAATGGGCGAGCCGCAACGCGTTGCTTCGGGTTGGCTCTACACCAAGTGTTTAAATACGGGTGCATTTACCGTCACGCTCGATTCATACGACGTTGTATTTACATGGTATAATACAAGTGTTTGTTGTGACAAGGATTCGACTAGCTGTAAGCTGTGGATTATTAATCCGTCGATTAAATCCGCCGCTGATGACATGCTTGCCAAAATATGGAAAGCACGCACAACGTTGTACGGTGCCCCCGATTTGATTTATCCGATGCCTACGGTTTTGACGTGGTTAAGACGAGGCAAGGATTTGTTTAATTCGTGGCAAGGCTTGTTTACGTCGTTCACGATGACAAATGCGAAAGGCGTAATTCGTGAATATTGGCTACAATGCGCCGAGCTAGGTGCACTTGAAGCACAGTATCTAGCTGAAGGTGAAAAGGCGTTCGATTTTTCAGGCTCGGCTATTTCACTTAACGTTGACCGTACAGGCTTCCTCGAAACAATGGCCTCAAATATCCGTTCGAACCTAGACAACAATCTGAAGCCGATTAAGACGGTAATGATTGAAAAGGGTTATACTTCAGGTGACGGATCAGGTACAGACGGCGAGGGCGGAATTGCTACAAATATCCGTGCACTTGGTGCTGTTGGAATAAGTATCACTCCCGCGTCAGCCTGGGGAAGGTATAGTTCCGCTTGGTTACTTGGAAGGGCTTGGATTTAAAAAAGGATTAAAGATGTCAGGCTATCTCGACAAATTCAAGGACTTAGATAAAGAATACGAGCGTGTTGTTGATGCAGTTAACACGCTTCGTGACAATTTCGATATTGAAGAGGATCGTAACGACGATATTTTCTACAGAGAATCCAACCTCTTTGTAGAAAAAGACAATGCGTATCTTGCAGGCGGTGCAATTTTTCAGCACGCTATTTTCCTGTATGTAACAGCGGAAAGCGAATTAACGCCTGAAAGCGCAGTACGTGAAATCACAACAGGCGCATACGATTTGATAACACGTAGCGCATGGTGTATTGAAATCGGGGATTGCCTGCTTGTAGCCTTCGCTGAAAAGGTAAAAGATACAGCGAGCGGTTATCTGTTGAAAATCGGCGTGCGTGCTTATTTAGCACCGAGCAACTACCCCGATACGATCAAGGATACGATTAAAATCAACGGGCAAATCGTACCACAATTCGTGCTAAATGCAAATCGAATTACGGATTTTGACTTGCTCAAAATCAAACTCGCAAAAGGGAATTTTTAATGAAAAGAGTAAATGCGGCGGCGGATTACGCGCTTCGCAGAACTATCAATGAGATTGTACCGATTCATGCAACGGAAATAGCAAACCTCGTTAACGACTTTATTGACGAGATGATTTTAGCTGGCTCAAACGTCTCGGATATTATTGCGACGAAAGAAGAAATCCTCGATCACATGTGGCGCAAGTCACGCAACGGCAACGGCTATTATGGATACACGGAAATTCCGTTTTTCCATGAAGAATTTATGCGCCGTCGCCGCTTGAGTGATTCGACAGTTAAGCTTTTCCGTGATATTCTGATTGACCTAGCTAAGTCGTACTACAACAAGTATCGACGTGAGGTTTTCACGGATTGGGATTACGGCACACGCTGGGGTCAGCCCGAAGTCAGCCTCACGGTCAATATCAACGGCTACGTAGCCAACGGCGAAAGCAAACTGCGCTTTCTTTTTGCAACCGATTTAACTCAGGTAATGTTCGATGAATAAAATCATGCAGGGTGGGGGTAATTTAGGATTGAAAAAGGGGGTCGCATGAAAGACCTCCTTTTTTCACAAAAAATGCCCCTGCTTGAACCCTATGTTGGCATTTACTATGAAAACCTGGACAACGGTAAGCAATACCATCTAAACAAGGCTTTTTCTACTAAATGGGGCGGGTGGGAAACTAGCTTCGGTAATGAGGCACTACCCAGTATTTACCAAGACGAAACGGATTTTACTGTAACCCTTAGTGAATGTATGTATTGTGAACACGTCATTTTTAATATAAAAAGCATTCGAGACTTTCTTAACTATTTTAGCTATCATTGCTATCAAATGTCAACGGAAACGAATGCCCCTGAAACACGTGGTAGCTATTCTGTAATAAGGGGTTTAACTTTAAAATACAATTCCGATGATCTTGTTACTTACGGTAGTTACGACGATCCGCCATACACAGAACCGCCAACGCTCAAAAGAGACTTAGACAGCCTACCTGACACAGTAGATAAAGCGGCAAGCGTATTCTTTGTACATAAAACAACTAATTTTTTAAGTGCAGATTTTAAGATGCTCGCTTTGACTGACGACGGTATAGAGTTCTTTGACAATGTTAATGGCTTTGCTTACATAACTGTAAACGTACAATAGAAAAAAGCCGCCTAAGATTTATTCCTAGGCGGCTTTCTTTTTACCAATCTCCAAAATGATCGTTGCGGAGGTGTCCGACTAAAAACAGCCCACACAAGACAAAACAAATCAAAGTTGGAATATACGTCGGCATAAACAGATTCAATGCAACGCCGATAAGCAGAAACAGGGCAGACATACCGAGCATTTGTGTACTCCTTTTGTTAGTATGAAGTAAGCATAACACAAAATTCAGGGTATGTCAACTCTTTTTGTAAGCGTACAGACGGTGATAATTCGGCATTTTTACCTCCCGATAGGGTTTATATAATTAGCGCTATCGGCCAAAAGACCTCTTTTGCTATCGTTATTCCAACAAAGCATACCTTGACTTGCTACATGGTGCATCAATAATGAATTAGCCATGTAAATCAGCAAGCCATAAGTATTTGTCTCTCGGCAACCGCCCTCAACTGCAAAGCAGTCTTCAGCCATCAACTCGGCAAAATTGTTTACCTCTTCGCGGGTAAGTTTCCAACGGTCGCGTCTGAAAAAGCGATCTTGGCGAAAAATGTATCTTGGCGTAGTAAAGGAAATAGCCGCTATTTTTGTAGCATCGTCTGCGTTACGATGATTAAACAGCAAAATATACGGACGATAATAGCAACAATCGTATACACCAAAACCCATATTGAATTTTTCACAGTAATAGGTATTTTGTGAAACGTCGATACCCTGCCACGTACAGGGCGTTGTTTCGATAATACCTAGGCGTTCAGCTTTACTGTCGCGTATCTTAGTAAGAAGCCCTTTATAGCCGTTATAGTCATACGTTACAAACATTGTGCTACTCCTTTATAAAATACAAGCCAATTATACAAAAAAGGCCGCCTAGTGTCAAGCTAAGCGGCCTTTTTGCGTTATTGCTCGATTTCAATATCTAGCGTCAAGTTACGCGTAATTGGAGAAAAGCAAATCTACCAGGTACGTGTATCAAGCGCCTTCACGTACTTAACGGTACATTTTGCATACAACCCACATTTTGCATTAGCCTAAATGTCACCCCCAATTGTGATTAGTAAACATAGTAGGTTAAAACGCTCGCTGTATATTGTAGTACATAGCCTGCATACTGATAGTAATCAACATTGAGCATATACGTATTTTCATTTTCGTCTATTACAATCTCATTCGGCTGTGCAATAAGCGGGTTATCGTTAGCGAAGCGATACGTTTGTGTATCAACAACGTTAGCCTCAACACGGTACTTTTTGCCTGGCACTACCCACGCATAAAACATAACCAAAATTTATATTGGTTATCTGTAACACCGGTAGACTCATCAAGGACTGTTTTCGTCGCTCCGTAATCACGTGTCCTACTTTTATTACGCGCTATCTTTATAAGGGCTTCAGATAGAGCATACGAATTCCTATATATCATAGGATACGATTGTATGCTATTCTCATAAATTCTAGCTGACCACGGCACTAGTTCACCGTCACCGCCTGTACCGCCTGTAGTCGTCGTGATATACTCTGAATAGCCAAACTCATCCCATACTCGTAGTACGCCGCCTAAAAATGGTTGATCAATTCGGCAACACAGAAAAAATCGGCAACACTAAGGGGGGGGGGGGGCAAACAGACTAGACTTTATTTGTACGGTCATAATTCGTAGGAATTAATAATACCAATTACGGTTAAAATCTCCGATTGACGTGTCGATTTCGCCAATCTTACTATCTAACCTGTTGAAAAGCACGTTTTTGTTTAAACAAAAACGTGCAAAGTGACGATCAAATATTAAGAATTCAGCCACAGCTCATACGGGAAATCGTAATCGCAACCGATAATATCGCACAGCGCTTGGAAGGTGTGCTCACGAATCAATGAATCAACGTCAACACCAAGCGTATCGTAAATATCCTTTCCTTGCAACAATGCAATCAGCACGTGGCGAAACGTGATACGCGGATTAATTTCGGCGCACAAAGGATCATCCTTGTACAACCGCATCATTTCGCGTCTAACATTTTTATCAATTGCTTGCAGCAAAATCTCCTGTTAGCCACAACTCTTTTTCACGTCGGCGGCGTGTCACCAACCCTGGCAACCGCTGACCGTTATCATACACCCAGCGATCGAATTGAGACAAGGCACCGTCGTAATCGCCTGCATTGAGCAACCTCAAAAGCGTACTGCTCTTCAATTGCCCGATACCTAGATTATACACAAAATCACACAAAGCGCCAAGCTGATTGTCGTTCAATTCGACTTTAACTACTCCATGAATTTGCTCGATAATTTGTGAGTAGTGTTGATCTAGCCAAGCTTCAGCTTGCGCCTTGGTGCAAGTCATACCCTGATGCACGCCGTGCGTCCAACCATAACCGATTGTCCAAACACCGCCTGTATCTTGGTATGCTTCGAGTCTCAACCCTTCGCTGAGTTTGGTTAGCTCTTTTGCCTTGTCTAAACTCATGCTAGTCCTCAAACGGCAAACCCGCTAACGGATCATCGAAATTAAAATCGCCTTCAGGTGGATTCAAGCGGTATTCGGCTTCGCTGATAGCAAATTCCTTTTCTTTTCCAAAGCTCTTAGCCAAGTTAATATCAAACTGATAATAACCATTAGCCTCCCTGTACGTTACGATAATACCGCAACGGCGGAGGTCAGCGATTGCCGTTTTAGCGCCTTCACGTGCATATTTGTCAATCGAATACGCGTTTTCCTCTTCCTCGTATGGCAATTCGTCAAGGCCATCGTAGCGGAAGCCTATAACAAAGGTTGTCTGCGAAACTTTCAGGATACGGACAATAGGCTTTAATGATTCGCTGTGCACAAAATAGCTAGGAAAGGCGTTAGCTAAACACCAACGTACAGCGGCAAACGTGCAAACCGTAGCGATATTTGCAAAAGCGATCAGCTCTTTCTCGTTTGCATATTTGCCCTTGCACAAGCTTTCCGTTAAGCGCTTAACACCCTGCACGTAATTTAGAGAATTGCGATAGGCATAATCCTCTAAAAATAATGCGAGATTACTTAGCATCCGCTTGTACATATCAATGTGCATAACTTCAGCGTACACGGCCTTGCAAAGGGGGCGCATCATCTTGGCGTCTGTTAAGCGCATTGAGCCAATTTCACCATCCCCAAAGATAGGCGTGTGCTGATGTCATAAAACAGATTGTAGCTCATAACAAAAGGGCGGGTTGCCCGCCTTCAAAAAATTTACGGGAAAGTAAAACCGTGCATCGACTTCAGAGCGTTACGATCGGCTTCCTTGATTTGTGCTTCATATTCCCACTTCTTAGCACGGGCGTTCGACAAATTCGCGCTGACTTCAGCCTTGATTTGCTTGAGCTGTGTAGCCGTCAAAGACTGCATATTGTCATCGAAGTCGCGGAAGTCAATCGTCGCTTCCGATTCACCCTCGGCCAATGTAACAAGCCCCTCTTCGAGCTGTGCCAAGCAAATATCAATGTTTGTCACAGAGCTAATGTTAGCATTTACAGGGAAGCCTAGGCTAGTTGCAATCGAGGTGTTCGAGCTGTTACAATAAACGTTGAACGACGAAAGCATCTGTTGCATAACTTGCGAGCGTAGCGCTTCAACAGGAATTTCGTCCTGCGGATCGTACTCTTCGATTTTGACTTCAACGCCAATTGCGGCAAAGCCCTCTTCGGTAGTAATATCGCCATAAGCAATACGCTGTTCCTTACCGATAGCCTGACGCAAAGCGTAAGTCGAATTGTACGTTTTTTCTTTGTAAATATAACGTGTCGCCATATACTTTTAAGGAGTCTACAAATGATAGACAATACTGAATTGATTAAGCAACTGTTGGTGTTTAACCAAGATTATTATAAATTTGCCTGCATCGTGCGTCCGAAAGATAACTCGGTTGCATTGAATCGAGAAGCAAACCATGAGGTATGCGTGCATCAATGGCTGATACAGTCACTTGACGAATACACACATTATCTACCAGACATGCTCACATACGCTTCGCTTTTCAAGTGTCGCATTTATATGACAGTCGATAGCAAAAACAAGATAAAGACGCTGATGCAGATTAGGAGTAAAGCACAGGAATTGTTAGATCAAACAATGCTTGGCCAAACGCAACTTAGCTGTGGATCAATTCAAAAAATAGTAAACAGCGCTACGTCGCTCAAAGAATGCTCGGGCAAAACGAAACGCTGGCTATTCGACGTTGACACGAAAGATCAACACGTGCTGAGTACGGTTATAAACGCGTGCAAGGATAGTTATATCTGCACGATTGAAACCGTCAACGGCTATCACGTGATAGCTCGCAAAGACTTCAACGCACGTGTGCTTGCCTTCAATATGAAAAACGTCGAATTGAAGGAAAATGCAATGACTCTAGTCGCTAAATATTAGCGATATAGAGAAACACGGAAAAGGCGATTTGGGATTTACTCAATGAATAAGTGTGAATCCCAATCGCTGTATCAAACAATGGATTGCCTGAAAGTTCCCGTTTAATCAATGAGACAAACGGATCAAGGTTGCGACGTGCAATAGCAGAGCAATCCTCTTCAATCAAGTCGTAGTATTCAGACTTGGATAAAGGATTATCCGCATCGCTGATTGAGCCAATATCTGAGAAAGGCACGCGAGCTGTAAAGCCGATTGCGCTCACGTCTGTATGCACGTCAAGATACACCGATACGTCGGGATCGCCATTTACAACGTATTCTCTGACGTAGGGAAATGCCGCATTTTGTTTGTACAAAACGCACGTTTCAATCGGTGCATCCGAACGTGCGCACGCCTTAGCCAACTTAGCTAAGACGGTAGGCGTCACGCTAAAAATACTCGGCGTTAGCTAATGCCAACGTTTCAAAGATCTTGGATACGTCGCTGTATTTCATTTAAACCACGTCAAAGTAAGCAATGCACGTAAAGTACGCGGCATCCTCTTCGTCATAATCGTAAACAGCCTGAGTACGCGTTAGCTTGAGACCCGATTCAAGGAGGATCTTGCTCTTTAACGATTTAAGATCACGTTCAAACGGTTTCACGTAGTCGCTAAACACCGAGTAGGCATCCGCCTTCGCGTACTTAGAGTATTCGCCCATCGACATAGGCTCGGACAAATCGTCGGCATTGATTGTTTCCAAGTCAAGCATACCGACTGAGGCCATAAAGCTAACAATAACCCTATCGCCGTTAGCATCTACGTCAATAGAAACATCAGGGTCGCCGTGAACGATATTGTACTCGACTACACTACCATGAGCCGCTTCATTAAACACGAGTTCTCCGCCCTGTTTAATCGGCCTTTCTTCGTCCTCAATGTAGTAGTCGGAAAGGTCAGCAAGGTCGTCTGAGCTTATGCCGAAGAATTCACAGCCCTTGTCGGAAAGCACTTCGAAGAGCTTGCCTAATTGATAAGTTGTAAGCATAGTATTTGCAGTAAGTTTCTTTGATTCAATAACACGTTTTGACGCAACTACAGCGGGCGCAAAATTCATGGTGAACGTCAAGCGTACACAAGCGAGATTGCCCATGTAGCCCGTGAGCACCTTGAATTCAGGCTTTACATTGCGAAGCCGCTTGCAGATAAATGTACCGTTTTTAGATGCTGTATCAGGGCGGCCAAACGCTTTCTCAATTGCTTTTTCTAAGTCTGTGAAAAGCACCTTATATTGACGGTCGAGTTCCTCCCGAAGAGTAGTCTTATATTTACCCTTCGGGATAATGCCGCTACGCGTTGCTAAATCACCGCTCATGTAACCGCAATAGCAGGAAACACGAATAAAGACACTTGTCTTACTTAGGCTTTTAGCATCTACAACGTATTTCAAATCGTCGCCCAAAAGCACACCGATTTTAGGTGAAAATATAACAGGTGCCTCACCGCTATAGTAAGTGTCAAGCTGACCGCCAATCGGTTTATCATCGTCTCCGCGCATACGCTTTAAAACAGCTTCACGGAGATCAAAGCCATACATGTCAAAGCGCGGTAACGATTCGAAAAAATCGCGTAAATTTCCGATAGTAAACATAATTAAACAAACCGTATATTTCCGATAGTAAACATAATTAAACAAACCGTATATCCGTTTCGTCACGCCAACCACCCTTGTACAGCGTGGCATACGCAACGCCAGACAAATCAGGTGCCCTAAAGCTCGGCGTTCCCAAACGGTCAGCAAGCTTCACGCGATACAAATTATTATCAGCGTACTTGCCAGGAATCGGACGCACGTTATTATACATAACCTTAGACGTTGGTTGCTCCTCTTTTTGAACAAGGCGGACAACAATGTAGGCTTCAGACTGACGTTCTACAACTTCATAGAAGTTCCAGAGCGTTGCATCGTAACCGAAGCTTGCACCAAAGATCGAGCCTACCTGTACTTCAGGGAACGTCTTAAACGTTACAGGACGTGTGCGCATTTTTGCTTGCATACTAAATTCAAAATAGAAGTTAGCACAACAATCACTATACCACCAATCAGGCATAATGTACCAATTCATGGTCATGCCTAAAACGGGTACGTCCTGCATACCAAAGAGCAAATTCTTCTTAACGTGCTTGCCTGCGCTTGTAAGAAGACTTAAATCCAAGTCGGTAGGCAAAAGCCGAAAATCAAGTCGCTTATAATGCTCGGGGTCAAGCATCGTCTTTTGCACTTGCTCAAGCTTGGGTGTCAAATTGCGGAATTTGTATTCTGCTGGAATATTCAGCACCTCACGCACGTCGCGGGTGCGTTTATCAACAGTCGTTTGATACCGCTTCCAAGCTTGGCGAATAGCCGCATCATCCTCTGCACCGTAGCGTGAACGTGGATCAAGTGCGCCATCCCAATGATCCATAGACTCTACGTTAACCGTGAAATAAGCAAGATTTTTACCACCTACGGTAGGCGGAAACTTTAGTTGGTCAAAATAATGCGCATTTAGGCCAGGGATTTTCAACAGGGCGCGTTGAATATTTTTAATATCAGATTTGAAAGACATACTAACCCGTTGTATTCAAAATAGCTAAACCGCAGTCGTTATCCCATGATAGCACAAGTAAAGACGGAGCGGTAACGATTGGTTGCGAGCCGCCTACCCAGCTCCATGCAAAGCCTAGTGCAATCGAAACGCCTGTGTTTTTAATCGAGATTTTCTTAACCCATGCGGTGTTTGCGGAACCATTGTTAACGGTAATCCGCACAGCCGCCGTAACCTGTTGTGAATCGGGAGAATTCTGAGTCACAGTCAACGCGCTTGCCGTCACGGATGTGTTCTCATACCCTGCAAGTATACCACGACTGCCAGATAATGCAATCTTTGTTGCGTCTGTTGCAGACGTTGCGTTGATTGCTACGTCACCCGTACCGTCAAATGAAACGGCTGTACCGATAACAGCGCCCGTAATCGAGAAAGAGTGCGCGGTTGCAAGCTTAGACGCGCTTGCCGCCGTACCGCCTACGGGCAGATAACCTGACAATTCAGACTTAGTGGCAAGCCCTGAAATATCGGGAATCTGATTTACCGTTGCAATATTCTGTCCGCCAAGTGTAGCCGTACCTGTAAATGCAGGATTAGCTAACGGTGCGTAAGCCGACAAAGCAGACGTATTAGCCTTGTTTGCTAGTTCGGCCTTAGTTGCATAATCGCCCTTCGGTTGATACGTAGATGCGGCTGTGGCAGTTGTCAGATAACCGCTGAGATCAACTGTACCTGCGAGTTTATCCCACTTGGCACCATCCCACGCGTAGTTATCGCCTGTATCCTCAACGTTGTAAACGTCACCGACAGTCTGACCTGCTGACGGCAAAGCGGATTGATTTGCTACAGATCCCTTATACTTATAGACGGACGAAACTGCGGAGTCAACGTAAGCCTTAGTAGCCGCGTGTGCACCTTGCGTCGGAGTCTGCACGCTCAAGGCACCCGTAATGGTACCGCCTGTAGTCGGCAGATACGCAACTAGTTCGGATTCAATGTGCGCCTTGATGTTTTTATCATAGCTCGCAAATTCCGCTTCAACAGTTTCGGACGTAGCGTAGCTTGCGAGTTCAGTTTTCGTCGCTAGATTCGACGTATCGGGGATTTGATTAACAGTAGCAACTGTGTTACCATTGACTGTTGCCGTACCCGTAAATGCAGGATTTGCTAGTGGTGCTTTTGCATTAAGCGCCGTTGTATCCGCCTTAGCATTAAGGGCGTTCGACAAGTCTGTTTGATCCGTCAGTGTGCCGCTGATGTTACCCCAACTAACACCTGACAAATCCAATTCAGACGGATTTTCCGTGTTATAAATTACGTTGACAGCAACGTGCGTCGGCGTTGTGAAAATTGCTACGCACAATTCCTGCGCTTCAGAGGATTCACCGAAAACAGGCTCCGATTCAGTCGAAAGCCACGAATCAACGCCTGCCCATGTAATGGTGCAGTTTACATTCAACGGCTTGGTTAATACAATTTGCGTTGCTTTGCAACCCGTTGTTTTATTCGCCATAATTGTAACGCCCGCTTCCGTAAGCGTCTTTGTAATCGTAACAGGCGAATCGTCGTTAATGACAATATCGCCGTCGGCCTGAGAGCCAAGCGAACTAACGGTAATGCCATCGACTACGCCTTGCTTCGGAATATAAGCACCGCCGCCTGAAAGAAGCGTGTCACGCTCCTCTTCAGTCAATTGGCCGTAGGTTACAATTGTACCATCGCTCTTTTTCGAGCCAATCGTATTGTCGGCCAGATTAATCCACAATTGACCGACTTCAACAACGTCTGCACTAGGCTTGGCACTTGCCGTTTCCGAGTGAAGCTGTTGAATTGCTTGTAATTGAATTGTATCAGCCATATATCTTAAGTAATAGTAAGACTGCCGGACACCGTACCGTTCGTGCTCGAAACGAAGCGGTCATCCGATTCAGTCTTTGTGTAATAATTGCTTGCGTTAAAACCGCATAACACGTCGTAAGAATTGCCGCTGTAGACAAACATAAGGGAGCAACCCCTCGGAGTCATTGACGTAGGCAATGCCGCATCACAATAGTATAGGGGTTTAGCCCCCGTACCGCTGACGTTCAACGTAGGATTGCTTGCCGTGTTTCCGTTCGTAAACTTAACGATAACGATAGCCCCTGCAATCAAAGAAAATCTGTCGATTGCGACAGTCTTTGCGGCGGTTGCGGCATCTGTTGAACAAACGACGTAGGCTTGTGCTAAGGCAATAGCACCGCCAGCGGCAAGTTCGACTATTTCGTTATCGGAGTTCTTTGTACCAATAACGCCATCCGCAATGTTCACCCATAGTTGACCTGTATCCAATTGCGAAGGGGTCGGTCGTCTGCCAGCCGTCTCGGTGTACACCTGTGAGATTTGATAATCAACTGACATTTTGTGTATTTGTTTGTATGCGCATAAGATTAAATTTTCAGATAAAAAAGGGGACGCCAATAGCGTCCCCCTCCCCTTTATCTCATGCGCAATTGAAACTGTATGTCGTTTATGAAATGCAGAATCAACGCAACAACGGAATAGTCTTTAATCGGTATTATTTTCTGATCATACGATTGCAGAATTGCCGAAAGCAACCGCAACTCACCAAGTAAAGGATGCATGATCGACACACCAAACAAACAGGGCGTACAGAATCAAAATGTGCACTACCTGATCCATCAGCATAGCCGACAAGCCAAAGTGCGGATTAATCAAAAATAATCGGTTGGCTACGGGGATTGCTAACCAATTAATGATAGCGTGCGTGATTGCCGCTCCGAGATAGAAAATCGGAAACAGCGTTACGTCGTATCCCATGATTAACCAAACGGCTAAACCCGCTCCTAGAAACAGCACGGAGTAACGCACGCAATGGCGCAGAATGTAACCGCCACCTGCCCTGCCATTGATTACGTCACCGTGTTGTAAAAAGAAGTCAGATAATGCGTGTACGCAAACTAATAGAATAAAGCCTAACAATGGCGTCACCTTAATTAATGCTAATAATATTAAATTCTAAGCATAAATTAAGTCAAACGCGTAGGTGCAAAGATGCCGAAGTGAGGTATTCACAGGAGGTTGCACCGAATAAGTCGGCCCGTCTCCAATCATCTTGTTGCGCTTGTACAGCTTATTGCCTAGCACAGCGTATGTATCTGTTGGCACCGATACACAGACAAGCGGACGGCCATTGCAACACAGACTAATCGAATTATATTGCTTTTCTACCTTAAGCGTATAATCGCCTTGACGGTATTTGCGACTGTACAGCTCTTCAAAAAAGTACGGATTCTCTGTCCAATGGTGAGCGATAGACGATACCTCGTTAGGTGCAATCGGAAATACGCAATTGAGATTTGCATAAATAACCGATTGATCGAACTCCCAATGATAAACGTAGGTTTCCGCACGCCCGTTTATCCAGTCCAAAACGACGGATACGCTAGATTGTCCGAAAAACATATCACGGCCAGATTGAATAAAAGAAAACAGTCAAGCGTGCAAACGTGCCGAGCAAAAAGGATAGGCCGATAAAATACACAAAGAATGCTAGGTAATCGGTGAAACTTGTACGCATTTTTCTACCTCATGTGTTTATGATGCAAAGCGTGGCAACGGTGGCACACCAACACCATATTAAACGGTGAGTTTGTACCGCCACGTGAAAGCGGGATTATATGATGCACCTCGGTAGCGGGTGCACCGCAATAAAAACACTTGCCTTTATCTCGCTCTCGAATCGGCTTGGACGTAGCCCACCATGAATTTTTTATGCCCATTGAGTACGTGTTTCGACGTGCTCGGCTCTTTACCTTTTTCATTTGCAATCCTTATATAGCTCATACTGTGTGTACAATTTACCCTTGCAACCATACACACGTTCGAGCGTAATCATGCGATTGCTTGTCGGTTTCTTTTTAATGGTTGCTTCAAACCATTTACGCATTGTTCGCTCTTCGCACTTCACGGTTGCATCGTCAATCAGATAGCCGTCGGCGTCAGTCATCGACACAACACAATCACGCTCACCGAAAGCAGAAAGCACGGTACGGTACTGTGCATCAGTCGGCAGTCTCACCGTTGCAACAATTCGTGCATCGTATTGAAACTTGATTAAATGACAGCAATCCATTACGTGGGGCACGTGGTATTTTTCAACTAGTACAGGATACATTTCGTACAGATCCTCTAACGAAAAATCCTGCAAATTCGTGCCCGTAAAATCATGGTGTTCTACCCATTTTCCACCCGAGCCTTTTCCTAGAATATGGCGGCCTGAAAAATCAAGCATTCTGCCATCGGGTAGAATGTACCCGCATTCTTTCGGGTTACTTGTGATTCCAAAAAAGCGAATTAGTGCGTCTGTCAGAGTCATTGCATATTCAACATATTATCCAATGCAATACAGGCCGAGCGTAGCGTGTCTCGCTTGAACAAATAAATCGGAGCACGCCATGCAATGCGCTTATGGAAGGATTTTTCAGGTGAGATAACAGGAATTTCGTAGGAATTCACCTGCCCTAAATCAGCCGTCGGCATAGGGCAATCCATAACGCAACGGAATTGCGGACACGGTAGCCATTGAATCGGCGAGTCCGCAAAAGCCAACCGCATTGTCGGCCAGAATTGCATCATTTTATCAACACGTTTAAGAACGATTGAAAGCATCTCACGGTACAGCCCTAAAATGTACGCGTCTTTGATGCCTATATCATCGTCCTCTTTCTTTATCACAATGCCCATTAAGTAGGGTTGCGCTACAGCATGAGACGTTGTGAGAATGTAGTCAAACAGGGAGTAGTCAGCCCACATCAGGTACAAAGACTGTGCACAGTCCAATACCATCTTATGCGGTTTATCGCAAAGCATCGCTTTCAATGCTTTGTGAAAAATCACGGGTGTAGCATAAATTCCCTCGTTTGTCAAGTGAATAATGTACACAAAGAATTTTTTGTACGGACTTTCACGAATAGCATGTGCAAGGCGATTTACCTCTGACTCGTAGTCCTCGTTCAACTTGACAATATCAATATAGTATATGCGCTTCGGATTGATTAAGTCAAGCTGATTTTCAACAGTCGGATGCTCACGGTTTGTTGTGATAACTAGCGTGTCATCGTCAACATATTTTTTGAATAGTTGATTAATCAGGTTGCGCTCGTATGGCTTGACTGCAACGTGATAGGAATTGTCCAAGCCAAGCATTTTTAAATACATTGACTTGTCGAAATCGTACCCGATCAGGTTTTCATGAATCTCGTATGATTCAAACGTCTTTTCTATTGATTCGAGCGTGCGCTGTTCGGTTAAGCCAAACGGCTTGAAATTCAGCCAACGGTCTATTGCTTGAATATCCATCAGATTTCACCAACCATGTATTTATCACAAAGACAGCATTCGTCCGAATCGCTGTAAATTCGGTAGTACAGAGAATGCCCGCAATCGCCTGCATTCGACTGCGCTTCGGCCTGTAGCGATTGATCCTTAACGCGCGTGTCCGACTCCTCCGTAAATCCGTCTAAGCCTAAATGCAAAAGCGTATCAGCGCGACGGTGTACGTCGTAAATGGATTGCTCAAAAAAGACTGAGCCTTCCTGCATTTTCACGCGATACAAAAACTCCAAAAAGGATTGCCTAGACGGGAAAAATGAGGGGTCATGCATGGCGTGTTCCTTTTTCATTTCACGGATTTTCTCAATTGTGTTGTTAGACTGCACAGCGCACGGCTTGAGAAAAATCGAAGTTTGATATTTTTCCGATAACTCCGTGAAAGTGAAATCGCCCCTGTTGTATTTGTCAATCAGGTCTTGCGTTAAAATGCACGTTGTGTTAAGCTTAACATCGGGGAATTTTTCCTTGATTTGCTTCATGTGAGATTCCCACGTCTGAAGCATCTTACCTTTGAAACGCCCCTTTGTATCGTAAGACGTAACTACCCAAACGACGCTATTCCCATTTAGCCGTGAAAGCGTTTCATACAAATCAGGTTGCTTGCCAATTAAAAGCGAGCACATCAGCCAGACTTGCTTAATGTACCCCGCTTTCTGCATTCGCACGGTTGCATCTATCATGTCGTACCATGCGGACTTAACCGATTCGTCGTTCAACTGCCCCTGAAAAAATTCACCACCGATAAAGGAAATCGTATCGTATTCCTTATAGATGTCAACGTCCTCGATTATTCTTTGTATCTTTTTTAACCGCTCAATTTTGAACGGTACGGAGTGCTGAATAAATTCAATGCTTTTCAGATAGCAAAAATCACAGCCTGAATTGCACTCCTGCCACACCTCGAATTGCAACTGTTTCATTCGAGTTCACCATCAATTGCCTCTAAATCGCACAGCACGCACTTGTCAGAATCAGCATAACAGCGGTATAATTTAGAGTGCCCGCACTCGGTCTTAACCTCCTTGCCATCGGCCAGGCGAGGTTCCTCCTCAATTTTCAATTTGCCGTTACTCAAGGAGCGATTAATTAGTCCTGTATATTTGAAGCGCTCCGAATTACGCGTCGAATGAATAAAGGCTAGATACACAGCGGGGCATTCGTTTTTCAGATATTGCACGAATTCCAACAGGTCTAACCGATTAAAGCGGAAGTCAGTCAGCACCTTACCCGTTCGCACTTTATGCGGATACAGGAAGGCCAACTGACAGCCAGGGAATTCTGTTTCTAGCCATTTATTTACGTCAAATTGGCCGCTTTTCCACAGATTAATTACGTGCTGTGTCAGAATCATTTGAATACCGACACGGTAATTATAGCGGTCACGAAAAGCACGAATATTGTTTGCACAAAGCCGTCTAGCATTTTCGTTCTTAAATCGGTACTTGAAATCGTAGCTGAAATTCACGTCTACCTTTTCCATACCGACCGCATCACGTATTTTGTCAATCACTTGGTACAAAAACGACGGCTCGTATAAGCCGTTGGTAACAGTCGAATATCGGCAAGCGGGGTCTTGCGACACCTTCAAAATTCGCTCAATAATCGTATCGACTAGTTGAAGGAAACGTGCCTTGACTCGTTCGTCCTTGACGTAGTACAGCTCACCGCCTAATAGTGAAATACCGCCTGAAAACTCATGCAACCAATCGAGCTTTTTGATATTATTCTCGATTTGATCTAACCAAAAAAGCTGTTGATCAACTGAATAGAATTCCTTTTGACGTAGCAGACAAAAATCACACTTGTTAGGGCAATTTGCCCATACGCCATACTGCACGCATTTACTAACAGCCATGTAGCTCCTTCCATTCAAGCAAATCGTCAATCATGGATTTTTCGGAATCAACGTAGCCTACAACAGGCTTGATACCGATTGCCTGATTTTCCAAACGCTTATTGTAGCGGTCTTCAATCTTGACTAGCTTTCCGTTCTGTACGTGATAAATCGTCGCAGAGCGAATCGTCGGATTCAAAAACTTGTGAATCCGCTCGGAATCCCACTTAGCGACTACCTCACTCAAAAACCGCAAAAACGTTGAACGCTTCGGTAAAAAATAGGGCAATTCTTTTTTGAATTGCTCTATGTTTTGAAAGCCCGTGTGCGGCTCAATAAAATCAAGCGAGGTGTCAAAGCGTCGCATGAATTCTTCAAAATTCATACGTCCGTCTAACGCCTGTTGCATCAACGCTTCGGTTACAATCATTTCCGTGTGCAACCGCACGCTCGGGAATAATTGATGCAACAGCCGTACATTATCCTCCCACTTGAAACGTGCATTGTCGTTTTTGAATCGCTCATACACGTCGTAGCTAGTGCAAAGCAAAAGCCTTGATTGAATCGGAGCTAGGTAGGATAAATAGTCAAACAGACGTTGCGGCTGATAGATTAAACACGTTGCAAGCCAGTACACTGCCTTGTCTTTCTCGATTAATTTATCGGCTAACGAATAGAACAAGTCACATACGCAATCATCATTCAATTGGTTTTGAAAAAATTCACCGCCAATCAAACCGATACCATCGTAGTCATCGACTTCGGGTAAATCCAAGAGATTCAATATCTGAATCAAGGACTGCGCTTTGTCAATATCAGGTTGCCCGCGATTTGTACAAAAGCGACAGCCCGTTGCACAATCAATCCAAGGCGTGTATTGTATCACTCTCATTCTAACAACTCTTTCAAGTCACAAATGTAGCATGAGCCTTTGCCGTAATTGCGGAAATTTACAGCGTGTCCGCAATCAGCTAACGGCGCTGAGACGTTCACCAACTCCCCGTTTTGCCATTGATATATCCGTTTATCCTGATTCAAATCTAGGCGTTGCACGTAGTCAACTAGCTGTGAATCCGTATAGTACGACCTGAGTGTTTGAACAATTGTCGAAAGCGTCGGAGTCATGTCCGAGCCTAAAACAATGTATGGAATTAAATGCAGGTCGCACTTGTACGTGGATGCAAAATTGGATAAATCAAAACGGCCATGCAACACGGCATCACACAATTGCTTAGTCATAATAATATTTACGACAACTTGCAACTGCGAATACGTGGTGAGCTTTGACAAATTCGACAGCATCAATTCACGTGCACGCTCATTGGCAAAACGCCCGTACAGGTCATAGCTAGTCGTAAAGCGCACACGGTGCCATAGATTGAAGTCGCCAACCCATTGCACAAATTGATTCACCGTTGACAAATCCCTGTACAAAAGATTCGTATTCAGATACAGCAAATCAATCTCGTCGTTACGCATCATCAAAGCGACGTGCTCCAATAACGACAAAAGGCGGGAACCGCATCGTTTGTCATCGAAGAGTTCACCGCCTACAAGCATTATATGAGATCCATGTTCAAATTTGTCTGAAAGCAAAAAATGATAAACATCGGACAATGCTTGCGTCTTTTCGTCGAAAGTGAGCTTGACTAGCTTTCCCTGTTTAATTTGCTCCTTCTGCCAGCAAAACCGACAATTATTTGTGCAGTTCGGCCAGAGGATAAATTCATAAACAGGTTTTGTCATAGTGCCTCAAAAAGCTTTGCGGCAATGTTCGAACGCAATGCCAACTCCGTGACGTAGGCATAGGCGTTATCAACAAGCATTAAATCTTTCGTCTGAATATTGTCGGCCTTAGCCACAAGCGCACTCATGGTGTACAAATCAGACGTGAGCATGAAATTACGATAAATATCAGGCATCGGCTCATGGTGCTCAAGCATCGTGTATTCTACCTTGTGCATCGAGTAAATGCAGGACAGATACCAATAGGCCATCTTGTTTGTAAAATCCTGAATTTCCTGACGCAAGCCAACCTTGATGTCCAAAAATTGCTCAATCGAGGTAAACCACACCTCTTCAGACTCGAAGAAAGAATTATCAAGCGTGTTGTAGCGCTTGACGGTGTTATAGAGGTTGAGTAGAATACAAGGATTTGCAATATCCAAACGGCCAAAACAAAGACGCAAGCCTTCAGTCAACAGCTCCGTTGAAAGGCCGCGTAGCGACACGTTAGGCTGTTTCGCAATTTCAAGATTCTTTGTGTAGTCTAAAATATCAGATACGGCCTGTTTGAACACGTCGGCATCAATAGACGGATCAAATGAAATAGAATCGACGCCGTTCAAATCGTAATCAGCGCTTGAGATAACCATAACCTACCCCTTTAAAGATTCATATATGCAATGAAAAACGAGCTGGAGCTACAGCTACTTGAGCTACAACTGCTTGAGCTACAACATGAGCACGATAAAACCTGATTGTACTTGACGATATACGAGCCTGTTGCACCGCCGATAATATCCGTGAGAATTTCAACGGTTGTTGACGGCTCACGCGAGGCAATCAGATAAGGTTCCGTATATGAGTCGATAGCTTCAGGACTGCCGCTAGTCACATAAACAGGATAACCCGTATCAACTAACTCGGATGATGCAACTAGAATATGCGCACGGCAAAATACTGAAATGCAGTTAAAGTAGTTCAAAACGCCGCGCGGTGTTGCTTTCTGTGCACGGTTTGCCCAGATACCACGTGCCGTTAGCCAAGCCTGCAATTGCTGTGTAACCGTTGCAGTCGTAACAACGGACACCGCATTTTTAACTGTGTATTGCAATTTGGCGTGATACTCTGTATCACCGACTTTCTCCATTATTTCGTCATAGCCAGACCGCAATTCCGCGGGCAGACGGTTGGAGTCTATATTATAGCACAAAGCTTTAATACGTGCAAGCGTCGTATCATAAAGCTGTTGATACGTCAGATCATTAATATCTAGTGCCATTTACAGCCTCATATACGCAATGAAAAATGAGCTTGAACTACAACTGCTTGAGCTACAACTGCTACTTGAACTACAGCTACATGTCAAAGCGCGTGCAACCTTTGCAACATAGGTGTGCGTGACCTTATTCATTGAATTAATCAAGGTATTCAGGCTAGTCGTAATCGAAGAGCCTGTGATGCCCATCGTCACGTCACTATTATTATTTACGGTATCATAGGTCACACTTCCGCTGTAGTAAAACAGCGACGTGCTATCCGTAGCATTCGAGCCAACTACAACAAAGCGTTGCCCGATAAATACAGCAACGTTGTTGTAAAAATTAATCATACCCTTCAGCGTGACGGGTGTTTTTGCCTTTGATGCGATACCGCGACTAGACATAAACGATTCAAGCTGTGAGCGCACGGTTGCAGAGGTTACGGTATTCAGATACGCGCTGTTTTCAACGGTAAGCGTAACCTTAGCCGCTTTGTTGGTTAACGTGTAAGAGTAACCTGGCCGTAATTCGTTTGCAACGTCTGCGCTGTAGCCGTCAACGTTTTTACAGTAAGTAGTGATTCGTTCAACTACAAAGTCAGTCAAGTCGGAATAAGTGATAATATTACCAGACTCAATAGCCATTTATCACTCCAACGTAAAGCGCGTTACGCATTCGACAAGGCCAATCCCGTCATCCTCTTTTGACTCAAGGGCACGACCAATTACGCGATTGCCCATTGCGCTGTTATCAACAATACCTGTACCAGGAATATTCGACAAAACAATCTTGTCGTGTTTATTTACAATTCCTTTAACAGAAACAGGCACACGCCCTGCTAGTGCAACCGCTGGGCCATTGCACAAACGATTAAGCGTTACGCCAGGCTTGGTGGAAATTACACCGTTAACCTTATTACGGGCAATCGTAATTTCCTTAGCACCGCCGAAACAAATCAGCGTGCCAGGATTATAGTTGTAATCCGCCTCGTAGCGTTCGGCATAGTCAGACCATTGCGCGGCTTGCGCTGTACCGATAATCGGTTGCAGGAAGGTTTTCGTACCGTCAATTGTTTCGTCGCCCGTCAAGTGTACCGCGTTATCATTAACCTGCGACGCACGATCAATCAAAAATTCAAACTGACGGCAGGTGAAAATCGAAACGTTATATTGGGCATCAGTAATTGCACCGCGCCAAGTCAATACGGCATTCGTACCCGAAACGGAGCCTGTTGCAACACGGAACGTGTTGTAGTTGAATTGAATCAAATACACGTTCGGCGTTGTATCAACTGTGTCGTTATCAAACGAGTCAATGGATACGCTCATTGTCGTACCCGAAACCTGTTTGCTAAACGACGTAACAAACTGATACTCGGATGCAACGCTCCAACGATCCGTTGCGGGGTCACGTGTGAGCAAAGTCGTATTGCCATTGATTGATTTTTCCGAGACGATTAACTCCGAGGTAATCATCGGGAAATTCATTTCGGACGGCGCTTTTACATTCGCCCATGTATCAATGCCCTCGATTTCACAAGCACCGTCGGGATTATCCTCGTAGTCAATTGTAATTGCCGAGGCACCTTGTTCGAGCGTTAAAATGCAATTGAACGTTGCACTAGACGAAACGGCGTCCTCAAGGGAGGATAGCTTAGTCAGCGGCTCGTCGAAAACGCATAAGGCAAACATTGTACCGTCCTCAAG